GTACCACCCGGGACCGCTGTTTGGTTCTCGCGAGACAAAAACCAACGCCAGTTGTCGGACAAAGAGAATGCCCGTTCGAAAACAAGGTCAGCAAGTTCGCAAGTCGAGGCAGCGAGCAAGTCCAAATCGATAACTCCAGCTTTTTGGGATTTAAGAATAAAAAACCATAATCATGAATAAAAAAGAAAAGAAACTACTAATGGAACTAATTTCGTTTAGAATAGGTTATAGAGATAGATGGGCACCACCAAAAGGGTGGTCTTGGACAAAACTCAGGAAGAAACTTAAAAGATTACAAAAATGATAGTTTTCCTTATAGCACTACTTATAATCATTTTTTTTATCATAAGAGATTTAAGAGATAGAGATATGGGATGTATAAAACAAGATATTCCTTGTAGAAAATGCTATTTATGTAAATCAATATTTTCAGAAGAGTTAAGACAATTTTATAACAGATAATGTTTATATCAACAATTGAAAAATGCTAGGAGGAGACGCAAGGTAATCAAAATATTACCTAAAAACAGATGAAGCTTACTTAATTTTCCCTCCAGGTTAGTAAGGGTCTCACGCTACTACACTATATAGTTGAAATAAAAAAACCGGGTGTTCCTACTACATGCTATAGTACGATTGCTTATAATGGAGCATAACTTTGTGTCAAATTCGTGGCACGTTACATTAAATGAAGAACTGACTATCCAGTTAGTTAGTTCTATCATTAAGTGGAGTTAATATTCCCCCTTTATATTAATTTCACTTTTCTGTATAGTAATGTAAACATTAAATTTAAAACAGATACCAGAAATATCCCCCCATGGAGCTTGACAAAGTATTAGAGATATGCCTATGGCACACTCTTGGAACAACTTGGAACATACATATGTATGTAACACGTTACTACCTTTTCTTACTATTGGATATAGATGAACATATGTTTTTCCGCGCGATTCCCGGCGCTTGGTTGCTGACATGGTGTAATGACACCTGATTAGTAGTAATCATTCGTTTAAAACGATTTCCGGCACCTGTCATCCCCTTTCCTTTCCCGCCATGCTTGCCAAATGCTTACTATATATGTAAGTAGGTATGTCTATAAGAAAGGGAGGCAAATTGCCTCCCTCCTTTTTCCTAGTATTGAAACATGCTGATGTTATACATGCCACCATATATGGTGATTGCGAACTGATAGGGATCATTGCCGTATGGCACATACAGAGGGATTTCCTGATTCTGATTTCCGACCAGAAGCCGGAAATTTGCAGTACTGATTTCCCGCTCAATTGGCATAGGCTGAAGTAAGGCAAAGGGTTTAGGTGCTGGTTTGAATGTCATCTTGTGCATAGTGCTTGTCTCTCTATTCTGAAGTGGAATCATGTGTGGGATTTCCTTTAGTTCGGCAAGAATTGCTGACATTTATCAAACCCCCAATTCAGCACAAGAGAGGGAAATCGAGTAGGTCTTAGGCGCTGGTTTGTATTCATTCAGAAATTTCTGAATTGAATCTAATAACAAGCCAAGCGCCTTGACTGCATTAGCAGGCGATTCAATAGCACCAGTGGCACGTAATTCAATTGTCTTGTGTTCTGACAATGCTTCCAGATTTATAGCAGCATACCGATTAGCTGATTGGACTGGACAACAATAAGCGCCATTGATTCCCTCATGGCGACTCGGAGAGCATCTTTCATGATTTGCGGGGTCTATTCGCTGCCATAGGCGCTTGAAGTCCCTTTGAGGTAGCCAGGCTTCAAATGCTTTGTATGTCGGCAACAAATAGTCATTCCACAATTCAGTCTTATGGCTTGAAACTAAGGTGTAATGCGCCTTCTTGAGAAAAGATACATGCATATGTAGACCACATGATTGATTAACAGAATCAGGATAGATCCCATGTTCTAAGATCATGTCAAACGCCCGACTCGGACTAAGTGGTCCAATACAAATCTCATGTGCTGAACCAGATACCGCATCAATTGAACTATCAGCATGGAATTGAATTGACGGTACATTCTGATAGTCAGATTTCAATTGACTAAGATTTTGCCAGCCTCCCTCCAATTCTAAACCAATTGCAGCTATTACTTTCCAGCGCTTATCACTAATTGCTGGTGCCACCAAATTTGGTGGCGCAATAGTTTGGCAAGGCGAACCAAACAGATGATTCCCGTTGCAATTCTGGCAATTTCCAATAATTGTCATAGTTTCACCTCCCTTATTGGCAATCAACAATTGACATGGTTACTCTGTATTCTTTGGTTTTAAGATATTTGGAATAAATAGCTTTCATCAGTTTGGCGAACAATGGACCAAGTAGATCCAATTCGTTTGGATTAGAGCATGGGTACTCCACTTCAATTCCTTCTGACAAGCCAGGTAATCTCAAAATATGGCCTAAATTCCAGTCGCCATAGTTCTTGTAACCGGCGGTATTAATACCCAAGTTTATAGAGTCTACAATTCCAGAATTGAGTGAGTCAGGAATGTACCAGTATTCCTTGCCACCATGGGTTACTTTTCTGTTATTACCTTGACGCTTGAAAAGATCTTCTAAGTGCTTGGATTTTGCCTTGAAAGTAACCTTTCCAGTATGTGGCTGATAGATGTATCCGAATTCAATAAACTCGCCTGAAATAGGTGCAATTGGACAATCCGCAACTACCTCTTCTTGTCGATTCACCGGCTCTCGCCATGCTTCTTGTGAGCATGAATTACAAGTCCAATTCTGCCTGACATCCGCATGAGTAGATCCAAATAATTCGGTAAGTGAAATATGTTCTATTGGTGCAAATATGTAAGCTGAATTGGTATCTAATTCTTGTTGGTTACCACATGGCGGACATGTAATGGACGAACCAACACGACCAGCACGGAAATAGGCGCTTTCAAAGTTTGGCATAATTTTGTTTTCTCCAAATCCGGCGGAACATTCCGCGCGGGTTATTTGGATCTTAATGCGCCAAATGTGGCAAATTTATGGCACCAATTATTAAAATTTTTAAGCGATTTTAGACCGACCGGTCTAATTGCATTTAATATTTCCCCATGTCACGAAATTGCCACACAAATTATGAGATTGAGTTAACGTTACACATTAATTTGCTCTAATGTGCTAGCTGCACTAGATGTTAAGTTGAGATTAAATCCACTTAATGTTACAGGCAATAGCAAGAAGCTAGATGACCGGTCTACAATAGCAAGAAGCTAGATGACCGGTCTATTAGCTCTCTACTAACCCTGGTAGGAGGATTTAAGGCTGATTTTCAGACATTATTATTTACCACGAAAAGCCCATGATCCTTTTTCTCAGACATTATTATTTACGTCTAATATAGAATGATCCTTTCATTTAGCAGCCTATATGATATTTCTTTTTGAGTTTTGGGCGTAGTCCAGCTTTATATAAAGCCTGATATGCCCTTCCATAGTTTTGCTCTTGTTGTTTAGATACAGATGATGGCTTATTGCCAGTTAATTGATTTTTTGCTTGTTGGAAATTGTATTCCAAATCCTTAATTTTTTCTTCAGTTAGATTCATTTATTGTAGATCCTTATATTTTTCCTTATTTTTTCAATATTGTAAAGCCAAGTATTTAATTCTTTCAAAACTTCTTCAGAATTTAATCCTAAATCCTTATGACAGAAGTAAGAGAAATTTTCATCTTGATCATAGAGTGCATATTCAATAGCTGCCTTTAATGCTCTAATTCTATTCATCTTTGTTCACCTTAAAATTATGTGGGAGGGTTAGGAGTACAGGCCTTGACTATTTTCCCTAAAATTAATAGGGTGTTATTTGTCTGGGTTGCTGCTATAAAATAGGTCCAACATTTTTAATACTCTTTTTCCTCGTGGTTTAAGCGACTTAAAAATCGCCCCTCTCACTCATTTAATCATAAGGCAAAAACACTCATAAGGCAAATTAACTAATTCTTATCAAGAGCTTTAATAGCCGCTTTAGCCTCATCAGTAAGTGCTTCAGATTCCCTTCTAATGGCTAATATAAGAACTTGAAGAGCTACACCACCAAACATATACACCCAAAACAATCCCCACATAAATGGAGTAGCATTAATACTCATAAGTATTTGACACATAAGAATTGCAAAAATAATCAAAGAGAATATAGCAATACATGCTGAGGCTATTCCAATAGCAAATAGACGCAATCCCGGCTTACTAGCAAAAAGATTATTCATATCTTAATAAATTCCTTCTTTATTCCAAAAACGATAAAAGGTCGATATTTCCCATCTTAAAAGCCCAAATGATAGAAGTCCAATTAATCCCTCTAAAACCATAAGAAAGCTTAATACTATAGAATCAAGAATACCAAGTGGACATAGGCTAATTACCCATTTTTTATTATCTTTCTTTCTCAAAGTAACATTAGAGAATTTTAAGGTTGGTATTTTCGCCATGGTTTTCCAGATAAATAAATATGGATATTATCAATTAGTGTTCCATCAGGTAAACAATAACCCCAAATTGCTTGCAGTTCTCCATCCTCATTTAATCTAGTTTCCATAGCAAATCGTTTAAGCTTTCCCTGTTCATAAAGATCTTCACAATGTTTTATGAACTTTATCTCATAATTGGTTCTGTCTTGTATTAGTTTGATAGGTCCAGCAATTACCAGTATGGAAATAATGCAAATTAATACTCCTTTTAGTATAGCCCTAAATGAGTCTTTAATCTGTGTAAAATCTAACATTTTTTTAAGCAAGCCTCTTAAGGTAGTCAATCACTTTTTGCCGATTAGCAAGGACTGGCGCTTGATATTCAAAATCTGCGTTAGGTAGACGGAGCCACAAACGCCTTTCTGCATCCTTACCCTTGAATACCACCTGAGAAAGCATTAGGATGTTCAGAAGCTCAGCAAATAGCTTCCTATGTTCTTCTGATTTAGGAGGAAAATATTGATCTCTACAATAGGTGCCTATTCCATTGGTATTAAGCAATTTCATCATTTCAGCGCCTGTTAGCGTCAAATCATCAGCTATTGATTTAATCTTATAGCTGCCACCCTTTTCAGGTGAGAAATATTTAGATGCAGCAGAGATAACAGAGAAATCAAGAACAGGCTTAGCTGTAGTAGCTCTAAATTTATTCTCATAAAGTGTTGATGTTGTTGACATGGGATTTCTACTCTCCAAATTGATATCAAGTGATTGTTTATTATAGTAAGCAATTAGCGGTTCTGAAACTGGCTTTCCTCTTTCCATAGCTGAAATATTGTTAATGTCAGTTTTCAGAATTCTAGCCAAATGTTTCTGAGTCCAATTATTTTTTCTTCTAATATCAAGAAGCTGGTCAGATATATTAAATGTAATCATTTTAGTCTACTCCATTTATAGTCATCAAGCTTTGCATTAGAGGAATTTAATGGATGATCATCACTCCATTCTCCTATTTCTGCCTCTGAAATTTCTGTAATATTGATATGTAAATTAGAATTTTGAAACTCAACTTCTATTTCAGCAGGACCATGATTTTCAAAATCCAACACATAGCTAATAATTTTATAAGCTTTCATTTTAACACCAAGGAACAGTAATAACAACTTTGTCATCGTTTAGATTATCTTTAGAATAACCTTTCTCCCAAAATTCCACTCCAATTCCTCCAGTTTCTAAGCGACTATGATCATACTGCAATCTGCTGTAATTCTTGAATAAGCTCCTGTACTGTCATCAGATCTCCTTAAGAAAACAAACCAGCGCCTGTAAAAGTGGCTGTAATTGCCTCTTGCGGCACATATACCGGATTTTGCTTTTGTTGTAGCCAACGATTAATATGCTTTGTAGTAGTCAAAGAATATTTCTTTTGAGTAACATAAACCTTCCCATCAGCAGTTTCATATGCTACAGGAGTTTCATAAGAAAAAAGAAATTTTCCCTCACTAGTTGGGATTTCCAATTGGTTAGATCCTATTTTATTGATAAGCTTGTCCATGATAACCCCTCGCTGAACTTTATTGAGTATAAGTCTCTAATTGTCAAGCAATTTTGAAAGAAGCTCAAATTTGGCAAATATCAAACTCTTTCACTTTCCCCCCAATATCAAGTAAAGATCCTTCAAGATCCGTTTTGAAACATCCTTACCATGATGAGGAATCAAAATCTGTTGATTAACAGAGTTTTTAAATTTCAGGTGTTTTCCTGATTCCACCTGCTCAAATCCATTAGCCTTTAGAAAGCTAATAACTTCTCTCAATTTCATTGACTTGATAGTACTAAATGACATTTAGCATCCCTCCATTACATTGCAATTATATGGGATTTAGCCTATCAAGTCTAATTAATTCCATTTAATTCTACGATCACAACCTCGGCAAATTACCTGTTTTCCATTCCAAATAAGATTGTAATAAATTTCACCAACATTTTGGCAAATATCACAAATATTCATTAACTTAAATATTTCTTCATTAACAAATGGAACTTTAATACGTAATCCACCACCAAGATTAATTAATTTATCCATCAATTCATTATCCTCCCAAAGCATCAGAAAAGTTTTCCAAACCCAAGGCTGTAAGCACTTCAAAGCTCTCTAGAATCTTTTCAATGGGTGAATGCTCCTTACACAATCCAAACGGGTTTATAGGGCATGTAGGAGGGCATACATTAGACATTTGATGCATACAATGCTTGCCATGTTTAGGGCAAATATTAGTATGAGGATTTTTATTTCCACATTGACAACATTGATGATTTAGATTCATTGTACTTCCTCTCTAAAATTGTGGAGCAAAGACTACTACAGTTTTTCCTTTAATACTACTATTACGATTGATATCAAAAACATTTTCAAATTGATCAATGCACCATTGTTCTGGATCTCCTTCATGGCAATCATTATCTATAGCTATTTGTTGATGTTCTTGTGAAGCGATTATAATTTGTTTAGGTTTGAATCCATGAACTCGATCTACATCATGAGCATCTCCACCATCATCTTTATATACTACTATAGCATTTGGATCAAAACCTTGAAGAGTTTCAATTAATTCTTTAACTTTCATTTTTCTTAGTCCATATAAGTTTGGGAAGCAAGTGCGGTTACTTGTTGAGCAAATTCAGAAATTGTTAAACAATTTTCATTAATTGATTCATCAAATTTCCCAAGAATTGCTGCCTCTGTTCTTAGCTCGGTATCATATTCCCTAATAATAGACAAAATTCGATTGATCAGACTAGAAATTCCATATTTCATAAGGTATCGCTTAGTTAATTCAGTAAACATCTCAATTAGCATTTTTTCTTAACTCCCGCAGGCAAAGTATTCTGCTTCTAAAGTATTTTTATTTATGATTGCTGAACCATCATAATTGCTAAACTCTACATCAAAATTGTTAACCAAAAACTTTAATGCTTTATAGAACTTAACAATTTCAGCTCTACATGATGGAAATTTAATAGTTATCTCATTTGAAGTTTTATATTTGGTTGATCGTCCTCTAAATCTCAACTCATATAGAAAATCAATCTCTGTAAGTGCTGTTTGAATTAATTCAAATTCATTAATACCAACATTACCACGTATTTGGAAAGTGTATGACTGCTCAACATTACAAATAGTGTTAATATAAAGATTTAATTGTGGGTATTCCTGGAGAAATTTCTTAACAAGATTATTTTCTTCAGTAAAAAGATGTCTTTCTGTATAGAAATTAAATTTAAAATTATTAGATTGAAGCCATTCAAGCCGATCTATTTCTTCAGATTTCATTTAAAAACTCTCCCTTAATCTGCATGAATCTTGAAGGATGCAAGTATTATTAGGGTTAATACAATAATAAAAGACCCAATCTAACACTAACTGAACCGTCTCCACAATCTCTGACATTGTAATGAAGCTTTGCCATAATTATGAACTCCTTCTAATTTTATTTCCCCAGTTCAGATTATAATGATCAGCACATATAGGACCATAGCCCATTTCTGTAGATCTCTCATCACTCAAAGGTGAGAGGCAAAAGCAGCAATTTCCTGTTAGAAGCCCATAATCTCTAGCACTTTTGGTGAGATCTTGGCTGAATGCGTTCAAGATTAACTCCAATTCATCTTTATATTCAGATTGTTGGAGATAGGCCTTTCCTTCTGGTGTAATTTTTCCAAAATACTCAAAATACTCAGACTGGAATGATCCACCATCAATATATACTCCAGTATGCTTAGATGAGGCTTTAAGCCTAAATGTTTTCCCGTCTGCGAATTGCAGATTGATTTTTGGATACTTTAGATGGCGTTTTGCATTTTCCATCATTTCCACAACATTAGACAAATTAAGGTCTAGTTTCTCTTGAGAATACTGACGAACTAGCTTAGTCACCCACTCTCTTTGTTTATAGCTTGTGAGCGATTTAGAGGCTATATCAGAAGCAAATTGAATTGACTTAGCTGGAATTTTTCCATCTCTAATAAGTGCTTGCAGTTGGAATTGTTCTTGAGTAATCATCTGCATCCCCTCCCGGTGTCGATGCATTTATACTAGTTCAAGTTTTCCGAATTGCAAGTAAAGTTTATGCTTTCTTTCTATTCTCTCTAATAAAGCTTTCTACAATATCAACTAGCTCCTTAATTGCTGCTTTAGCTAATGAAGGGTTTTCAAAGTAAGGAAGAAATCTAAACTCAACTGTTTTATGCTCATAAGTAGATCTAAAATTAACCCTAGCATAGCGATCTGCATTTCTAAGCCAGTATTCTTGGTTATACCCATAGAGCTTAAGATTTTTATTTGCTATTTCTGGTTGCCAATGATCCTTACAATATTGATTACGTCCATTTAATCTAGCCCAAAATGGATGATTTTTTGGAATTCCACAATCAATACCAAATTCTCTCATTCGTGGATAGATGTAATCTATCCAAAGCCTTTTATCCATTAAAAGGTTATAATAATCCTCCTCCATAAAAGACATATGAACATGCAGTCCACAACTTTTATTACCTATAGATGGATAATAATCTTTTAGTTTTGAAAGCAAAATATTAGGAGCTAATGGACCTAGCCGAATTTCAGCATCTACAAACCTATCAGGAACTTCAATACTTCCGTCAGTTCCAACTTTTAAATGAGGAATTTTTTGGGATAACATTACAAGCTTTTCATGTCGAGCATTTGTATATCCACCCTCTAGCTCAACTCCAATAGCTGCCACAACTGGCAATCTAGATGCCATTACTCAGCCCTCACTTTAATCCCATAATCATCAATGCCCATATTAACCATTTTTAATGTCCCTCCACTCCATCATAGAGCTTATTTAAAATTTTGCGGATCTGATCTCTCATTTTTTGTTTTTGCCATGTGCATTGATCATCAAGCATAAAAGCCTTTTCCTCCAAAATACTTATGATCAATTTAAGATCTTCTTGCGGAAAAGACATTAAATTGAGTTTATTCTTGGTTCTAATATGCTCTCTCCATGACATAAATAAAACCTCTGCCATTCGTCTACTCATACTCCAAATTGAGCATCAATAGCATCTTTAGCTTCTTTTAATCCACAATCAGTTAAAACTCGGAGATCTTTTAGAAATTGAATTTTATTAGTTGTTGGATGGGTATTAACCATTTTATAAGCCAACTCATTTAATGAAAGTCCTGTAATTTCGCCTAAATTATAGTGTTGAATTGCTTGATTACGCATGGCAACCAAATTTGCTTTAGCTGTTTCTGATTGAGAAATAAGAGAGGCAGATACTTCAAGCATTTCTGAAAGTGCAGCATAGTGTTTGTATGATAATGAAGCTCTTTCATTAATCAAAAATGCAGCTAATTTTTGTCTAAGCATTTTTCACACTCCTTAATAAAATTTTCTGATTTCATCCATTGTCTATGCTCAACACTATAGACCTCATTAACTGATGAAATCAGTATAGGATTATGTACTGCCAAAATCAATTGATTTTGAGTTTTCTTTAAGATATCTATCAATTTGTAAATACTTTTGATAGAGAGGGCTGTATCAGGCTCATCCATGATATAGAGTCCAATATCACTTTGATGAAGTTTTTCTAACATACTCATATTAGCCTGACCATGAGACATGAATTTCATAGCAATTTGAACACCAGTACAACCTTCCTTAAAATAGCTTAATGTCCTTAGATTATCTTTCTCAAAATCGTACACTCCAATATTGATGCCTTTATCATCAGTTGTTTTGATTGTTAAAATGGTTTCATCCATTTTTGGTTTAGTAGTAGATTTTTGTTTAATACTTCTTTCAATATCTGAAATATAAAACTTTATTCTACGAGCATATTCAGATTGCTTTTCTCTGAATTCACAAATTGCCTGAATTAGAGAAGATTTTCCTGATCCTTGATCACCAACCAAGAGATTAATATCAGGTCTAAATTCAACAGTTTCACCTTTCTTCCAATTCCGCCAATCCTTGTTAAAAGTAATTGCCTCTAACATTCCATTACCCCTCTAGCAAGCTTTTGGACAAGCGCAAATGATACACCAGGAGCAAAGCGAATTACTCCAGTAGGAGGACTACGAAAAAAGGTAGGATGATTAACTAGCTGCTCAAATAAGCTAGCTCTAATGATGAGATATGACTTTCCAGTAAAAACAAGTACCCATGAAATATCAAAATTCATAGCAGTTTTAAGCGAGATGCCCAGCTCGATTAGTTTTATTTAACGTGTTCCACAAACTGTACATCTTGGTTCAGAAGATGAGTTTTTATCAGATTTAGGGCAGCAATTTTTAACCCTAAGACCTTTTCCATATACCTCATCTTGAAATTTTGACTTACATGAACACGGTCTAATTACTGTTCCTTTCCCAAGCTTTGGTTCAGTTTTAACTAATGACATTTTTTTAATCCTCCTCAATAATTCCCATATCTTCCAGACATTCAGCTACTTGTATATGATGCTCGGATTGTATTTCAGCGCTAAATGCTGATTGTGCATGTACTGGATTAGTTTGAAGTGCTCTTTGCTTACCAGCAGTAATAGACCAATTAGCCAAACCTTCTTTCAAGTTATCTTTCCAAGGACTAGTGGTTTTATTAGATGATTTTTTCTTCATGTACCATCCAATATCAACACTTACATGGAGATCTTTATATTTAGACCAATTCCTACCCATCATAAACACTGGTCCAGTGTTAGAGAGGATTGCAATTCTACCAAAATCCCCAGTTTCGGCATGATCCACCAATTTCATATACTCACGTCCATGAATTGCAGTTAAGAAAGCCATAGCTCTAGTGTCTGACCAAGGACCATCAGGAAGTTCATGTTTTCCTAAGGAATTCAAAAGACGATTAGCCCAATTATTCCAGTGACCGTTATGAGCCAAAACACTCATAGCCTTACCTTCCAATTTCAAGGATACGTCTTTGTTAACTGGAAAAGGATGACAAAGTTCAGGCATAGCTTTTCCTACTGTAGACTGTCTAAAGTGAATAAGCCATGGACCTTTAGTATCCTTACCTATTGCTTTTAGTTGTTCAAGTGTAATACCCTTACGCCAATGGACAAGACCATTTTGACGCCAGGCTACACCAATTCCATCCCATCCAAATTTTTCCTCTCCCTTAGCCAGTACTTCATCATCTGGAAATTGTTCAGGTGCAACGATTAACAAACACATATTCTAAAGCCCTCTTTGGTTGGTTGCGATGCCATTATAATACTGCAATTTGGTTTAAGGTTCAGATCCTATAAGGATTCCTTCATATTTTGTTCTGATAGTTTGATTAAACCACTTACCTACAGAATCGAAGATTGCAAGCTTATCTATATCTACTTGATCAACTTCTCTATAATGATAAATAGCTCCTGTATGTAGCTTAATCTCTAATAGCTTTGTATCTCCATCATATCCTAATTCAGGAATTGTATTTGAATCAGTTTTAATCCGTTTCATCTAGATCAACCTCTAATGATGTAGTCATCTTATCTTCTATTGGTGTTGTTTTTGTCAAGTAACCCTCAATTATATTTAAATAATTTAATACAGCTAAGGTAGCGATTTTGGGATCTGAGAACATTGGAAATAGTCTGTTTTCAAGAGTTTTATGTCTATGCCAAGCATTGAAATTCAATTGTGTATAACGATTGCTATTTACATTCGCTATTTGCTCATCTGGCATAAAATTAGGTTTACAAAACTGATTAGTTCCATCATAGCGATCAAAAAATAACAATCTATCTGAATCATTACATTTCATCCTATGTCCGAATTTCCTCATTTCTGATCGATAGTATCTCCAAAAACCTTTTTCCATTAAAAGGAGATAATGTTTAACATCCTTAAAAGATACATGGACATGAAATCCACATGAAGGATGGGTAATATGCGGAAAATTAGACATAATCCAAGGCTCAATATCTTTCTGATCCAAAAGGGGAGATCTGATCTCACCAGGCTTATGGGTACGTTGATATTCTCTAGGACACCTTACTGATTGATCAGTACCTAATCCGGCTGGAAGCGCATCTAACTTCCAATTACCTTCCATTTCAAGACCTACTCTATTGATAAATTGCCATGCCATTTTTTAACCCTCCAATTCATGATAGGACAAAGAAAGAGAAATCCTGAAATTTGTAAAATACTTCTTAGCTAATTTTTTAATAGTTTCTATTGTCAATTCTTGCCATAATTTAATCTGAGATTGGGGATATAGACCCTCGTAGATAAAGGTAATACCTTGAGCTAATCCCTCTGCTCTAAAAATATTCAAGTTTGGAGCATATACTGTTCCTATCTTAAGAAGCAGTCCTCGATCAGCAGGACTAACAAATATTGCTTTATCTACATCAGCAGCAATATCTAATTGATAGAACTTCGTAGCTGGAGATTGTGCAAAATTAGGAATAAATGCAGTTTTTGGTGTTCCATCAGCATTCTTAATAGATATTGATTTCATGAAGTCCTCAATAGCTTCTGATCTACAAAAGATCTTAATACCATTAGGAATCCTTTCTATAGTCAACTCATCTATAACTTTCTTACTGGCCATTAGACTTTTCTCCTAAAGGTGGTTGGCGGGTTTCAATGGTTGAATACTAGCACACTATTTGCTAGTTAAACCTGAAGAAAACCTAAAATTCTTTCGATTTTACTCCTAGCAGAGCTAGCATAAGTTTATGTCAGCTAGCGCTAAACGGACCCCAAATGAGATCCGTTTAATCTTTGCACTGGGCAGGCCACTAGCTCAGTTAGCACTAGGTTAGAAAAGTTTCACACTAGACATTATTATTTACGTAAGATCCTCAATGATCCTTTTACCAATCTACTTCATATCCATTAGCTTTACACCAGACTTGAAGATCTTCATCACTCCAATCTCGATTAAACCATTGAAAACGATACACTGGATCATAGGAACAAAAAACTCCATCACCTTTGTCCACCCAACCTGAACCAAAACGTTCAAGCAGATTATTAGTCATATATGCAAGTTTTCCAGCACTAGGCAAGGTTTTTAAAAAGTTTTTACCGTGAACTGCTGTTACAAAAGCTAATGCTCTACTATCAGACCAAAGATTATCTTTAGGAATTAGTGAGTTATCACCAATCATTGATTTAGAAGCACTGAATAGGCCTTCTCTCCAATTAAACCAGTTACCATTTTGAGCTACTACTGCATTAACTTGACCAGTAGTATTAAGTGGAGCTTTTAATGATACAGGAAAAGGATGGCAAAGTTCAGGACAAGCTGGACCTACTGTTGCAACTCTAAAATGAATTAACCAAGGGGGAGCACTATTAGCACCAAGCTCTATAATCCTATCCAAAGTAATCCCTTTATGGAATTCAACTTTTCCAGCCTTTCTATATGCAATGCCATTTCCATCTGGATTTTGGCTCTCACCTGCTTTCAGAATCTCATAAGCAGGGAACTTATCTTCAGCAACAATTAATAGACACATTAGATTACTAAATCCTCATCAATTGGAATTTCTTCTTTTATCTTATTAAACGACAAATTTGGAGATTTGTCCAGGAATTCTTCTACACAATCTAAATAAGTTTGAATAGCTGAAATTGCATATTTTGATCCTTCTGGAAACATAGGAAGCATTCTACATTCCAAGGTTTTATATTTATAATAAGCAAAATTTAATTGCGTATATCTGCTACCAGCTCCAGTAACTTGATCATTAGGAATAAAATCTCTTTTACAATATTGATTTTGCCCTTTTAATCTAGACCAAAATGGATGTTCAGAAGGAATTTTAGTATCTTTACCCCACTTCTCCATTTTTTGTAAAAAATGTTTTTGGAATTCAGGAGTCATAAGGCGCATATAATCATTAACTTTTTTTAATGAAATATGGCAGTGCAATCCACATGATTGATTAGAATAATCTGGATAATGCTGAGCTATCCAATGAGAAATCTTATCTGGTTCTACAGGAGGTTTAGTAGAAAATTCTCCTTTATGTCCAGCTACTCCAGATACAGAACCATCATGATATATACCAACAGGAGGAACAATCCATCCACCTTCTAATTCAACGCCAACCAAATTAATATATTTAGCCATTAGTATACCTTTTTAGCTGCTAACCTTTCTGCCTTTCTTTGCATTCTACGTGCTTCTTTCTCTGCCTCAGAAAGTTTTGGTTTAAATTTAACTTCAAAAGCTTCTTGCATTGAGACATTATCAGCAACATCAAATTTACGAAAATAGTCTTTAAGTAAGTCTAATACAATTGCTTTTGTCTCTTTAATATATTTTTGAACTGTGTCAGGAGTATAGAGTCCTTGGAATTCAAATGATACTCCCTTACTTAGTCCAACTGCACATAAAGGGGAAAGGTTAGGGGTGTTGTTTCCATTAAAAAACAAAGGACCACCCCAACTCCTGAAATAAGATATTTTAGGATCTCCCATATCAAACCCTTGTGGAATTTGATATCCTTGTTTACCTTTCCATCCTACATTATTGCTTGATAAAGTTCCACCACGTTTTGAAACATGCTGCATCCATCTTTCAATAGCCTCAGATTGGTAGTGAATTATTACTCCATGCTCATTCCAATCGGCTTCCATTTTAAGGAGTGTTTTAGATGTTTTTGGAATTTCAATCTTTGGAGGCATATTATTATTTAACTTCTCAAAAAGCTCATTTTCAAGTTTGGTGTATATATCAAAGGACATTTTAATTTACTTTTCCCATTGCTGGAGGAAACATTAAAATTCTGGAGTTGTTTGGACAACGTGTAGCAGTTTTTTGTTCTTTCTCTTGAACCTTAACAGTTTCACGCAATTTTGTCAACTCTTTCAAAAGATTTTCCAAAGCACGGTCCTTAAGTGCTTCCCATGTTTTAATTTGGGTTCTGGGAGGCAAGCTACGTCTACTTCGTTTACCTGTTGGCATTTCTTTAGATGGAAGCTTAATTCCTAGAAAATTAGCTCTTTGGTCTAACAATCGGAAGGAGCCTCCCACTGGTTGGAGTTGTGCTGCTTGTACTAGTTGACGTTTCAGATTTGGTTGTCTCATTTTCATTGGTTTTATTCCTCTTAGTTAGATACTGTACTAGTTGTTTATTTTGGATTTTATAAATTTCTTTTAAATATTCGGCTGTACTTTTGTAAACAGTATAGTTTACAACATTAGACTGTCTTTTAGATTCCCAATACCCATTATTGTAAATTTCTGATGTCATTGGTCTAGCTCTTTCAGCATTTCCTATAGAAAATACACCTAAAGATTTATTATTTTTAAAATATTGAGTAGCTGGACCCAGAAACCAAGCATGATTACCCGTAATATTTTTAAGTTTAATATGTGCTGCTTTCCAATAGTCTTTAGTGAACATAAATCGCTTATCTCTCATTTCTAAAGCAACACAACGTCCACTAAATTCCTGATTAGTTGGAACATTATAATAACAAGTACCGTCCTCAACATGCTTGTTTGGAAACCAACTAGGACCATATGGAAGCATTAGATTGTACTCTCCCCTCTAAAAGTATCTACTGATCTACAGTGTTCAATAGGTTTGAAAAGTGGTGCTTTTCTATGATAGCCCTCTGGTGATGTTAAAACCGGAAGCTTTTCTATGCTCTTACCTGAGTCATAAGTTCTTTTAGATGTCTGATTCTGATGAGCATAGGAATTATGTGGATAATCTAACCTACAAGAAGGAATAATACAATTATTTTTTCCATTGCTAATAATATTACTTCTTTTAATTGCTTCTTTTTCTACTTGAATACAATTCTCATGAACTAGATTTAATCCCATATAAACGAGATTTTTTATCTCTGTCCTCAATCCATTAAAAAATATCCAATCATCAGGAGCTTTCCATCTATCTACTGGACGCACAACTAATTCAAAAAACTTTTCAATGTCAGCAGGTGTAATATGTTTAGCATTTTCAGACATGATCCCAAAACTCACTTGATGCTAAGTCTTTCCAATAAACATCTTTAGTTATTTCATTAAATGTGCATTCTTTCTTTTTACCATCATATGAATGGCGTTTAAAGAACTTTCCTTTATATTTAATTAATGTTGGCAAAAGATTTGGATTATATACCCTATCAAAGATAAGATATTGAAATTCCGCTTCTTTAACTCCTTTTGTTCCTGTTAGGGATGGCTTTAAATGCATCATTCCTACAGCAAAATCAATTTTTTTTGACATAGTTCTTAATCACAATATCCATGATCAAATTTGCTAGAATCTGTCCAACGGGTTTGGTCAATTCCGGGAAATTTTGTAGCTGAGCCTGTAAATGGATCATTAGAAAGTTTTAAAGCTCCATGTGTAACCCATCTATGAGGAGCATATACTGTAACTCCAGTTGGAGTCAAGATTGCTATCTTCTCATCTGTAAGATTCAAAAATGAATCACCATACAAGGCTGTAAGATAAGCCATAGCTCTAGTGTCTGACCAATCACCTTCAGGCAATGGGGTTCTAGGAGACAAAGAGTTTAGCAACAATCCTGAATATTGGGGAAAGTGTCCATTATGGGCAAGAACACCAATATTAGTAGTTCCCTCTAAGTGAAGCTCACTCTTTCTAGAAATTGGAAAAGGGTGACACAATTCTGGCTTTTTAGGTCCAGATGAAGCTTTTCTAAAGTGGAAAATAAACGGAGGCTCAAGTTTAGCAAATTCCATCATTTCTGCTGCTTTAACATTCTTTTTATAGTGGACAAGACCGTCTTTAACCCAAGCAAGGCCGCCACCATCTCCATTTTGCTGCTCACCTATTTTTAAAACTGCTTCACTAGGAAACTCAGTTTCAGCAACAATTAATAGACACATTCTTCTTCCTCCTTATTAGCATCTTCCATTGAAATAGCGGCTTCTATAACTGTTAAATTATTTGGAGCTTCTTCTAGGAATTTTTCAATACAATCAATATACGCCTTAAAGGCACTAATTGTCAAGTTTACATCACCAAACATTGGCAAAAGCCTACATTCCAATGTTCCATGAAGGGTATAGCAAAAGTTAAGCTGTGTATACCTGCTATCGCCTTTTGTTTTTGCATAGATCTGATCATCAGGTTTAAAATCTTTTTTACAATAATGATTAGATCCATTTAACCTATACCAGAACTGATCTTCTGGATGGAGCTTATTGGATTCCCCCCAAGATGTCATTGCATTAAAGAAGAAAGCACTGAATTCTTCAGTTGCTAATCTTAAATAATTCATATTTTCTTTTAATGAAACATGAATATGAAAACCACAAGTATGGTTTACTTTATCAGGATAATTTACTCTAATCCAATTTTCTACATTTTCATAAGAAATGGGATCTGAGGCAATTTCACCAACAAAAAGATCTGGCCTATCATTGGAATCATAATTAATAGGGATGTTTACGGATCCATCACCATGAAAACTTTTATCCACATTTTTACTGGATAGCCAAGCTCCTTCAAGCTCTACTCCAATTTTATGTATATATTTGGGCATTACTCAATCTCTGAAATGGTTACACTTAAGGTGATATCTTTGGTTTTAATGTAGCGCTTATAAAAACCAATCATATGGGTTCTTGCATCTTGGACCCACTTATCAAGAACTTGTTTAGAATAAATTCCTTCAAGATTAAATGTTACACCTTCTCCAAGACCTTCTGCTCTGAAGAATGACAAATTAGGTGATGGTTGATTTAATGCTCCACCCCAATAGTTGAAAAGATCAAAATCTTTAATTTCTTTCAATTTATACCCTTTAATTCCATTCCAGCCAGGATTAGAGGATTGTTCCATATTAGAGCCTTCCATTCGATTGTTTTTCATCCAATCTTCCAGAACTTTGCTTTTAATAGTCAAAGCAATTCCATTAGGAGTGCGCTGAATACGAGTTTCCATCATATTTTCTGTCTTTTCTGACATTAGTTTATACCTACCTTATCAAAGTTTGGAGCACTTCATTTGTAACAACTTCTGCTGATTTGAAGAAGGCTGGACCTAAGTATGCATCAATTTGTTCCTTTTGTCTAGCACTGCAAAGAATTCTTGCAAACTTCTTATTTTCATAATCACAAATAGCAAATGGCTTACCATTGAAAGTTAAAACTGTTTTTTCATTATAAGGAATGCTAAATTCACATGCCCAAAAAGCATTCTCATCATCCTCAAAATTATCAGATTTTTCACCAATAATAGCATGAGGAAATAAGTTTTTAATATCTACCTCTGCTTTATTTTCAAGGTAATACATATTATTAATAAGTTTTTTATAATAATACTTATCACCCCCCTTAGCAATAGGCTTTGCAAGACCATGCTTTTCAAAAATAGCTTGAATATCCTCTAATCTCATTGAAGCTTCTCCTTCAATATCTTTTTCAATTGATTTGGAAAGTTTACCTTAAACCCTTTAGTATCGTCAATATGGCACATAGTTCCTTCACTTCCATTTAAGAATATTAGGCGATGATACTTGCCTCTAAATCTAATAAAATAGTAGGCACACAAACCATCTGATTTTTTAACAATAATGGCTTTCCTATACTCATAATCATCCAATTGATGTTGTTTAGGATTATAAGGAATAAACCAAATATCTGCTTCTCCAAAATCTACGCCACTTCCTACTTTTGGATAACAAATATCCTGAATAATAACATTCAGTAAAAGTTGCATTAAGCACCTACCAACAAAGCATCTAAAACCTTCCACAATTTTGCAATTGCAAAGTCTTTATTATCTTCTGAATCATACAGATTGTCAAGAAATTCTTGATGTTCATCTCTATACATCTTAAACTTACTTGGTTCACAGATAATAGAAACCATTACATTAGCTAATCGATCACAAAGCTTAAGTTTCAAGGCATCTTTATTAGCTTTAATCTTTGGATAAGTAGCCTTTTTCTTCTCTTTCCTATTCTTTCCAGGCTCATCAGTTACAGCCTTAACAATAGAGATAATCTCATCTGAGATTCCTGCATCTTTCAAATCTTGTTCTACTACATTAGTATCTTCTAAGATATCATGAAGATAAGCAGCTTCTTGAATTGTTTTATCAAATCCAAAATGTTTAGCTAGTTGGGCAACAATCTCCAAATGAATATAATATGAGGATTCACCAGCATATTTTTGCCGTCTATGTGCATAGAAAGCCAAAGCTTTTGAGGTAAGCATACCCTCCCTAGGCCTTGTATTTGGTTTAATTAACGCTGCAAGGGCATTTTCCACTTCTTTTGATTCAGGCATGTTCTAAAACTCCTATGTTTTAGTTATAATATAGTCAATAGTTTAAAAATTGTCAATCCAAAAACTAGTAGATTTAGACAAAAATAGATACCAAAAAATCCAAAACAAAATAGCAAGATTAGTGTTTTAATCATTTTCTTCTTCCAAAAGAGCTATGCCTTTAGCATATAACTCATTAGCGTGTTTTAATAGTTGAGAAATTGAATCATCTTTATAAGGGTTATAAAGATGATAAATATCTAATGATAAGTTGTCTATTTTACTATCAATCTTTTTTAAATTCCGTCTAATAGCAGGAATAAAGCTAAAATAGAGAAGAAAGTTTCTTAATTTAGAAAGTTGTTGTATTTTCTTCATTAATGTAGCGTGTGCTATATCTCGATCTTTCATTCTATTTCCTCTGGACGTATTGTATTCTTTTTCCTCTCCATTTTGTCTTTTTTGGAAGTTTTGTGAATATGAGAAAAATTACGCTTGCCTTCTTCTATTTCAATGTCCCGGCGAGCTTTTCTATCCATTTTTCTTTGCTGCTCTTTAGTCACTTTCATCACAGCAAGCTCCACGCAAGGAGGTAATTAAAGCAGTACGTTCTTGACGGGTTTTAGGTAATGCTGCCGCTTTAGCATGTAATGCCCTATCCAACCCATTAGCAAAATGAGCATTAATAGCAAAACCCCCTCCACCACTATTCCATTCTCTATCTTTTTGTAAATTCTGAATAACTTCAGAGAAGGGTTTAAATCTCATTCCACGATAAAAAAGCGCATGACTACTACAATTTCCAGCTACTTGGTTAGCAACCCAAAAGAGATACCATTTATCTTCAGTAGGATTTTCTCTACAAAGAGTTAAAAAATCTTTAACAGTAGATTGGAATTCCTCTACATACCTCATAGCAATGAGATTACCAATAATCCAGTTTAATGGAGCTTTATTCTTAAATATTTCCCTTTTTTCAGTATGGATATAAAAACCATCATTAATATTAGAATGGCAATCACCAGAACACTCTAATGATAATTCAAATCCAATTTCTCTCATATATCCCACATATTCATAAACATCTTCTTTACTTATAAGTGAGTAACCAGGATTATTTTTATTTATCTGAGGATAGTATGTAATTCCTTTTATATTTTTTCTACCACCTTCACTATTAAAAACAGCAAAGCAAGCAGCAGAAGGATTATCTTGGTGTGAACCATCAGGTTTGTGAACACGAAAATTGACCATATTCTTCTGACCTTGTAAGTGAGCGCCTTCCTTGGCAATGTTTTAGTTGTTTTCTATTCATTAGAGAACGGTATTTAGAGCATCTTATACAAATATAATGCCCACTTGTTTAAATTCTCCAATCGTGTGGATTTAACTGTCTGTTGGCCAGGCTGCTAATTCGGCTAGCATTGGATGTGTAGAGCTTGTCCATTTATTACTCCTTTTTGAGTATTTTTCTAAGCCCAAAAGCTTCTTTTCTTCATCAGAGAGCTTAGCAAGAGCCGCATTCCTATCAGCTTCAACTTTTCGTTTCTTTTCCAAAGCAATTTGTTTTGCTTTGTCTCTTGCTTTATGGCTTTCCCACCATTTATCAAGCCTCATTCTAGAAATTCCAATTTGTTCCCAGTCCAAATTATCTAGGATTTCAGGATATTTTCTATATATACCACATACCACAGCACCTAGCATTGCTGCTTCGCTCTTTGCTTCATTAGCATTTTGGGCAGGAGGCACTGGGTAATCATCTATACAAGGCATTTTAAAACCTCAATCAAAAATAAAAAGTCTTTCAAGCATTAATGTATTTTTTAAAGTATAGTACTTTTCCAGATAATTCCAATACTGTGTAAAGGTATATTTCACATTAATATGTTTAATCATTTCTGGATTAGAGAGGATAGTTGAAGAAGAGTCTAGAAATTGCTCTACCTCTGCTATTTTCTCTTTAATAATTTGAAGTGAGTTCATTTAATCCACCTTTTTCTAAGGTTATTCCAATGATCCAAGTCTTTCTGTGCTTCTAAAGATGACTTAAATAAGGAATCTTCTGATACACAAGTTTCTAAGCTATCAAAGCAATCAAGACTATAAAATGCTAATTTATCTGTATAGATATCACAACAATTGTCTCCATTATACACTTTGGTAATTTTATGGGGGCCACTAACACTGTGCTGTCTGCACATATATACTAAATCTCCAACTTTATACTTATATGACAACATTTTCTACTCTATAAGAACCTGGAGGGAGCTTTATGTATCGCTTATTCCAAGATTTTAAAGCTAGTTGCTCCGAAATTGATAAATCCTCTTTATTTGTTAATATTTGAGGAGGAATAATAATTTCAAATCCATCAGGAATGCATTGTTTTTTACCTACTGCACGATACCCAACCATCCTCAAATTTTTAGTGGTTATAAATATTTTTGGATTTTGATCAAGAAATTTAATTAAATCCACACGATTCCATCCTATCGGCAATAATTAAAATCATCCCAAGAATTATACAGGATGATTTTGATTAATCAGTACAATTGCAGCTATCAATCCTGATACCCATACACTAACAAAGGACACCAAAACTAGCAATAAATTCAAATTCATTTCACTTCTCCTGACCATCGACTAAAACCCAAATTTCTGGTGGTGTTTTCTTCCAATCATAATCTTTATAAAAGATTAAATTATTCTCAATTTTTAGCTCAAGTGTACCGGAGGAATCTTCTGCCCAATCCCCATAATCTCCTTCATTATGGGGCTTAGGATGAAATATGATGGAGGTAAGGATTTACTTTGTATAAGCTTAGCTGGAACTAAATGATCTTTCCAGTTAACATATTTCCAAAGAATCTTATAGACAAGCCTAAAATTATTATGTTTTTCATCTTGAAAATCAATTTGCCAAGTCTCTGGGCGCCATGCTGATACTTCTTTATTTACATAAATCATAGAAGAATTGCCCTTAGATGGACCGTCTATATATCTTACATACATTACTACTGACATTTATAAGGAACCTTATTTATTAAACTTTGTCCATCAAATATTACTTGTTTTTGTTCCATCCATTGTGGTCTATTTAAGTCTAACTCTGGTTTTGCATCATATTGGTTAGGGAAATTGCCCTGATCCTTAAAATACTTACCCGATTTTTTAAAAATCGGAAACCAATCAATGTAATAACCTAAAACTCTATTAATTCTATTACTAAATATGGAATGTTCAAATCCATATTTACCTTTCCAAAAGGTATCAAAATATCCTACTTTCTCTAGTACCCTCCGCTCAAAAAATAATAATACTCCCTGAGCGCCACCACAAAATACTAAATCTTCAGTTTGTCCTTTAGGTGGAAATTCTTTAAAAAATGATTCAGAATTTAATACTCCACCTTCTACAGTATCTCTATAGTTTGATAAAAATCCTGTAATATGAGGATGCTTTGCATTAATTAATGCATCATATAATCCTGGAGCAATAATTTCAATATCATCATCCATTAAAATTAAATGGGTAGCATCTGTCTTCTTAAGGAAGAATTCAATGCCACGATTTTTATTCTGAGCAATTCCTAACCTATTTCCTGAGGAATAGTAAAGTGGAAACTTATCCTTAAATTCCTCAAATACTTCTTTTGCTTCTCCATTAGCATCATCTGCTATGTGAACATAAGATAATTCATCTTTCATATGCTCATGCATAGAGTTTAATAAAACTCTTAAAGCACCATTTTTTTTATAAGTAGAAATTGCTATAGCTTTCTTTATCTTTCCCATTGTCAACACTTATTGTTTCCATAGTTAAGTACTTCTCATTTTTAGGTAAAAATAGTGTAATAGCATCTCTAATTTTAGCTCTAACTTGTGCTTGAGTTGTTGCTTCCGCACAACAACCCTCTAGCTCAATTACATGAGCAAACCAAATCGCTTTTCTATATATCCAACGAATATGGATATGAAATTTTTTCATATCTCAACAATAATTGGTGCATTATCTGCCGTATATTGTTCAGTACAAATTGCTGCATTAATAAATAAAGTATCGAACTTCCTACTTTTACCATAGGAATAGTGTATATGACCAAATGCATGAATTCTAGGCTTTCTTTGCTTAACTATGTCTAATAAATCCCAGCATCCAACATGCTCTCCTCTTAATGGAATCTCATCCAATACAGTATAAGGAGGGCCATGAGTAATTAAAACATCTAGCTTTTCAGGAATCTTATCCCAAACCTTTCTAATTTCATTGCCTCTGGATTTCATAAAAGCCCAGTAACCAAATGTAGGAGTATAAGGACTACCCCAAATATTCAGCCCTTCCACCTTACATCCAGAATTTTCAAGATAAATAGTATTTGTATATCCTGCTAATTTTGGACCCCAATTTGAAGCTTCATAATCATGGTTTCCAGCAATCCAAACAATTTGCTGATACTTAGACTTTTGCTTCATAAGCCAGTCTTTATACCACTCTATTTCTCGATTTCGACCATTCATGGTCATATCACCACAATTAAAAAGGATATCCCCCTCAGGAGGATCTATCCCTTTTAAATGGAGGTCACTAACGAAAACCAGCCTCATGCCTTTGATTTTTCCTTTTCATTTTGCTTAGCTTCTGCCTTAGCCTTTTCCAACTTCTCAATATGGAGACTTTTTTGTTTAAGTTCCAAATCTTTTTTAGTAGATTGGTCAGTAATCTCGGAAAGGTAGCGAGAATGAAACCTAACAGCCGACTTAATTTCTGTCATATGTCGTTTATTAATAACAGCTTCAGCTTCCAAGACCTCTTTTTCTTTCATAAGCAAGGTATAAGCTTTATCCATTTCTTGGATAATATGGTTTTGCACAAAACAACGTTGTGCTAATTCTTCTTGTGCCATTTCTTCAAAAGCAGCTTTTGATGCACTATCAATGTTTTTCCTAACATCCAAAGAGGAAATTATTTGATCTGATAGACGCCATTGCTTAGAAGTGTTTTTCTCTGCCATTTTTTGAAATCCTCTTAGTGACATTTCATAGTATCCTTCCAAATATGATTATTGTGAATAAAATTAGAGAAATCTTTATGTTCAATACTATTAGGAATTCCCCATTTTAATCTAAATGATTTTAATGAATCACCTAAAGTTTCAAGGGTATAAGCTCCAGTATTAGATGCATCTTCCCTTCCTTTTAAGTAATGTTGAACTGCAACAGCATTTGCAACCTCTACAGGAAATCCTGCTAATCTGGCTCTTGCACAATAATCATCATCATCAAATCCAGCTTTAAATAATTCATCCAAAAATCCAATCTTAGCAATAACCTCCCTATTAATATACATACAAAATCCGGTAATTCGATCTACTTCTTGATATTCAGGAGGATTAATATGAGTAACACACTCTCTATTTAGAGCCATAATATCATGATGAATACAGGGACAATTATCTAAAATATCTACTTGCCTTGGCCCCATAAGGCCCTCTCCGACAACCATGTCTTTAAGGTAAGATGAGTGAGGTAGGACTGTATCCATATTAAGGATAAGAAAATTACCACGATATTCTTTAAATGCATATCTTAAACCACGATTAACATTAGCTGTAAATCCAATCCTATTTTTAGAATTGACTAATATCTTAAAATCTGGATAGTTTTTTTGAAAAAAGAAGATATATTCCTCATCACAACTATCAAAACAACAGGTTACACTCCACTCTGTAGACTTATCAAAATAAAGACCATATGAAAGGGATCGCATCAATCCTAATAGATAAGAAGTACATTTATCATTAGTATTTGCTACCGGAATGATTATATTTGTTTTCATTCAAACCTACATCATTTTATATGTATTCTTTTTTGTTTCCTAGAAACCTTAATTGGCTTGCTTCCAACTTCCAAAATTTCTGCTGGTAAAGAACATCCTAAACTATATTTAGATGTAATGTCAATTGCTTCATGTAAAAGTTCTTTCAAATCTTCATATTCATTTCTAAGTCCAAACTCTAGAACTGCTGTAGCATACGGAGCACCAGATCCAATAGCTATAAAATTATGGATTTCTGCACAATTAAAAGCTGGATCAACTTGAAAAATCTTAGTAGGAGTACATATAAGAAGATCTCCAATATCCTTGGACATTTCTGTATAATGTGGACCCCATGGAGAATCTTCTAATTCTGCTTTTAAGCTTGAAAAAACAGTTTTCCCAAAATCTCTAGCTTCCGCTACTGAGTTAATATTAAGATTTTTATACTGCTTATTATCAACCATTTCATCAAGAATATTCTTAACCAAAGCTAGACCAGAATAAAGGATTATGTTATAACCTAATTTAGTTATTTTAGTTGTATAGCTTTTAGTATCTCCACCAGCTACTACTAGACTATCTGCACCTACAAAAACCTTTCCATCACGTTTAACTGCCGCACATATTGTCATTTTAGACTCCTTATAATGTCTGTAATTTGATGAAGAGATATATCATTTCCACCATCTATAATATGAAGGCAGTTCTTCAAATTATTAAAGATTAGCTTTAATGCGTAGTCCTCTATAGTTTGTTGAGAAACAATAAATGTAGTATATACTACATCAGCATCTTGATCTATTCTTTTTAATCTTGAAGCTGCTTGCTCATTTATATTTCCATTCCAGTGAAAGCTTGTAAAATATTGCCGATATGAGGCATGTAAATTTAATCCAGCAGATGTACCACGGTCTATAGTACCAAAAAAATACTGTGCTTCTCCTGGTTCTAGTTTCCAATTGCCTAATTTAGCTAACCTATAATATTCTTTTTCATCAGCAATAGAATCAACACCTTGAAAAGCCCAAACTCCTAAGGTTTTCTGATTTAAAGAAATATCACCATTAAATAAAACAGATCGTTTTTTAAACCTCTCCCCCAAAATTTTTATGATTGGTTTAAAACGTGACCATACAACAATTTTTTCATTAGAGGATTTTAATATTTCCTCTAAATAATCCAATTTTCCTGAGTCTAACCAACTTTCTTCAAGATTAAATGCCCCTTCAGCAACCTGGAGGAGTCTGGTTAGTTGAGCTAGAGAGTTTTGTACAGAAATCTCTTTATTTTCTAATTGAATTATGAGATCTGTTTTAAGTTGATTATAAAGAGATTTTTGCTTTCCTACTAAATCTACATATTCAATTTCAACTGATTCTTCAAAAGAAACTAGCTCATCCCTTTTTACTCTAACTGTAAAAGGTTTAATACGCTTATGGAGATCATCCAAATTCCTAATTTTAGTCTTAATAGGAATTTTAATTAATCTTCCAGATTTTCCTCTAACATTAATAGATTTAAGAACTTCTTCATATCTAAATTTCCAAGAATAAAAATCTCCAGCCAACTGAGGATATAAAAGATGTACAAGCCCCCATAAGTCTGAAGGTTTATGCAGAACTGGAGTTCCAGATAATAGCTGAATACCAGCATTAGGATTATTTCTAAATAATCCTTCAACATTTTTATATATTTTAGTATCTGAATGGGCAAGAAGGTGTGCCTCATCTATAATAATCTGATCAAAAATCTGACCAGATTTCTGTAACTCTCCAACCATAGAGTATGTAGTTACAACAATATCATATTGAGGAAATTGTGTTCTTAGTTTTTCTCTTTGTTTTATGGTTCCATGATAAATTAAACAATCTTTATTTAAAGTCTTATAAATTTCAGATTTCCAAGTATTGGTTAGAGTACTTTTAAGTCCAACAATAAGTAGTTTAGAAAATCCAAGAATATTAGCCCTAGAAAGACTAATATAGCTCTTCCCTAATCCTGGAGATAGGGCACAAAGTAGTTTATTCTTCTCTCTAGAGATTCTAATGTAATCCTCTTGGCAAGGAAATCTGGGTGGGCGTATCCACTTGACTTCTTCTTGAATTTTTGGTAGCTCTTCTACTGTCTTAAGTAGTAGATTAAGTCCTGAAAAAAGAGCTTCTACCTTTTTTGATTGCAGAATTAGATCTTCTTTATTAAACTTTTCACAAAATGATCCTAAAGAGGACTGTGGAATCTCCCAATATAGGAACTTATCTATTCCATTTTCCAACCCATATATAGGCTTTTTACCTGGAATAGTTTTAATCTTATCCCTTTCCTCATTAAACAAAGGTCCAGGAATTATCTTAACTTTTATATTTTGTCCAACAAAATCAACTAGAAGCAATTTTAGAACCACGTTCTAACATAGCTGCCTCAACCCAGTGCCTATGGACTTTTCCATCAAGCCATGTAGACTCAATAAGATATGGAAGATGGAAAGAATCTAATGTTTCTAAAATTACAACCTTTTGTACAGGAGCATGATTAGTCCCTTTAAAAATAACAACTTCATTTTTATGAAAGGTAAGCTTACTCATTTCCTTTTCTCCATCTATTCATATCTTCCCAGAATTTTCTAGGATCATCATACATTTTCTGCATAAGGGTTTTCCTCATAGCTTCAATCTCTACCTTTTTCTTAAGTTCCTCTGAAGGAGCAAACTCTTTTGCTATCCTTCTTTGATCTTCATCAGATACAATAGGAAAGGTTTGAGCAGCCATTCCAGTTTTTTCTTTAGCAGCTTTAATGATAGCTTTAACAGAGAGATAATGAAAAATATCCTTTAAAATCATTACATTTCCTTTACATTTAATATATAATCCTATTATAGAAGATTGAGTGAGAAATTGAAAGGTTTAATTCTTAAAAACTTATGTCTGTTTACCATAATTTCTCTTTATCCTTTGTGTTCCCCCTCTGGATGGCATTGGCATATTGATTATTATAAAGATATCAATGATCCTACTTCCAGAACTTTTGATGATATTAAATTAAATGATCTTCATGTTACTTTTCAAGAGAGAAGTGATGGTGAAGATTATGATCCAGAAACTAAAACAGCTAAGCTATTTGTAGGTAGGTTTGAAAAATGATATTAGAAGTTCTCTCAGGTGCTTTAATGGCTGGTATTCTTTACCACTTCATTCATGGGTTAATGGTAAGAATTCAAGAATTAGAACATATGATTATTGAAATTGTCAATAAGTACAATAATCTTTCATATCAAATTGATCAAACTGCCTTCGATTTTACTGATTATATGGCTAATTTTTGGCATGTAGATAAAGATATGAATGGAGAAATTATCTATAGAAAAATTGAACTAACTCCAGAAGAAGAGCTTAGATTAATTAAGCAACGGGAAGCCCTTAGAAAAGAGGGGATTGCTCGTGGTTTAATTGCTTCTGAAACTGTGGATGTCTCGCCTGATCAGGATTAGAATCAAATTCAATTCTTCCTCCCTCTAGTAAGTGATTAGCATATTCTAATGCTCCTTGCATAGTACTATTTTCATAAAATCCTACTATCCAACCATCAGTATTATAAATATAAATTAAATATCTACTGTAAATAACTTGCTTAAAGACTGCTCCTTCATCTGGATCATCTATAAAAAAATATCTATCCTTAATAGTGGTATAAGTAATAACAGCCTTATCTATAGGTGAAGAAGGCGGACTCCAATTACTAACCCAATTGGTTACATCATACTCAAAATAATCAAGAACAACCCGTCTACAGGTTAAGCTTCCACATAAGATACAGGGTTTATGATCAAATACACAGTATTTTTTCCGACAAAATCCAGGATTAATCAAACTCCTTGGGATATAAGTTGTATCACACTTCTTACATAAAAAGTAGAAGTTACTTTTATCTGGCAGATAAAGCATATCTATTTACTTGGAATAATAGATGCTTTAGCACCAAGCAATTTAAATTTCTTATATCCCTCTGCTGCCTCATCATAAGACAGATTAGAAGCTACTACCATAGGCAAAAACTTTAATGCTGCGGCAATTTGACTATTAGAAAATCTATAATCTTTATAAAGAATTTCACTTACTTGAAGGGGCTTATTAGATGTACTCTCAAGTACAAGATTAAACTTTTCAGTTGTAATCCCTTTTTCCATATTAACTTTATTTCTTTCTGCTGCTTCTCTGAGGACCATAAGAATTTCCTCCTCTTTCTTCTTGATTTCTTTAACTGTTGTTTGAAATAACTCAGCCATCTGGTGATCTGATTTATTTTCCCAGTCCAGAAATCCATATTTTATCTCAAGAAAGATTCTATCCTCTTCAGGTAGTATTGTCAATAATGATTTAAGATATTCCTTATCTAGTGTGGCTTCAGTTGCATCAGAATTCTCTGAACCAATATAATGCATTATAGTTAAATGATCGTCTTCAGATGTAGAATCATCTAAAGAGTAAAGGTCTTGCATAAATCTGCCCAGCTCTTCAGCTTCTTCATATGTAATAGGTTTAAAATTTCTTTTATTCCCCAAATTCATATTATAAAGAGCAGCTATTTCCTCAGAGGAAGGAGTTACACCAAGGTTATCTTCTGTATATTTTCTAAATATCCGCTTAATTTCAGTAATTTTAGAAAGCATATGAATAGGAATCCTGATTAACTTTCCTTTATTTTCAATACTTCTGTTTACAAATTGGCGAATCCATTGTGTAGCATAGGTTGATAATTTTAAATTCCTATCTAATTCAAAACCTCTAATAGCTCGCATTAATCCGAGCTTTCCTTCCTGTACTAGATCTTCTAAAGGAACACCCCTTCCTTGAAATCTCCTAGCAATAGAAATAACAAGCCTGAGGTTATGTTTGATTAAAAGTGTTAGAGCTTTTTGATCACCAGCTTGAGCACTTCTAATTAAATCCCCCTCTTCTTTTTTAGTAAGAACTCTATATGTTGAGGCAATTACTAGATCTCTAGTAATGGATTCCATCTCACTCATTTTTATTATCTCTTTTTTGTAATAACAGATAGGCTTGGAGAAGTTTGGCAAAAAATTTTGCTTCCACAGTAATACAGCCAGAATGCTCTTTATAATTCTTAGTGAAGAGAATAGGAACATCCTCTGGTTTTTTACAATACTTATCTTTAATTACTCTAAGTAATCCATGATGTCTAAATGGCTTAGCTTCTGTATATTTACTATCAAGTTGTAGGAATTCAGCACCTTCAATCTTTACATCAGTATCCGACTTGCCAAAATCTCCAGCCCGTGATACTCTATATGCTGGTATTCCTTCTTTTTGTAACTCTTCTGCAAGCTTACGTTCTGCATTTTTCCAATTAGCACTACTCATCTTTCATAATCTCAATCCATTCAGTTCCACTATACTTTATAGTAAGATGAGAATAAGGTTGACAAATTTCTCCCCTATACCCCTGGCCTAATACTATAATTGGAGCTTCATTTTCACTAGTTTTTACCAAAGTTAAGTTCATGTTATTAATTTCATAAGGAGTTAAATCAAACACCTCAGGAACATCATTATTAATAACATACATATGTTCTACATAATCATCGTACATTTTTATGATCTCCTTCAAGTCTTGCTTCTAGCAATTCTTCTTGAACAATAATAAGATTAGGATCTTTTAATCCACCGATAGAGCTACCACTATATTGTCTCAAATAGCAGCAATCACCAGGGTTAATATTATATTTGTTTTTCCTATTAACAGCTATAACATCTACCCATGGGCTTTTTTCTATCTTTTCATCTGGTAAAATAATTAAACTTGAGTACTCTGCTGGTTGCCGCCTACGCACAACTACCCAATTATGTAAGGGCTTTATCAATTGGTTTAAATCTCCTCAATCCTGGCTGACTATTAATTAAATCCATATAGATATTAAATCTATGCTCTGCATGTTGCCATTCCAATCTATTTTCTTTTACATGCTCTCTTGCTGCATTTCCTAATCTTTCTCTTAACTCTTCCTTCTCAATCAATTCACATAGTTGATCTGCAAACTCTTTTGGATTATAATAACTAAGATAATTGACTCCATTAGTAAATTCTCTATTATATGTAATAAATTCTGGAGCTACTGCTGGAATTCCCCATGAGCCATATTCCAATAACTTTAATGGAGACTTACTCATATTAAAGATATCAGGAACTAAGGGAGCAAGGCCAATATCAAAGTTTCTAATATTGAAGTTATATAAATCATATGGTTGATTATCCAGATGAATCATATTATAATATTCACCTGTCATTTCTTGCATATGGATATCTTTAAACCGCCTATCTCCTATATAAATCATTGTTACATTTTTCTTATATCTTTTTAAGACTTTAAAAAGATGATATTTAATCTGATTAAAATCTACTAAATGGGTAGGAGTTGCAGTGTATCCAATCCTGATGTTTCTAACATATTGATTCCCTAATTTAATATACTTTGGTACATTTAGGAAACCAAAAACACAATATGGGTTTACTTTTCCATCTTTATCAGGCTCTGCAACAGCAGAATCTTTAGCATAATAAACATTCCTGACATTATTAGGAAGAACTTCAATATTTTTAGAGTATAAGGCATATACATTCTTCAGTTCCTGGGTAGAAACAGTAACAAGATCTGCCATCTTTAAGATTTCTATGAATCCAGCTTTAACTTCAGGATGCTTAAGCTCTTCAGAACAAGGATTATAAATAGGAAGATTAAGATAGTCATCATCAGTTTCAAAGACCATCTTCTTTCCTACAATATCACAGATTTTTTTAACTAGTTTAACTAAAGGATATTTATAGCATCTCTGAACAATAATTAAATCATGTGGTTCAATTAGATCAATAAGTAAATCTTCCAAAGATCTTCCAGGCTCTGTTGGAAGATAAGCATATACAATATTGTGTACATTAAACCGTTTTAGTTCCTCAAATGGTGCTGTAGTTCTGAACTGTAAACAGCCACCAAGATCAGAACAAATAGTAAGGGCATTTATTCGTTTCATAAATCTTAATATAAAATATATTTAAGCTTTTGTCAATAGCTTTTGATTTAAGAATTCACTAAAAAAATAAACTGCCATATTTAATGGAGAGCTATCATTCCAATCCCTCATAAACGGGATTTTTACCTCATAGCTTCTAAGATCTTCCCAATAATATAATAAACCTAGTAAAAATTGTTTAAAAATCATATGTGACCAAGTATATGTTCCACTACCTGATCCAAAAATAGGAAAGAATGGTATGTGATCACAATCTTCTATCCTATCATCTTGTCTCATGCTGATTATTCTTTCATCACCAGGTAATTCTTTAGGACAGTTTCTAATAGAATCCTTATAAACATTTCCAGCAAAACAAGAGTCTTGAAGGATTATTAACTTTTCTTGCTTTAGAAAAACTTTCTCAATATGATTGACAATAAACCCCTCTGATGCTCTTGAAGAGTACTTAAACTTCTTAGACATATAATAATCTAAATATAAACAATCCTGACCACCATGGACATTCAATTCAATTATGAGTCCATCTCCAGGCTTTACTATTGCTTGTGTCATTTTAAGGAATGAATCAAAATTATCCCATTTTTGAGCTACATAAAAAACATCTACATAGCTTTTGTCTTGCTCAGTCCATCCTCTTGCAAGACCAGGATCAGCAAAGACAGCTATAACATTTTTAGCATCAGTTGGACTACATAGTCCTACCACCAAAGCCAAAGATAACAACAGTTTTCTTATCATAAGAAAACTGTATCAAGCTAGCAAAACTCAGCTAAAATCTTCCATGCTTCTTTCTTTAAAGCAGTTAGCTCATTCTCATTATTATATACTGTTGTACCACCTAAAATTCTAAAAGTATCTGCACAACAATCAGCTAATTCAGTTTCAAGATATGAGCTATCAATATCATAATCATACTTCCAACCACGTTTAATCCTTACAAAGTTATCTGCTTGAATTTTAATTGGTTTTCCATTCCTTTTTAATAGCCCAGCAAGCTCTTCAATAGTTCTTAAATCATCTATTACTATAAAATCATCATCATGGATTTGATCAAAAACATAATTGACAAAAATATAAGGATTCTTTTCCCTCATTTCGGAAGCCAATTTAATTAGCCCTTTCCGATGCTTCTCTTTTATTTTCCTATCCTGAAATTCAGATAATACAATGCCATTTTCTTTAGAGTACATTTCCTTAAGAGCATCAGCAAAAGAAATTTTTCTAAAATTAACATTTAGATCAATGATCATATCAGCAAGCACTGTCTTTCCAGATGCTCGTTTTCCAGCTAATCCTAGAATTACACCCATCTATTGTTTACCATGCTTATGACATAAAGGATATTTACAAGTACTATCAATTGTAGCAAAGAATTTCTCACGCTCCTGTAATAAATGTTGTAATAATAATAGTGTTTTTTCTTGCAATTCTTTTGTATATGGTCTATAAACTTCTTTGATATTGTTCTTAGAGACAAGAGGATTGTTATATAAAATAGCTACTGTCTCAATAGGCTGATCAAAATACTTTAAATCATTACATACCTCTGCATATATACAAACTTGTGTTAGATGCTGCTCTATTTCTTTGTCAATATTTCGTAAAAATGCTTCCCACAGCTCCTCAGATTTTTGTGGGAATTTCATATCAGCTATTACCGGCTTACCTTTTATATTTAAACAAAGATCTACGTATCCAGAAATCTTCCATGCACTATGAACTACAGCAAATTCTGGATATCGTCCTTCTGATTTGGTCAATGCATCTAGTGGTAAGTTTGGGGCATATAATAAATTTTCAATTCTTTTAGCCTCCTCAGAAAATAATGCGTGTAAAGCTTTTCCAAGTTCCATCTTCTGTCTATTCTCAGATGTTGCAACTTCTCTTTTATGCACCTCTTCTCTAATAAATTTATAGGGGCACATAGAAAAGGATAGGGATGATGGTGCTAATCTACCTGTCCATTTATAGGACAGTTTTCTTTCTTCATCCTGTTTAAACCTTTCCTTTTGAATAGCTGAAAAGAAATAATTAGGAGTTTCTTTATTTTTAAGTAATCCTTTATAAAAACTATCTATCAAACTAACTCCAAAGATGCACACAAAGAACTTGGTGTATCTGTACAATAATAAGTTCTTCCATCTCCGGCTTTTAAATGATGGAAGATAACTAATATAGAATCAAAAGGTGCTGAATGCTTAGCTCCTACAAACCTAATTCGTCCAGGTAAAAACCTTAAACATCCTTTTAATGCATAATCTTGGAACCATTTAGCTCCAGTTCTAGATGGAACTAGACATACTACTGTAGCTCCTGCTTGCCAACTTTCATATGCTTTTTTCATCCATTTCCCAATCTCTCTACCATATGGAGGATTCATCCAACAAGCTTCTTTTCCCCAATTTTGCTTTAATCCATCCTCCTGTTCAGTATAGTAGGAGGAGCACTTAAAATTTGTAGTAGAAGCACATACATCTAAAGTAAAATGGAACTCTTGATTTAACTTTTCAAATAGATCCTGAGGTGTTTCCCAGTCCTGTTTAACTGAGCTAGTAAGAACTTTTAAAGTATTTTTATTCATCAAACTCACTAACTACTCTCCTGCATCCAGATACAAACTCTCTAATCTCAGCAAATAGCTTCTGTTTGGAGGAGTGATAGTGGGTCATATTTGCATAGGCAGTTCTTGATAAATTAAAAGTTAGGACATACACAATCTTATCATTAGTAGATAGGGCTTTACTTCCTCTGGCTATAGAGATTAGTCCTTTACAAAATTCTTTTCTTCCTGATGACAGAAAAGTAGGCAATGTTGAGATATCAAGTGTATCTAAAAAATTTAAATGATCTAAGATTTCTTTTTCTAAGGATTCAACTTTTTCCATAGTTTTCTCGTAATAATTACATATTCATATTCTTTATTTGATTGCTCAAAGCATATATTAAACTTGGGCAATTTGTTTAATTGTAATGCATTTAGTTCCAGATTAATCAAGTCTTTAAGATTAAGTTTATAGGAACTATTTCTTGTTTTTTTACACTGTGTTAACCAAATCTTTCCAATTGAATCTTCTTTTTGTACTCCTGCACCAGAAAGAGGTTGAAGTTTTTCTCCATCCTCCTCTGCTATTCGCCGCTCATATTCCCTTCCAAAATCCTTAGTCATTTCTTCCAATGCCTTTTAACTTTAAAATCAATTCCATCTTCATATACTGAAGATGGATAAGTATTATTTAATCCAATTCTTCTATAGTCATTAGCTATAAATGCTCTAATTGCATGAAAAATACCTGCCCTAGTTCTAAAATGTCTAGCTACTGTTGGACTATAATATCTTTCAACTCCAGCAGGATTTGAATATTGATATGCAGATCTATGTCCTGATTGCTCAATTTCAAAATCTCTATAGGTTCCATCAGAAAATCTAAATCTAATAGCTTGTCTATAGGTATCTTGATCCTATCTCAGTAGAAGTACCTAATGGTCTAGAATCTAGATCATCCAAAAGTTTTAAAACTTGTTTTTCAGCTTCTTGAAAATTCATTATCTGCAATCTCTATTTTTGATATTAAGGATTTAATAGATAAATCTAATTTGATTACATTCATAAACCAAGTATATAAATGAACTGGTTCTTTTATACCATAAAACTTTAAGTATTCAAAGTAATCTTTCCTCATTGTATCCTTTAACCAGGAAGTAAGTACTTTAGTGTTTTTAGTATGAAGGATTAATTCTTCAATACTATTTCTATAAAGAATAACTTTATCTCCCTTTGTTTTATAAGACAATTTCAGAGAGTTCGTCCTTGGCTTTGGTTTTATTTGCTTTGGTTTTAACAAAGAAATCATCGCTTTGTTTAATAATTTCTTTTTCAAGATTTTGTCTTGTGATTTCGTGCTCATATAAATATCTCTCAGCTACATCTTGACCATGAAATTTCTGTCCATCAATTGTATACCATCCACCTCTAGCTGTTTCAACTAAGCCTAAATATTCTGCCATTGAGAGGACTTCACGCTCTCTTAAAAATCTATTCTCTTCAAAAGAAAACTCACTTATAGCTCTACGGTATCCAGATATATTAGCATATTTATTCTTGATTATTGTATAAAAAATCTTTAACCCAATTGATTGTTTAATATTCATTAATTTATGTTCTTCTGTTTCTATCTTGACAGAAGCACAATCTACCCTTAAAGTAGCAAAGTGTTCTTTACCTCTTCCTCCAGAAGTTTTTAATTTAATATTCTCTCCAGTTAAAAAGGATGGGCCTATAGATTCTGAAATCTGATTAGTCATAAATAAAATTGCTTTGCTTTTATTACAAGCTATAAATTTAGGTACAAAATCATTCATCAAGTTTGCTCTTTGTGCTATAACCTGATCATTAATATCTCTAAAATTTTTTTTATCATACATCTGCTTAGAGGAAACTAATGCTTTAATAGAATCAATAATTACAAGCTTATAGTTCTTATCTTTATACACAACATCTTGAGCAATTCCTAAAGCCTCTTCAGCAAGCCTAACTGCTTCTTCATCATCTTCATCTTCACCATGGAAAGTCCAGGTTGATACTCTTTTTAAATTCTCTTTACCTAATACTCTTTCCATTCTAGAAAAGATAGGCTCCTCTGCTCCAATAAGAAGAACCTTATTAGAGGAATCTGCAAATAAAACAGATTTCATTAATTGCTCTACAGTTCCAGTTTTAAATGTTTGATTAGGCCCAAAAAATTCACAGATGGCCTTTTCAGGAATACCTGGTAAGCCTGTAATTGGATCAATCTTACCTATTGCAAGGTCTAACCAGAATGATCCTGTTGAAAATGTTCTTAAATTGTTTTCTTCTTCTAATAAGTCAAGTGCATTTGGTAAATTAAGTGCCATTAAACTCTCCCAGATTAAATGATTCTATTAACTTCTTAACAGTTTCATTATAATATACTGGGTTTGGCTTAATCAAGCTTAATATAAAAATTTGTTCATCAAATCTTGAACACTTTAAAAGTTCTGAATACCATCCTGAGAATACTATTAAATCACTATAATGTATTGAAAAGTTTTCCCAATCATTAAAAAGCTTATAATCCTGATTCTCATATTTAATAGATTTTCCAGACCAATAATCATTAGCTTCTAATAAAGCTAGATTATTTGATAGCTTATTCCTATATTTTTCCTGAGCTAATGGGTGTTCTCCCCAATTAGAGTAGTAAATAATATCAGCAATTACTAGACCAGCAAAAATTCCATGAGGAGATTTAATCTTCTTAAAAACGTTAGCCTTAATCCGAGTTTGTTCTTGAATAAACCTAGCCCAAGGAATAAGCTTTTCCAAAAATTCTTTTTGATGCTTGGTTAAACTATTTCTGTTATATTTAACTAAATCAATCACTGCTGTCCTATTATTGGACAAAATCTGCTGCCCAGAAATCACTTGCTAATTGCCTATCTAAAAGGTACTCATATGGAAGATAAAAATAACCTTTATCACCCCATTCTGGACCCCAACTATTCCTAACAATCCATTCTTTTTTAGAATCAGAGCATCCTACTAACATTACTGCATGACCACCAAGAAACTCTTCTTTCCTAACCTTAGGCATTGGAACTTGTCCAGCCATGGCTACTTCTTTTGATTCAAATGATTCAAAAATACTAATACCAATTGCTACTGGAATTCCTTTAAGAAGTGCAGCTTTAATGCTATTTTCCGTTTGAGGAACATATTCATACTGTAATGCTTTATGTGTATCTGCTGATTTATCACACCAGAAAGGTGGTTTAATCTTAAAAGCTTTAGTTAGATATGGCCATGCTTTTTCAGAACAAGTTCCTCTTTGTGAGAGAACTTTAATTCCATCTCTTAATGCTGCACCAGAGTCCTGATCAACAGAATTATTCAAAACTCTTTCATAATAATAAATATAAAGTCTAGAGGGTCTAAATACAAAATGGTTTTCTTTCATTAAAAGAAATTCATATATTCCTGCCCAAGCATTGGCAGTACAACTTCCAAGATCTTTTTGGTCATAAACAGGTGGACAGAAAGGTCTTAAATCTATTTCTAAATTAGCTGGAACTGGACCAGAAGCTTTAAAAACCCGATCTCTTACATCCTCTTTTTGAGGAAGTAGTCCATATTTCCTTTTCATTCTTTAAATCCTTTTAATAAAAGACCAATCAAAAGGATTTTATCATTCCCAGCCTTTTTCTAAATAGGATTGGCTATCGGGATAAAAGACACAAACTCCAGGTTCACGTTTAATTTTAAAAACTAAATGTCCATCTATCTCATTCTGTTTCATATGTGGTAAACCATAACGACCATGGCAACTAGAAGCTGGCTCATTTGTTACTTTACAAATTTTCCGTTTAATAGTTAATGTAACTACTGTATATGATTCTCCATCAATATTAGTAGTTAAATGACGCTCATCCTCTGCATTCTCTATATAATCTCCTTCCAGAATCCCTGCCCTTTCTGCTGGAGAGCCTGGAAATACTTTTTTAACAGTAGGATTCTTAGAAGAAAGATCATAATCTTTATGATGTTCTATTTTATCTTTCCTGTAAATTCCAATTACACCAATAGGTTCTAAATAGCTAACTTCACCACATAATAAAGTAGCTAGAATTAATCCAGGAAGTTTCCAAACCATCTACTGTTTAAACCAAGACTGCCAATCTTTCATAAATGAAAAAAGAGACAATGCTCCACCAGATCCAGCTATCCATTTAAACATACTAAAAGTTTTTTCATGGGAGGCTACCTGAATTTTAATATCATGAAGCTCTCTCATATGCTCAATATGGTATTCTTCTAACTTATCAGATAAGCTTTCAAGTCTTTTATTTTGATCTTGGAAAAGCTCTTCCAAGAATTCTCTATTGTTTCCTGAGCTTGTCATCAGTTCTAATCACATGAAAGGCTTTAATAGCTGTATGTGTACCAAGACTAGTCAGATAGACTTGGATAAATTGAATAGCTGCTGCTATATTAATAGAAGAAAGAGTTCCATTAATATAATCAGTTCCTAAAGTCATAAGGGCTGAAAGGGCAAGCAAAACTGTATGGATAAGTTTAATTGCTTGTGCATCTTTAGGCATCTTATCTACTTTTTCTGCCATAGTAGTAAGAATCTTAACAATAAGGGCTAATGTAGCTCCTTGGAGAGCTGTATTAGTCATAAGCTGATGGAGTAGCTGTTGTAAAAGTTCATTCATAAAATTATTTTTCCTTTACTAAAATTCTACCGGAAGATCTTTTCTTACTACGTCTTCCATAAGATACAAGGGCTTTCTGTTCTTCTGTAAAATATCGTTCAATTACCCATCTAACGGAGCTTTGTGTGCAATTTAATTCTTTAGCTAGTTCTGTTTGAGTCATTGTTTGAAGCTTTTCAACTACCCAAGGAATATTCATTAATTCTTTACATAGGCGAGGTGTTGGCATCTAATTTAAACTCCTTTTCTTGTTTAGCTATTGCCTGATCTACTTGAGGATCTTTTAATTCTGGATTCCTATTAACTGCATCTTTAATCTTAAATCTAAAATGGCCCTGAGGGTTGGTTAATAAACACTCCCCACCATAAAGTTTCTCACCAAAAACTTTATAAGTACCATACATAATATAATAGCCATCAAGACCAGTAGCGATACCATAATCTTTAGTATAGCTATGATCATATATAGTATCTGAGAATGTAACCCAATCTAAATTCTTACTACATCCGTGACATAATAGTAAGGAAGTCAGAAATATTAGAGTCCTGTTTTTTAAATCTATATTCACAGATTAATTGTCCGATTAAATTTTCTTGCTCATCCTGAGACAAGTCTATTAGTTCTCGGTTCAATTCTATCAATTTCTGTTTTATTTTTTTCTTAAAAATATAATATGAGCATCCCATTAAAGATGCTACCCAAGGACCAGAGAGTCCAGCATAGGGACCACGATGATAAATTACCTTATGTTTTCTCATTAACACATTCCATCATCAAGCTCCCACCCATCTACCAATTCCAAAGTTTCTGATAAATAAGTTCCAGTATTTCCAAATTTAAAGTGTAATTTACTATCTAATGATCTTAGCTCCATTAAGAAAGCTGTTACATCTTCAATAGGAAAGCACATTCCTCCATGAAAAGCAAAAGAAAAGGTTGTATACTCATTTCCGCATTTTCTCCAATTTAAGGATACATTCAATCCGTACCTCCTTAATAAATTTATTACTGTTTCAATTTGATAGTGGCTACAGATAGCATAGAAATCAGTAAGATTAAAATTCCATAATTTCTTAATTAAAGTTGGAGAATTTTCTAAAACAGTATCCTGCTCTTTTTTAAAAAATTCTGATTCTTCTCTACTTAAGGTTCCTTTAGTTCTCCATTTCTGTTTAAGCTTCTGATAATCAAACATTACCCCTCCTTCATGTATAAATACCATGTTCTAGTCTAGAATTAATCAATTTCTTTTTATCTTTATCATATTTAGGATGGCGTTTAAATAGGGCTTTTTGAATAACATCTAAACAATATGGACAAGCTCTATAATCTTCTCTGAAATCCATCAATGATTCTATAGATGTATATGGACATTTACAAAAGGTAGATTTCCCACACCAGGATAGATCATCATAAAGACTTCTATTTATACACCTTAAGGAATTACTAACTACCATCTTATGTCCGTTTATTCCACTCATTCATTACTTTTAACATTCCTAGTAAACATAATTTACATATTCTAGCATCTTCATCAGACTGATCAGCCCAATATAATCCACGTACCCAATCAACCTGATCAAGGTTTTTACCACACCAAGTATAACCAGAAAAAGCCTCATCTTTAGCTATACAATATTTATTCATTAACAAGCTTTCTCAAAGAATCCAATCCAACTTCCACTCATAGTTCCATTATTCCAATTTCTTGCATTATCTGTAGCTGGATCTACAAACCTAATAAGATAAGAAAGAACTATAGCCCTTCCAGTTCTAATTGAAACTCTATCAGTATCTATTATTTCTGCAATACCATGATAAGAAGAATCTACTCCAAAAACTTTAACAATTTCTCCTGGATAATGTAAAAAATCACTCATCAATCCATTCTACCTCTTTGTGAATTACATCTTTCATTTTAATCTTCATCGATCTTAAATGCAAGTATCCATTGTATTCATATAAACCAACTGAATTTAGTTCAGCAAAGTCCTCAACATAACAAGTATTTGATCCATTATAAAAATGAACTTTAATCTTAATCATTAAATTTATTAAATAAAGCTATTGCAAAGATCCAAATCATTGCTATTGTTGCACTACACATGCAACTTTCAAAGAAATACTGATAAATAAGATCTGTATCAGCCACTTTAAATAAGCTCTGAATAAGGAATTGAAATTTTCAATTCTTCACCATCCATATAATGAATTATTTCAGCATCCCATCCCTTTTTCCTAAGCTCATCCAGGATTTTCATTTGAGACGATTCTGGAAATCGTGATATATCAAATACACTGAAAGATTCACTACTGATAGCTTCTTCTACCCTCTCTTTTAATTGCTCATAAGAACGCTTTGTTTCCATATAGCTTTTAACTGTTGGAATATCTGCAAAAGCTCCAGTAATTGTAATTAAAAGGGATACTAATAAGGCTAATATTTTCATATTTTTCATCAATTATGTATAACTAAAATTCCAGGGTATGTATTTGTTTTTGCGTTTTCCCATTGGACTGCTTCTTGTACTAGCATACCATCTTGACCAGAAAATTCAATATGATTTAATCCTACTTTCTTAGCCAAATCTGTTTTCATTATAAATCCACACCAATCTATTCTATTCAAATGGAACTTAGTTCTCAAAATAGAATATGGAACCATTGGCTCTCCAGATTCTGGAGATTGGCATCCATAATTATGTGCTATCCAACATCCTTGAATATCTACCAAATTATTTTCGGCTTCTGATAGCATAATATCTACAAATCTGGGACAATATGTATTGTCCATATTAGTCCAATGAATCCAAGGACTAGTTACAAGATTAAGAGCATCTTTTCTCATTGGATGGCCCCAAAATCCCCTCCTAATAGGGAATTCAATCCACTTAATTCTCCCATCCTTATAATTAGCTATCTTATTTTTTAATTCTTCATTAGGCCCATCATGACAGATTAGCATTTCCCAATCTTCATTAATCTGGCTAAGGAATGAGTTAATAAATGAATCTATTTGAGCTTGTGTATGTCCATAAGTTACAGCAATTATTGATAGCTTAGGCATTTATATAATCTATCTCTCCTTCCAAGATTAAATATTGCATATTCTTTTTTAGTCTATTTAAATCTTTTGCTTTAGCGCAATCATCACACAATAAAATACAAACAGCCGGATACTCCTTATCCTTAATCTTCATTCTTAATTTAACAGAAATAGCCCGAGTAAGTGGTTTATCTGCTGAGTAACATCCTAAACAAAGATCTGTTAATAAAAGAAAAGCATTATTATCTGCTGCAAATTTAAGCAGATCTTCTTCCCAACTCATAATTTTTATATCCTCACTTTAGATATTTTTCACAACAGAAAGCTAAAACAGCTAATGCTATAGGAACTAATAAAGCCACATAAAACTCTATACTAGTCATAGCTGTTTCCAATTCATTTATAAATGAGTAACCATCAAATGCAGTACTAAACCAAATTGATCCTAAAATTGCTACTAAACTTAAAACCGATAAAGTAGAAAATAAAAACATTAAAAGAAACTTCATCATAGATATTTTTTAATTAACTCCTTAAAATGATCCCATGGAAAAATGCCAGGATCAAAATGATTATTTCCATATTTCTTTAGCAGTGGATCATTATGCCCTACTATATGATTTAGTGGAATAACATACTTCTTCATCAAAGCTGCTGTCAGTTCTGCAACTTTCTCTAATTGTATTTCAGTAGTCCATGCTGCTTTTGTACAATCTTTTCCTTCTAACTCAAGTCCTATTGACATGGGATTAAAATTCATAGCGTGCCAAGCCTTATCTTCTGTTTTAACCATACATACTATATCGCCTTTTTTACTTATTAAATAATGGGCAGATACTTGACTTTTAGGGTTTTTAAACCAAGCTATAGATCCATCTTGGCTACCTTCTTGACAATGAATGACAATATATTGTGGCTTAATTCCACCACGGGCTGATTTATTTGGAGAGGCTATAAAAGGAATTGCTGTTAGATCCATAAAAATATCTCCTATATTCTATAGTTATTATATAAACAAAAATAGGGATTTCTCCCTATTTTTGCACCGCACTGAATCCAACTCACCTGAAGAACACTTATTTGCGGAAAGATTTGCTATTGATTACTGAGTAAAGATTAATACCCAAAGCTGTACATACATTATAGAGTGTCCTATTGCTTACAGGACTATCATTTTCCAAACCCTCAATGGTACGCTTAGAGACTTCTGCCCTAGCTGCTAGTTCCTTTTGAGTAAAGTTTCTATCAAGTCTAGTGCTTCTAATCATTTCACTTACTGTCATTTAGTTTCTCCTTGAGGAATTCCTCTTTGGTTTTTCATTCTTTCATCTTAAGATTTTTTTTCTAATTTGTCAATTGCCTTAAGATTAAAAAATCAATCCTCAAGAATTTTCACATGGATTTGACCACAAATTACTGGAGATTCTTCATAACCAGCAGCAGGTAGATAGCTCATTGCCCATCCAATAGTATTATAATGAGCTAGCATCATTTCTAATTCTCCCTTAGAAGAGCAATAGAAATTTTGTGCTGGCATTAGGAACTCACCTTCTGTAGAGGATTGGGCACCAAAAGTTAACAATTGCTGATCAATAGATGTTTCCAATTGCTTTATACGGGCTGCCCTTTTTGGACCAACTTGTTTCAAAAATTCTTCAGGTTTGAGCATGATTAAACTCCTAATGAACCGGTAGCTGGTACTTGATTGCTATACCTACCTGTTTGATTATAAGGTCTAGCTGCCCTTTCTGTCAAATAAAATACCATCTGCCCGATTTTCATTCCTTTAGATAGAAGAATTTTATTGGAGGATTGATTAAAAAGCTCCAATGTTAAAACTCCAGACCAGCCTGCATCTACCCAACCAGCCACATGAGAATTAGAAAGTCCTAATCTTCCAAGACTAGACTTACCCATAATTTTGCCACAAATATTATCAGGAAGAGTAATATCTTCTAGAAGATGGGCTAAAATAAACTCACCTGGTCTTAATAGATAAGTATCTTCTTCCATATAAACCGTCTTAAAGGATGTACTATCTAAAGGATTAACATATTTACCAATGGATTTTGGATTAGGTTTACCAAAATCATCCCCATAAGCTAGAACAATTCCAAATTTTCCACCTAATCTTACATCTAAAGAATTAGGATTAATTAATTTGGAATCAAATGGAGAAACTTTTATATTACCTTGAACTATTTCCTTCTCTATTTGCCAATCTACGAGAACTTGTCCCATCTTTAATCTCCCACACCAAGCCTAGCTTTTCTAAAAGCTTAATTGTTTCCCAAGTAATATCAAACTCATTAGCAAAAATACCATGTCTTGCTGATTTTGGAATATAGTGATGAGTATTATGCCAATTCTCTCCAAAAGCAAATAACCAAGGAACATTAGTACTATCATCATCTGTAGAAAAATTCCTATATCCAAGGGCTGGTATATGGCAAAGAGAGTTTACTAATTGAGGACTCCAAAATACAACCCACCATGTTATAAGACTAGCATAAAAAGCTTCCTTACCAAACAAAATCAATATTAAGTATCTAAATAAAATGCAGCTTCCAAAATTAAGCCATCGTTTAGAAGGTAATGCTGTATCTCCTAATAGTCTATAAAACTTATCCTTCATTAAATCAGGAACTAAAAGACGTGCTTGAGGAGTTGTTTGATATTTATCTACATAGAACATCCATGCAACTAAAGAATGAAAAAACCCATCTCTTGGAGTATGGGGATCTTTTCCCTCTATATCTGTAACCTGATGATGTCTTCTATGGATTGCTACCCAGCTTATAGGTGCTCCCATCATTGCCAAATATCCACCTATAACAAATATATACTCTACCCATTTAGCCATTTTAAATGATTTATGGGCAAGTCTTCTATGATATCCAAGCGTAATTCCAATACCATGAAATAAATACAAAAAGATAGACCATAATATAAAGCTAATCATGGTCTATCTCCTTCTGGTTTTGAAGCCCGGACTCTACTTATTATTCTTTGGTAATACTTTTTTAACAAGCTTACCAGGTACAGATACTACCTTTTTTACTACTTTAACCAAGCCTTGACCAACTTCTTTTAAAGAAGGCATAGCCTCAACTTTACCAGTAGTAGAATGAAGCATCATTAATGTACCTAATGCAATCAATTGCTCTTTCATTTTACTTTCCTTTTCTTTTGATCAACATACTTATCAACTTTAGCTTGCTGCTTTTGTTGTACTTTTTTCTTTTGCTGCTGTTTCTTTTTTGTGTTCGCCACTGTTCCAATACCTATATTGTTCAAAATCTTTAATCCATGCTACAGGTTCAGTAGCAATACAAGTATATCCAAAGCCATGGCTTTTCTTAGCAACTCCGCGATCAAAAATCATTTGGTAGTCAATATTTAATTCCTTTAATGTAAATAGAGCTTTGTTCCACATTTCCTTCTCAGTAAATTCCAAGAAAACTACAGGAGTGTTATTATCAATATCCTTATAAGCCCTAGCAGCCATCATACCTACTTTAATAGCATGATATGCCTGATCTGTTAAAGTAGGTAAATCATTTCTAACAATGATATATACATATTTAACATTTGCTTCTTCAGTAAATTTAATCATCATCGTATTCATCCACTTTAATATAGGCATAACATTTATTTTGTAGAGCTTCTATATCTGCCATAAATGGCAAATAAGCTGCTAATTCCTGTAGAGCATGAGGATGTAGTACTTCTTCAAATGGGCCTAATACTTTAATCATGAATTCAATATTAGGATTTTTCTCAGTGATTGAAATAGCACTGGCCCGTATTTCTGCAAGACCAAGAATAGGCTTCCAAATATAACCATTAGCTATTTTAGAACGACTTGATGGGGGTGTTAATCCTTTTCTCCAATCTCTTCCCCTAATCATTTGAGCGAGCATATGGTGGGTTACAGTTAATTGTTTACTTCTAACTGGATCTTTTACTAATTCTTTCCAATGCTTATCAAATTCCTTCCAGCTAAAATCATATGGGAAGAATTTCTGTGTGTCTTGATCTGATAATGTATTCAAACTTCCTCTCCCTCTCTGATTGGACAGAGGCAGTCTATCATAAACTTGCACTTCTTGCAAGGGCTTAATTCCTCTGGACATCCCCATTTATGTGTAGATCCTTTTTGTTGTAAGCATGAATCACAGAATTCCTTAGTAGCTTTTACTCGGATTCTTTTTAAGAACTGACCATTAATTAATACATCATCCCAAGTGTTCCAGGGACGTTTAGATATGGGTGTAATGCCTTTTGCCACAATTTAATTTTACTACAATCCCCTCCGTAAGATTTCTCTGCCGGAAGGGATGTAGTTTGCAGCGCTTTTGATCGGAGGGGTTATTCTAGCTGCAAAAACTTAGTTCAATTTCTCCTTTCCTTTAAAGGTGTCTAATGATTGTAAGCTCTCACTTTGAATCATATTAGCTTGCACTCTATTTAAAGCACTCATAGCTCCCTTAGGTGCAGCAGCTGCATATGATATAGCATTAGATCCACCTATACCCATAGCTCGTGAAGCTCTCCAGACATCCTGATTTGCTCCAATATATAAGAATGTCCAATTTCCTTCTGCTTCTCTTTCTGAAATCATTTGTTTAATTTGATTACAGGTAAAATCAGAGGAAGAATTTTCTTCACCGTCTGTCATGATAACTACAAATACTCTAGGTTTAACTGGAGCTTTGCATTTATCACATGCATGAGATGCTTCTTTAAGAGCCTTATCCATAGACAAAATAGTATGGCCTACTGCATCATATAGAGATGTATTACCTAATGGTTTGTAATGCTCCAAATCAAGATCAGGAATTTCTTTGGGGTTCAAACCTTCATGGACAATTCGTACATTTGTACTAAATTTAGTAAACCAGAAATTAATTCTATTTCCTTCTTCAACCTCTTTCCTTCTCTCATCAATGTATTCATTAAAACCAGAAATCATTTGGTCTTGTACACGTTTCATTGAACCAGACTCATCTAGAACCAAGGCTAGAAAATTCAAATATTCTTTACTAGTTTTTGAATTTACTGGTTTCTTTTCAGCTACAGGAGGATTTTCCGGTGGCTTAGGGGGGTTAATAAATGGAGGTCTTGGTCTAAATTTACTATCAATTACCATTATTTATTACCTTCTTTTTCAGCATTAGAAGCAAGAACTTGAATCAGAGCGTCCAATTTATCAGATGTTTCTACAAGTCCAGAACCAACACTATTGACTGCTGAGAAAAGCTTATTAATAGCTGCTGTATGTCCATCAATCTTTCTTTCAAGTTCATTCATATGAACTACCATATTATTAAGTTTTGCCATTCCTGTATCAGAAGTTTCAGTATCATTAAATGCTTCCAATGGAGGAAAGTCTGTCATATTTTTAGCACAAAGTCCAGTACCAAAAGTAATCACAGAAATTGCTATACCAATAGCTACTCCCTTAAGTGTCTTATTCATTTATTTTCTCCCTACCAACACCAATTTATATTATAGACTAGCTAATTTAGTTTTGTCAAGACTTACCAGTTAATCCAAAACCAACATGAGATTCCTTAGCTTTTTGGAACACACGTTCACAAAGCTCAGTTCTATGTTTAAGAGCTTTAACAGCTTCTTCTAATGTATGCTTTCCAACTGTTACAGACAAACAAGCTTCTTTTAATGCAGCAATGCTTAAACCTTTAGTTAGACTAATTTCTGCTTGAGTGATATCTTTATGAAGAAAATAATTCAAGATTACTTTTCTTTCTTCATCATCAGGCTCTTTAAACTCATAGAGTTTATCAAATCTACTTGGTCTATCTACAATAGATTTTGGCAATACATGAGGAAAGTTAGTTGTTGCAAGAACAATACATTTTGATGGGCTTCTTTCACCATCTAAAAAATCAAGCATTTGTCCGATGAATCCTTGACTTTCTCTTAAGGCTTCTGTTAATTCTTCAAAGATGAAGAATTTAAGACGATTTTTAAGAGAGGAATTAATCTTTCTAATGAAGGCATCTGTTGGAAATTGAGATCCTACAAAAATAGCAACAGGCTCTAATTCATCTTTTATATTTCTAAGTACTGCCCTGATACTAGAAGTTTTTCCATTACCAGGATGTCCATACAAAAGAATGCCAAGCTTATGTATAAGCTTATTATTAGAGTATACATCCTCATTCTCAAGAAAATCTTCTATATCTTTCTTCAAAAGACTATATGAAGATGACAATTCTAATACTGCATCTGACCTAAGTTTCAGAGGGAACAAACAATTCTTTGCATAGGTATAGCATCCTGCTGGAAGCTTAATCGGAGGATTAACTGGTTCCATTTTTTTATTTTCAATAACAAGTCCGTAATCCTTATTATAAGCTCCAAGATTACCAGGAGTGTTAAAATATTCTGCCAATTCTTTAGGTGTTGGAGGATTAATTCCATCACCAATCACTTTAAAATGAGTTTTAACAGTGCTAGAGAAAGGAGTATAATATGTCTCATTAAGATTCTTAATCTTATACCAGGTCATTTCCAAATTTTTCTTTTTCTTTTCTGAAGAATCAATAACTACTGAATTATCTGTAGTAGTTTCTTGAACAGTAGTATTTGGTTCATTAACCATTTTTAAACTCCTTGCCATTGTCTTTTAAGCTTTTGTTGATGCTTTCTAGCACCTCTAAGTATAGTTGCCCATGTATCTCTTGTCAATGTATATTTTTTTTGTTTACGGAGACAGTCTGCAAAACAGAAACATAATTTAAATGCTAGATTTCTTTTTCCAGGATAATGTATTTCTTGAGGACTAAATGGATATACCTCATCAACAGCATGGCATTTTAAACAACATGCTCCATAAGAGTACATAGGTCTAAGTATCAAAAAATCATCACAAGTAAGTATATTAACTCTATATCTTAATTTGTCCAAGCGATTTCTCAAAATGTTCTTTAATTTACTCATCTAATAGGGCATACACCAGAAGAACAGTCAGAATCTAATTCTACATCTTCATACTCTTGAATTTCAATTTCATTAACCAAATCTTCAAGATTCTTTAAATTAGGAAATTTTTCTACCATTTCCTCATATTTCTCTTTAGAGATTTCTTCATAAGGCATTTGAGGATAGGCATCTGTATATTTAGGTAGGAATGCACAAGCAATAACATCATTCCAATTAGAATAAACAGAATTAACAATACTTTCCCATTCGTTTTCACCAATAGTTAAAGTACATGAAGAGTTATGATCTGTATAAAACTTTTGGAAGGTTAGATATCTATTAAATTGGTCTATAGCAGACTCATTGTTTGCTGCTAATTTAGCATCAGTCTTAATAGGGAATGAAAAAACCAACCGTTCTTTTTTTCCATGGTCATACTCAAATGATAATCCAAGCTTTTGAAGGGCTTTAGCTACAGGGTCCATAGCAGAGATTCTAATTCGTCTTATATAATAAGGAGCATATGCCCTATGTAATCCACTACTTACTGTAGGAAGCTGAGATAAAGTATTATGACTTTTCAATCCACCCTGATAGTACCAATGGACACCAGAAACCTCTATATCAAAAGTCTGTTCTTGTTCTCCCTCTTCTATACTCTTAATAGAGTAAGGGTAGAATGTTTTATTAGAGTTTTGAGAAAATTCTATAGGTTTAGAATTACCTTTAATGGAATGTTTATTGATTAAATCCATAGATTCTTTAATAGATCCAGTCCTAGAAAGATGTAATTTATATATAGGCTTTTTACTATGTGAATTTAATCTTTGTTTATTAATAGATAATCCAAAACACAATCCCACAGCTTCACCTACTTCTTGTAGGTGTCTCATAAAAAATTCACTTTTATTATCTATGCAAAAACTTTTATTTGCAAAACAGCCATCTGCATCTGATAAACCTGCAATAAAAGCAATAATGGATTCTTTACTACTTCTTCTTACTCTTTCTGGCAATTTTGTTAAGTCAGTATGACTTTCTTTATCTAAACCATTTTCAAAGAACCATCTCCTTAATTTAGCTGATTGAAAATCTTGAGTCCAACCCTTCCTATCTGTACATTGTTTAATAGTAGTCTCCACATTAAATAGCTCTTTCCAAATCTTTTGAGCTTTTAGATGAATATCTAATTCTGCCCCAATTAATTTAATTCTATTATTTGAGGTGAAGCATCCATCTCCCCAATATAAGCCAATAAGCCATGCTAAATTTGGGGAAAGTGCCTTAGGTGTTGGATAGTCTTTTGTATCAGCCCTAAGTCCATCTAAAGAACTATTTAATAATCTATCTTCAATTATACGGGTATAGCTTCCAAGACTACTATCTATTTCCATACCAGGCTTTAAATCTTTGGCTTTAACCCAAGACCCAAAGCCATTTATATTTTTAATATTTCTAATAAACATTGGATGTTCTTCTGTAATTTTAAGAACTCTTCCATTCCTTAATGTTATTTTTTTAATTGGTTTAATATGATTAGTATAAGTCTTGGTAACACCATAACCATTTGATGAATATCTAGTAGCTAATTTTCTAACATGAAGATTATGAAAACCATCGTGCTTCTCAATATCATTATAAATTTCATCTAAGAATAGGATTCCTTGATCAAAGGTTCTTGTATACTCCTTTGTCCAACATCCTTCAGGTTTCACACAAGTTACTAATAAAGGACACGGAACACGCATTTCATGTGCATACCTATTTGCTTCTTTATTAGCAATATCCCTCATCCAGCATAGTAATTGGATAGCTTCTGAGGAATTATATGACCATCCTAGATGATCAAAAGCATCCATTACACCAGTTAACGAAACACCTAAAAGCCTATCCCGTTTTTGTTTCTTATCCCATTCAGGAAGGGAAACAGTAATATTAGTAGCTCTTAATCCAAGCCTAACTGCTCTTTTAATAGCTCCAGCTAATTTTTTTCGTTTAAAATCAGAGGTTCCTTTAACAAAGGAATGTAAATTAATAGTACATAAATTACAGAATCCCTGAGAGTCTAAAAGTATCTCTGCGCAATTATGTGCTATAGATGATGCATCTATAAAATAATGATCAGGATGATCAACTGTAATATCATAAACATCCTCTATAGAATAATTCCAATCTATCTCTTTAATCTTTAGTTTATATGGCCTATATGGAGCTTTAAATTCATGCCTATTTAAAAGCTCTTGTTTTAATTCAGATATAAAACCGATTTGTTTAAACTGTCCACCATATATAGTAATCTTGAAGGAGGTACTATTGTTTCTAATTTTTCCATCTTTAGCAATATATGTTTTTGCCTTATTATGGGTTGTAATATTACAATAAACTCCGAATTCTCTTAAGATATTAGCAACAACATCTAAAGCCATTCTTCTTGATGAGTAAAGCTCTACTAATCCATTTTTTCTAACTAATCCATCTGCTGTAAAAAGTGCCTTAATAAAACCTAATTTAAAATCTCTACTTTGTAGATACAACCAAGAAAGATCTTCTTTATTAAGAGACATTCCTTTATCTATTAGCTTTTTAATTATGTCTACTTTATGAGAGGTTATAACTTTACAAGTATCAGGGTTTTGGAAATGGGGAACCGATGACTTATTAAACATATTCTCAAATATATTAGTTACATCTAATTCATGATAGCCAAAACAAAGTTGAGTAGTATATCCTTTAGTATCTTTTCTTTCTGAAAGGCTTCCATCTCCATGAATCCATCCAGAAAGAATTCCTTGTTTATAATCCTCTTCATTTGTAATAGGTCCATATGCTAAAACTTTAGGAATACCATAATCTAATTCTAATCCTGGATAGAATTTATCTGCTTCCAACCATTCTCCATTAGCAGCTCTATGGAGATGATTTCCTGTAGCATAAATATATGCTCCATTAGAAAGTAAAAATCTATGAACAGGTCTATTTGTCCCTGTTTTAAATGGTTTTGATGCATTAACTATAGAACCATCTTTTAAAACTACTTTCAAAGATTCCATTTTTAATGCTTGTTCAAAAGTTATATATCCTTGGTCTGTTAAAATTAATGATTTTAATGGTTTGCAAGGATTTAGACCATGTACATTAGGTCTTCTTTTTCTAGCTGCCCCTAAATTAAAAAAGCCTGGCTCTCCATTATTTTTAATATTTTTAAAAATTGTTTCAATTATTTCTTTATTTGGCTTACTAGTAAAAACAACTGAGTTATTTGACATTGTTCTTTGGAGATTAGTTTTTGTTTTCCAAAGATCTAATTTAGCATTTAGAAATTCACTATCATCAGGAGAGCCTAATGCAATCTGAGAAGATCTCCTAGTACCTCCAATAATTACATTCTTGCCAATGAAGTTACAAATATCCATTACATTTACTGGAGTTAAAGTTCCAGTAGATGAATTAATAATTTCTCCAATATTAGAAAACATTTCTCTAAGCCCATTTGGACCAGGAGCCTTTCCACCAAATGTTTTGATCCTTGATCCTTCAGGGCGAATTCTGTTATAGTTTAAAACTATTTTTGCTTCTGCATTAGAGGCACTAATATTTAAAAAACATCTTAAAGCATCTACCCAACCTTCTCTTGAATCTCCAATTTCAATGATATGTTGGTTATCTTCATAATCAATTGTTGTTCTATCAAATCTAAGCTTCTCATGAACAGGAAAATAATCTTTATGCTTGATAGAAACCTTACCAAACTTTGGAAGAGTTTTAATATCAGATTCCAAAATTCTAAAACCAACACCACAACCACACAATAGTAAATGAAATAGATCTGTAAAAGATTCAATGGAATTAATTACTGCGAATGAGCAATTAAAATTACTTTCACCAAATTTATATGATGATGGAGTTCCACCAATCCAAAGAGTTCTTCCTGCTGGCAAAACTCTTAGATTAAAGATATCATCAAATAAATTTTGAGCTTCAATAATTAAAGCATCACTACTATAATGCCCTGTATAGAGACTAAATGAATATTCAACTACCCGCTGTACTGTTTCTAACCAAGTTTCCCTTCTTTGAATATCATCCCTCCATCTAGAGTAAGTTCTAAGATACACTACATCAAATAGTACTCCAGCATGTAGTGGTCTTTTACCTTGATATTGATTTAAGAATTCTTCAGACAAAAAACTAGCATCAGTAATTGAATACATATGCTTCTCCAAAAATATATAAAACTACAAACTAGGTATCTTCTGAAGACCAGAAAGTTATACCTAAAAAGTTAGCAAACTTTTAAATTTCTCATAGTAAAAGTCTATCATTACAAAATGTAAAAGTCCCTGTTTTTTCCAGGGACTTTTATTTGTTTTAAGAAAATTAATCTTCTAGTCTAGAACCTTGTTATTATAGCTTCGATCTGTTTAAGACTGAGGGGACGTGTCTTTTAGATTTAGCTGGAATTATTATTGATTATTCTATTTCCAATTAATTTTCTTAATAAATAGCTTGGAACAAAAATCTATAAATGTATTTTTCATAAAAGCTGATAAACATCTATAACCGGCTCTAAGCTACCTTTTTGATTAGGTCTTTTGGAGATGGACCACCTCTAGACCTTTTCACCTTTAGCTACTTTCTCGTAAACTGATTTCCAATTACACCCTTCAGATGAAGAATGTTGCAACCAATCAGAATCCAATTTCCAATTTTTAGCTATGTCATTAGGATTTTCTACTGCTTCCTCCATTCCTTTCATGATTACATTATAAGCAACTTCAGCAGCTTTGTCAACCTTAAAAGCTGTCTTAAGTAGACCCAAGAAGATATCCTTATTACGCTCAATAATTTTTCTAGCTTGTTCTACATTAGAGCTTCTAATAGTTTCAACAATTTCTTGTTCTGTTGCCAGAATATGCCTTCTATGACCAGCTACTGCAAATGCAACTGTTCTACGTGTTAGAGCAAAGATCAAATTCATCATAACTGGATGGAACATCCAAGCGTTAGAAAGAGTTCTATACTCAATACCATGTGGAGGAAGTCTATACTCTCCAGGCAATCCATAATATTCCCTTCTAATAGGATCATCTTGATTGGCAAAAAGAGATACAGAAGCAAGACCTACAATGGCATCCAAAGTCTTTACAATCTCATCTACTTCCTTTTGAGAACGTTTTCCAATTCCCAAATGGATATGTCCACCAGCAAACCTATAAGGAACTACTCTACCATCTTCTCGTTTTCCTTCAATCTCATAGACATTCATCGAAGGGGCACAACCAAATGTTACATGTTCTTCAGAAGCTCGATCCAATTCAGCATCTGGAATTTGAACTACAGTTCTTGAGGAAAGTCTAGCTGTAGGATTAGCTTTTTTAGCCAAGCTCAAAAGATTTTTCAAACTTGTTCTAATGGAATCAGCAAGATGGGCATGACACAAAGGAGCAGTTGTTTCAAATTCAGCTTGAAAACCATCCCAATAAACTTTCATATCTCCACCCAATTCATTTTTTGGAGATTTATCAGCATCAGCTTTGCTCTTAAGGAATGTAAAAGCTGGAATAATATTTCCACCAGCATCCTCTATAAAGATTTCAGGATCAGATCCAATTGTCATAAACACTGATTGGAGGTTTGTAAAAATTTGAGAACGTTGATGGTTCAAAAATCTTGCCAAGAATTCTTTTCCTTGGCGACCAGTAAGCTCTTTTACTTCGGTACCCTCAGGAATATACAAAGAGCGCCTATTAAAACTCTTAGTATCAAACAAAGCAACTTCTTTAACACCTTTTTGATAGCTATTTTTAAGCTTGTCAAGGATAAAAAATTTAGGTATTTTAACATTAGGCGGATTTGCAATACGTTGAACAACAGCACCATCTTTAAGTTCATCAAGTTTCTTGACTACACCTCTGTAATCAATCTCTTTCTTTTCTTCTACTGCCGGTGCTTCTGCAACTTGATTATCCATTATTAAATCCCTCGTTAACTGATGACTTTATTTTAGTCTACTTTTCTTGAACTTCAATTATTTGAATAATTTCTTTATTGTTTACTCAATTTAATTGAGGCAATTGCATAACCTAATGCTACAAATCCTAATATAAATCCCGCTATATGGGCATTAGAATCTGGTGATACAAAAAACATAACAGAACAATAGATTAAAAACAAGGATGAGAATAAACAAAGTAACGAATCTGTCATACTATTGTCCTTTTTAGAATTGGGCGCAGGCAGTAGGAGTTGAACCTACCAAGGCTATTAAGCAAAGGGATATGAACCCATTGAGACTTCCGTTTCTCTATGCCTGCAAACTTTTTAAACTTCACCTCTAGCAAACATAGATATGATTGCTGGAGTATCTGTTGATAAACCTACACATTGGAGAACTCTAGGATCATTCTCAGAAGATCCTACACTAAATCTATTATAAGCCATTGCTACTACAGCAAGCTTAGCATCAATTCCCATTACCTTTCTATATTGATCTAAAGCTTGAGTAGGATGAATGTCTCCTTGCCAAGTTTCTGAATCTGTATAGATTACAAAGATATCAATAGGTATCTTATGCTCTGTTGCATAAGTAATTGGAGATGCACAATTAGTACCTCCTCCTCCAAGACCCTTTAATGTAGCAATAACATCATCAAGCCTTTGTTTAGCAGAAATATTAACTGGAGATGCTTTAGTATTAAAATGCATAATAAAAGGGTCTTTTTCAGTTGCTGCTGTAATTAAAGCAATAGCTCCTGCTGCTGTATAAGCATTCATAAAACTAATATCCGTAGCTACAGCATGATTCATACTTCCAGAAGTATCTATTGCTAGAAGAATTCTCTTTCCTGATGGCTCTACAGTTTCAAATGACAATCTAAATGCATCATTTAAAGCATCAATAATTGCTGTAATTGGCTTCCATACAATAGCCTTCTCTTTTTTAAATTTAGTTCCAGAATAACTACTACCAGCTTTATATACTAATAAAGCTGCCAAAATCTTTATGGGGTGAAGTTTTTCCAGAAATTCTTTGGTATGGAATTTATCATAAACAAAACTAACATTTCCCAATCCATGAATTAGAGTATTGTTAGCCGTCATTACTCCCAAGTTTCTTAGAATAAATTCAATACCAGCATGTTTAAGGATTGCTCCATAAATTTCATGGTTATGTTTCTCACTAGGAATTACTTCCAATGGTAGCTTATATGTATTAATTAAATTAACCAAGTGTCCAGTTGGAGCAGTAGCAGCATCCTCTACAGCCCTCAAATAATTAAGAGAAGGGGTTTCTCCTGCTTTGTCAAGAGATTCTAACTTTCCAACTGCCCACCGAAAAATTGTATTCTTTTCAGTTGAGACATTTTTAGGATGGGAAAGCTTTAAAAGATCTCTATGGGAGAAACCAGCTTGTTTGCCACCCCTTCTCTTATACTTTGTCAGAAAATAAACCAATTTATTAGGAGGTGTTAATTTATACCAATTAGCAACAGCATGTTTAAGACCACTTCCCCAACCTCTATGTTGCTCTGCAATCATTACAAACTTAAATAGATGAGTAGGAATTCTACATACTTTCATCAACTTAGAAAATGCTAATTTTCTAGTTTCTTCAGAAGCATATTTAGGTGACGTGCAAAGGGCAAGGGCGAAAATAGCAGGATCATTCGTAGCCGCCTTATAGCTTTCCGAAATAGAAACAATTTCATTTACAGTCCTTTTACCATCTTCTTTAATACAATCAAGAATATTTTTAGCAGCCTCAATTGTTAATGGTTGGGGTCTAGCATAGAAAGTTCCTTGATCTGTGCCTAGAATTAGGAAACGTTTAAGTAATTGCCATTTATCTACCGTATACGAGAATCCTCCAGCATTATTTTGCTCCATACTCTCACCAAGAATAGGCTGAGATTGAGGAGTTTTTAATGTAGAGAATTCTGTATAGGTATTCATTTTAATACTGCCTCACAACGACCAGATAATTTAGATTACTGCTTTTAAATTAAGCTGTCAATCCACTGATTGCTTTTAAAGTATTAAAAGTTTCTAATGTAGAAATTCCAATGAATTTCTTTCCATCTTTCAAAGTATATAGAGCACATACATTCTGAGTAGTTCCTATATGTACTGCTAATAATCCAGCTATAATAGCCAATAAAGGAGCTACCAGTATAAAAGGTAAAGCAGCCGCTCCAAGCAACCAATTTTTAGCTTGTGTAGAGGATTGTTCTTCTACACTTACTAAAGATTTAGGAAGATCAATAATTTGATCATTTAAAGAAAGTAATCCATTATTATTAATAGAATATTTTCCACCTGGAATATCTCCAGCCACTACTCGTAATTGATTTTTTAGTAAAACAAAATCCATATTTAACCTCACAATGAATTTATTGGAACTGATCCACTTAAATGGTTTCCATTTTCATCAAACTCAAAATATACCATATCCTGCGGAGCATGGCCATATAGTTCTTGCTCTGCATACGTTCCTGTATACCTAACAAAACTACCACCATTAGCAATATGAAATCTTACTATCTCAAAACCTTTACCTGGTATAAGTTCTGTTGTCTCCATAGGGATTACAAAAGATTCATGATTATGTCCACTAAACCAGCAATGAGTAGGATATAAAGATTGAGATGATAAAGCTTTAACTGCCATAATAATTTGAGGCATTTTTAATGCCTTTCCATATTTATGGGTTAATGATAACCGTTTTTGTACTCCTCTAAAATTCAAATCTATTACTACCCTAACTCTAAAATAAGGTACTTGAAGCATCTGTGCCATTGTTCTAGCTAAATCAAACTGTGCTGCTTTCTCTGTTCTACCTCCACAATGGTTTCCCCATTCAACTGCAATAATTTTATGTGCAATTGGAAGTAAAGTTTTAACAGCCTCTACTACCTGCTCATTAATTGAACAGTATTGTTCCATAGGATCGCCTACAGATACCTTAGTAATACCTTCAATTAAATCTCCACCAATAGTAGCAAAAGAATTTGGTTCATTTTTAATTCTTTCAATCTGCTTCCTAAACAGTTCTCCTCTAAATGCTTTAGAACCTACATGGATATCAGTTAGATTATAAATCTTAATCTTATTATCTGGTAAATCATCATCAAACATAATTGACATATAATTACCCTCTTCAGATACAAAATATTTAAATCTACGGTTTGGTCTACCACCCCCAAGCCATTCATAGTTTTTACTATTATCTAATATAGGAGTTAAGATTAAATCATTTGGAATATTTGTTTCACAAATAAAATGTTCAGGAAAATTTTCCTTTAAAATCTCTAGTGCTCGCGCTTTTGTAGAAATTTTAAAAGCTTCTTTAAATTTAGATAGCTTAATTCCAGTTCTAGCATTCTTTTTAATCCAAGTTTTAACTGGACTATATTCTCCTTCTGACTTTTGAATCATTAAATCCAAACCAGTAGGAGTAGTACATAGGTCTTTTGCCAAGTCATATCTATCTAAACCAGACTCTAACTTAGTTTTAAGTTGCTCTAGTTTTGTAATCCGTTTAGGTTTTCCTCTTAGCTTCCTTAATTTAGAATCTACAAAATATTCAGATAGACCTAAAATATTTGAAATCTTCCTGCTGCCATAACCTAAATCTGCATAGTATCTAATCTTATCTTCATTAGTATAAGAATTAGGAAACTTAATCTTCTTTGGAGATTTACCTGTTTGCCTATTTTGATGCGCAAGATCTTTTAATGGGTTAGTATTAGGACCAGGAAGAGAAGTATCATCTAATCTAGCTTGTCTAATTAAAGCTGTAGCTTTCTGACTACTAATCCCTAATTCACGAGCAATGATAACTCTTCCATACCCTTTTTTTACTAGTTCCTTTACTTCGTCAATTAAAGACATTTATAAATTCCTTTTATAAACAAACTGTTACATATTGTATAACATAAATTTTCTATAATATACATTTTTTAATGTACTTCTGCCCAATTATGTCCAATCTTCAAATCTATTCCAACTGGAAGTCTATCTATAAATCGTTGTCCAGCCTCTATCATACAAGCCTCTACAATTTTTGAAGCTTCTTCTTGGTGCTCTTCTTTAACCTCAATTAGAAGTTCATCATGTACAACTGCAATTACTCCTTCAGTTTCAAAATCAAAGCCAGCAGCTTCAAATCTATCTTGAATTAATTTTAGTGATACTTTTAAAATATCTGCGGCAGTTCCTTGAATAATAAAGTTATAGCCTTCCCTAGAGATTTCATTTAATCTTTTCTGATAGGTATTCCATCTTTGATTCTCTCCAAACTTATGGAGATCTTCATCTAGCATTCTTTCTTGTTCTGGTTTTAAGCACCATCGACGTGGACGACCAAGCTCAGTAAAAAGAATAGTAATGGGTTTCCTACCTTTAAATGGTGCAAGAGAAGAAAATCCTTCTGGCTTTTTTCTAATAAACTGGTCTATCTCATTTTGCTTTCTAGCAATTCCAGGAAAACTTGCAAAGAAAGAATTCCAGTATTCTTTTGCTTCTAAATCAGTCCAAACAATTTCTCCTTTAGATTCTTCAGCTACGAAATCTCTTAACTTCATTGGACCAGCTTTATAAGATAAAGCTAAATATCCAGTCTTTCCTATAAAATCCCGTTTATAATCTCCTCGTTCTGGTAAATAATCGAGGTTTAGCCATTTCTTAGCAACAGCAGAATAAAGATCTATATCCTTATTAAATGCTTCAAGCATAGCTTTTTCATTACAAATTTGAGCTGTAACTCTAGGCTCTACTTGTTTATAATCAACATCAATAAAGATATATCCCGGTCTAGCTTTAAAAGATTTTCTAAATAACTCTCTTGCTGATTTACCAAAAATATTTTCTCTTGCTGGAGTTTGTTGTAAATTTGGTCCTTGACATGAGCTTCTACCTGTATCAATTGATCCTTCATCAGATCCTATTTGATACCAGTTAGCATGAATAATGCTATCTCTTGAGCAGAGGTTTAGCATCTTCTCTCCAAACTTATCTAATAGAGAATCAGCTTTTTTATATTGAAGAATCCAAGGTAAAGCTGGATGATCTGAAATATGTTTTTTAAGTGTTTCTTCTCTTGAATCAGATACAGATACTCCAGCACCATTTAAAGCGGTTTTAATTTGAATTGGAGATGATAAGTTAATTACTTCTTTATCTGTCCAGACAACTCTAGCCTTTCCTCTTAAACCATTAGATTTTATAACTTCTCTAACAAAGTATTTAGCAACCTGATCTTCTGCTTCTTTTCTTTTTTCTTCTAAGAAAGGAATAACAATAGTTTGGTGATAAGTTTTATCATATCCTATACCCCTTAATTCCATCATTGCATACGTAGGAATCAAGTCACACTCTAACTTAATAGCATTATAGATAGTCTGATTTAAACGAACTCTTTGCTCATATTTTTCTACAAACTCATCTAATCTTTCACAAATGTTATCATAAAGAGGAAAAACTAATTTAACATCATCAGCCGCATACTGAAGCTGATCTGCTGTTAAAGTACCTCTCCATCTTGACTTCTGGAGAGTAGCCTTAAATTCAGCATATTCAGCAAAGTCTTTTCCCGTTAAGGCTTTAAACTCAGATTGGCTTATATACTCATTATATAAACTAGCTAAGTTATGTTTAATCTTATCTCCAGCTAAAAGTACTTGAGACATCAACATGACATCTCTAAATTTTCTTAATCTAATATGAAAGTAAACAGACAAAAATTGAAATTCATATTTTAGATTTTGTCCAAGAATTGTTGCCTTTTCTAAAACCTTAAGCTTACTTCCTAGATATTGAAGAGTTAGTCCTTTAGCTAATAGCTCTTCAATATCAATAATGAATTGAAGATTACAGACATCTAAAGGAAAGCCAATTTGAATTGTTTTAATTCCTCCTTCAAACATCCCATTAAACTTAATAGGTCTGGGAACATTAGAGGAGTTTGTGTAATTAAAGGTTTCTAAATCTAAAGCTATAAAAGGAGACTTACTAATAAAGTCTGTCAAAAAATCAATTGCTTCTTCGAGATCTTGTTTGTCGTGTATGTATTTGTAAGTTTTTTCTACGTCTTGTTGGGTAATTATCAATGATCTTATCCAATTGTTTAAGTAAATCCGGTCCAATCCTATCGGTACACCAGAAGAGGAGAATGGTAAATGGAATACCATCTTTATCAACGTACTCTTTTAGTTCTTCTCTTTCTTCTGGTGTAAGCTCTAACTTAGAAAGAAGAGTTTTAAATTCCTTTCTTAAGGTAGAGAATTTCTTTTTCATTTCAAAACTTCTTTAGCTTTGCTTTTTCCAATAGGTACTGCTGGAGCACTATCTTCTATAGAAGGATCTGGTATACCCCACAAATCCCATTTAACATTTTCATAGTTAAGTAAGATTTCTGTAGCTATTTGTTCACTAGTATAAGCTCCATATTGTTCCAATATCTCTCTAGGAACTTCTGGATCAAATTGCTCTCCAGTCCATTCTCTATCTCTAGGAATAGCTTTCAAAGGCTCATAGACAGTATCTTTACCTTCACCAGTTCTCTTCTGAATAAAGATAGCTTTTTGGAATTTACCTTTTCTATCATCATCAACCAATGAGTTAATGTTTGCTGCACCTTTACCAAATCTAAGTTCTACAATCCTTACAGGATTGATAGGATTATTATTAAAGGTTTCACCCTCAAAATTGTGGACATAGGCAATCATACACTTGAATGTATGTGGTTTATTTTTTCCACCCCAATCATCGGGTTCTTGACAATATGGGCAATTTTTATATACTGGGTCATGTGGCATATAGTTATTTTCACAAAGAATATGTTTAGTTCTAAGTTTGCCCTCTTTATCCCTTGTATAGAAAATATGGACAAGCAAATCTAATGAGTCTTCATACGGATGTAGAAAACTTAGATAAAATGGCTTGTCTTTTACTAGGAAAAATCTACGGGGATTATCCTTTAGTAATTTTCCTTTTTCTCTATTTTCTTCCTGTTCTTTTCTGGCTTCTTGTTTTTGTTCAAATAACTTTTTAGCCCATTCTTTTTGAATTTTATTAATCATATATCTCCTTCAAGTAAACAACATTACTTAATACTTTTATAGCATAAATTTGTATGGTTTGTTTATATTTCTACACATATTTTATACTATCTATTATAGTACCCTTTTCTAAACGAAGGGTTTCACCTATTTATTACAATAAATACTACTTAGGCAATAAAGATAGCCGGTATTAAAATTTCTAAAGGACTTCCGCAAAATTGCCTATACCTTAAATTCTTTTAATAATTCTTTGGACTTAAGTAATTTTTAAAAAATCTACTAAAAAAATTACATATATAGATTATTAATAGTTAGGGATAGTTAGGGCTGCTTCTATTATGCTCACATTTAATATTTGAAAATCAAGTCTTTTGAACATTAATTAATTTAAAGATTCTATTAATGAATCGAAAGTAACTACATCAGTAATTAGTAATGACTTGAAATTGTAGTTCCCAAATATATAAACAATCTTTCTAACAGGATCATTAATCTTAAATCTAAGTCTCATGGATTGTTGAGACTTTCCAATATTATGTTGATGAATATAGTTTTCAAAATCAGATTCAGGAATAAATGATTGGAAATCTGGATATTCAAAAATTCCGTCCAATTCAATTTTTCTAACTGGTGTACTAACTACAGTAGATCCAATTACTTTACCTTCATAAATTTCAACTGGAAACCGATTAGGAATCTCTGCTAAACCTTCTCTTCTTCTCCAGAAGTTTTTAATGAACTTGATTTTATATGCAGCTTCAGCTAGTTGATTTCCATTCATATATACAGAAGCAAGAATAAATTGGACAGTATGATCTGCAAAGGTATTTACTCCTACTTGCATAGTACTAATAGTTAAATCAGTAAGAGAAGGAAACTTCTCCTTCATATAGTTTTTAGTTTCTTCTACATGGGATTTATAAACAGTAATAAGAACCTTATCATGTTTAAAATCCTTTAAACATTTCTCACCAATGAAGTTTAGAATGTCATAGAATTTTTCATTCTTAGATAATGAGGTTTTGGAAAGACTTGAATCTAATACTTGATAGATTTTATTCTCAGGATGATATTGTGTGTAATCTAAAACCTCTCCATCTCCAATCACTTCTATATTTTGATTGTTTAAGGCTATTTGAAGTTCTTCAATAGGTGGAGTAGCATCAGTTAAAAGACGTATAGGAATATTAGGAAGTGGAAAGAATAAATCTAAGCCAGATATTCTACTTAAGTACTGATTAACATTATAAGCATCTATAAAGATTTTTAATCTCCACGGAATGCCAGCCTCTTCAAATTTAAGTTTTAACTCTTCTAATTGAGCAATACTTGGATAAACCTTTCCAACAGGATACCCTCCTTCCTTTAACCATCTACCTAAATTCCTAGCCCAAATATATTCTGAATTTAAAAGAATCTCATATTCAATAGGTAATGGCCTGATATTAGAGACTAAATTGTCTAAAAAACTTTCATCAATTATTAAAACATCAAATTGTTTCTGACTAAACAATTGATATAAAACTTCAGGACATTGGAAATGTGTATGCTGAATAATAACTATTCTATTCTCAGGCTTTACAGCTTCCTTGTATTGAGAAGGATAGGGGCATGTAGAACGAAGAGGGCACTTACTGCAATATCGTTTTTTATAGAATTGAGAATCGGCCCCTAATCCTACATAGTACTGGATATTGTCATATTCAGGACAATCAAAAGTTAATCCTTGGTACTCAAATGTATTTTTATGGCTCATTAAAAGGTGAGCTTTTTGACCTCTTTCCTCTATACGTTCTTTATGCTCTAAAGCTAATTTGGCAGTAGGAACAGCAAGAAGGACATTTTTCCCCTTATTAGCTAGTTCAACAGTTAGACGATCTGAAAGAAGAGATTTACCGGAGCCTGGAGGAGAGGCAATAAGAATATCCTTTTTAATCCTTTCTTCTAAATAAGCGAGAATTTTATTTCTAACTAATGGAAAAGTAGTAGCTCTAATCTCATCAGCAGTTACTAAGTTAGTATTACTAACTTTAGTTCTCCTCAATTGCTTTCCAAAAATAAATTGTCTAGGATTCCAAAAATTACTTCTATTCTTAAATGGACAACCATCACATATACCAGCAAAATTTGTTTGAAATGTTGAGCAATTAGGAACATACTTGTTAGGATTCTCTTCTTTCTTAGCATTATTCCAATGGTGAGAAGTAGCATCTCTACCTCTAAAATTCTCTTTTAAGGATTCAAACCATTCAGATCCTTCAGAAGAGTTTTTAATTGCATCATTATATGCGGCTAATCCACTTAAATATAATCCAGTTTTATGATAAACAATCCCTTGTTTCTCAATAAGCTGCTCTTCATTTACTACACCCCTAATAAGCTTATTAATAGCTTGACAATTAGAGGCCATTTTATTAATGGTAGGCGGAAGATCTTCCATAGGTTGGGGAAGACACCTATCTAAATAAGAAAATGGCTTATAGACCTTTCTAGGTGTATTAGAAATGATTGTAGGCTTTGCCTTTAAATTAGCCTTAATAAAATCTTCAGTAATTGGTTCTGCTTTTATAAAGCTTTCTAAAATAAATTCAGGAGAGCTGGAAGCCTTATTTTTATAGATTAAATCATGAGCTTGTTTAGATTTAAAATGGAACCCACCAGGAATTCTAATACAAGCCTTTTCTCTACCAAAAAAAGGATAAACTTCCTCAGTTCTCCCACCAACCTCATCAAATATTTGCTCAAGATAGTCTGCCATTAACTGATGGTTAATGTCTTTACATAGAATCCAAAGATGATACCTCTTATCTCTAGACTCCTCTAAAAGATAATCAATACCTTTCTTTTCAAAATATGGAATTAATTTATTGATTACAACATCTGAATCTTCTGGACTATCAGCATCAAAAGCTACCCATTTAACAAGATCATCTTGAAATCTACCAAAAATTGCATATGAGCATGAAATAAAATAATCATTCTCATAGGGTTTTTGAGTAAAATGAAGAAAAAGATCTTGGTCTTTTAAGTATCGTTTTTGTTTATGATAATCAAGAGAATTAGTTTGTTTAGTAAAGCGCTGAATAGAAAACTCAGCTTGCTTATATAAAAATTTTTCTTTAAATGCAGGCAGAAGTTGTAAAAACTTTGCCTTATCCATTCAATTTAAAATCTTCTGCTTGCCAAGTCTCTTCAATAATCTTTTTAGTTTTTTTAATATCTTCTAAAGCTTCTTTAGTTACTTCCTCTAAATTATCCCCTTCAATAGAAGAGAATATATAAATAGAATGAAAAGGACTAGTTTGTAAAGTAAGTCCTATCTCTTTCTTAAATCTTTTAGCCACTACGTTTTCTCCTTCTGTTAGTTATAACCTTTTTTATAGGAACAAATTGGATATGGGTATTAGGAATTAATGTAATATCAATCTTGCCTAGATTTAAAAGGGATTTAAACTTTTCCCAATTTAATGTTTCCCTCCTAACCTCTTCTTTAAATTCAGGATAGGTAGAACAAACCCATTCATAAATTAAATCTTCATGATAGATAGCCTTCTCATCAATTTGGAGAAAACAATCATCCCATCCTCCAGATTCATCTATAAGTTTAATAACTTCCTCTCTAAGCTCCTTTTGTTGTTTTTCTAGCTTAGCAGATTCTGTAACAATTTGTTTATATCTCTCAATAATTTCTGGTCTTAGCATTGGTAAAGTTAAAACAGGAGTAAAAACAAATGCCTCAATTACAAAAATATAGCTCTTTAACTGAAGCTCAAATATCTTTTATTATAAATAGTTTAGCTAAGGATAAACAATTAGATTTGGTTAAATCTAATTTTAATAAATTCTTTACAGGACATAATATAGATGGAGGTTTAATACTCCAAGTAGGAGTTCAGCATCAAAAAGAAATTAAAGAATTAATTGCTAAATATGAAGTTAATTTTGATGATATCCGAATTGCTAATGAGCGTAATCAATTAAAACTTTTAGATACCCTTTTTGATGAATGCCTTATTCCACGAGAAGTGGCTATAGGAAAAGATGGTGTTCCTATAACTAAAGTAGACTTCAATACAGCTTTAAAATGTATTGAGGTTGCTGCCAAAATAGTCAATCAAGTTAAAGTAAGAGAATTAAAAGCTGATTCTACTAGAGCTTCTAGTACAGAAGATGATCCAGAAATTTCTGGACCTCCTAAATATGAAGTTTCTATTGTCCATAAACAATGAAGTTACCTCCGTTATACCCATTTCCTCAACCAAAGCCTGGATATCCATATGGTGCTACAAAGATGCAAGAGCAGCTTTTCCTCCATCATATGCGTCCAGAAGAGCGTCCACATAATCATCCTTTAGACATTTGTTTAATGATCGGAGGCGCAGGATCAGGCAAGAGTTTTCTAAAAGGAACGCCAGTACTAGGTTTTGATGGATCTATTTTAAAAATAGAAGATATTAAAGTAGGAGATCTTCTTATGGGGCCTGATTCTACTCCAAGGAAAGTATTGGAATTGGGTAGGGGAAGGGAAACTTTTTATAAAGTTACTCCAATTAAAGGCGATTCCTTCTATTGCAATGAATCTCATATTCTTTCTCTTAAACTTACTAATCAAGGAACAGAGACTAGAGTTAATAAGTCTGGAAGCCTTTATATTAAACCTCCTAGATATGGAGGACAGAAAATAGTTAATGTTTCTGTTAAGGAGTATTTAACCTGGAGCAAAAGAAAACAAACTGCCTATAAACTTTATAGATCTGGATTAATTAATTTTCCAAATCAATCTAAACCCCTTCCAATTGATCCCTATATTTTAGGATTGTGGTTAGGGGATGGAGACTCAGATTCTTTCCAATTTACTACAATTGATGGAGAAATTAAACAAGCACTTTTTGATTTTGGAGATAAAGCTAAAAAAACAGTTTCTGCTTATGTTGATAATAAATCTAAAACTCCAATCCATAGAATTAATGTTTTAGAAATGATTCCCACTTTAAAAGTATTAAATTTATTAAATAATAAGCACATTCCTAAAGTATATAAAACAGGATCTATTGAAACTAGACTTAAACTTCTTGCTGGTCTTATTGATACGGATGGTAATCTTAGTAGAGGAGTTATAGATTTTACTCAAAAAAATCAAAGTATTTCTGAAGATATAGCTTTTATTGCTAGAAGTTTGGGTTTAGCAGCCTATGTAACTAAATGTAAAAAATCTTGCTTAACCTCTAAAGGCAAATTTACTGGAGAATACTGGAGAGTCTGTATCTCTGGAGATCTTTCTATTATCCCTACTAGGCTTTTAAGAAAACAAGCTAAGTCCAGACAACAGAAAAAAGATGTTTTAACTACTGGATTTAAATTAGAAAGGTTAGAGGAGGATGATTATTATGGAGTAGTTCTTGATAAAGATAAACTATTTCTTTTAGGTGATTTTACTGTAGTTCATAATAGTGCGTGCGCTATTGCTGCTGTAACTGAAGTGATAGCAGGCTTTTCCAATGTTAGAGCTGTCGTAGGTGGTAAAAACTTTCCTCTCCTTAAACGTAATGTTATTGATGAGTTTGCTCAACGGTTCTCTTTAAATGATGGAAATGAATGGAATCACCCTTTTGTAAAATCCTATTTAAAACAGGATGCTCTTCTTAGGCTTCAAAATGGAAGTGAATTAAAATTTCTTAATCTTGATAAGTATGAAGTAGCTAGAGGTTTTACTGCCGATCTTGTAATGATTGAAGAATTAAACCTGATGAAAGGTGGAAGCTTTGATGAAATGCTTAGGAGAAGCAGAGGTAGGAATCTTGATTTAAGACAATTTATTCTTACCATGAACCCTACAGGAGAAAGAGATTGGGTTTATTACAAATTTGCATTAGAACAATTTGCTCCTGGTTATGAAGGTCCACCAATTCAAATAGGAGATCTTTGTAAATGCCAATATTGCTTTAGTTGCTTAGATAGAAATCTAGGGCAGTTTGAATGGATAGGTGGTGAAAAAACTGAATGGTCTTGGGAAGGAGGGGTTTGTCCTAATCCTTATTGCCATTCTATTTCTGTATTCGGTAAGCCACAGCATAAAGAAAATAAGTGTCCTGGAAATCAATCATATTATCGAGTTATCCAGTCTGCATCATTTGATAATCCGCACCTTCCCTCAGACTTTGTTCAGAACATGAAAGATATTTATTCTGAACAGGACTATAAGGTTTTTGTTCTTGGTCAAATTGTACAACTAAGAGAGGGGAAAATCTATAAATCTTTTTCAAATGATAATGTTTCTACTGATGTTTCTTTTAATCCTTTTAAGGATATTTATTGGACACACGATTTTAATCAAGATCCTATGTGTTCTTCTCTTTTCCATATTACTGATAGTGGAGTAGAGGTATTTGATGAAATTGTTCTTTGGAATTCCAATGAAGAACAAGTAGCTAAAGAGTTTGTAAGTAGGTATTTAGGATTTAAAGGAACAGTCTATATTTATGGTGATCCTGCTGGTTTATATGGTGCTGCTAAAAGAGAAACTAAACGAACATCTTTTAAAATTCTTTATGACTATTTAAAAGATCATGGTTTTAATGTAGAAATTGGAACTACAAAAATTGAAGGAGCTACTAAGATCTCCATTAGGGATAGGATTAATAATGTTAATGCTATCCTAAAAAATGCTAAAGGTGAAATTAGAACTCAAATTCATCCTAAATGTGCTGCCTTAATTAATTCTCTTGCCTCTGTTAATTGGGATAAGTTTGGAAAAGAAGAAGATAAAAAGATTGATGAGGTAGCTAAGGAGAGCTTTAAGAAAGGATCAATTACTCCTATTATGACTCATCCTTCTTGTGCATTTGGATATGCTATATCTAAACTTTTTCCTATTATTAAATTAAGCCCTCCAGTCCAAGTTATAGAAACAGAAAAAGAATCTATTAGAGAAATTGAATCAGAAATTACTCATACATTAAAAGAGGCTCCTCAAACTAAAACAGAAGAGTTGATTAAAGAACATGAACAAAGTCTGGTTCCTAAACCTTTACTACAATCTATAGGAGCCTTCTTTGATAGGTCTATTCTTGAGGAGAGATTAGAAAAAGAAAAAAAAGAACGGGAGGCCCATGATCGCCTCTTATATGAAAAGCTGAAAACCCAACAAAATCAAGGATCTCTAGGTGATTAGGTATAGTTCTATTGTAAAGTTTAATAATCTTTTAAGGAGATTACAATAAATGGCTATTCCCACGCAACGAGCTAACGTAGTTTGCCATAAGCTTGATAATAGTACTGATTTGGGTTTTACCCTGGCAGTGCAGTCGCCTATGGGTAATAATGCTACTCAAACATCTACTAATATTACAACCCCCTCACCGGAAGCTTTCTTGGTTCTTTGTAAGCTTGTTAGTGGTGCTGTAACTATTGATGCCTCAGTCCATGCTGGTACTCCCAACTTTGGTTCTCCTGATGCAACAATTACTATTAACAATACTGCCCTTGGTGGATATTTTGTTAATACTACTTCAAGCAAACTCCAAGCCGGTCTTAAATTAACAGCAGGTGCCTCAGGTGCTCAATTCTCAGCATTTGGTGTATACTGTCTTGGTGCAGTAAACTCTCTGCAAGGATGGCCCGATTTTGGTTCCGCAGTTAATGCTTTTGGTTCCACGATTGCTGGTACATCTGGTGCAGTTGCTGCTACCGGAAGTGGTGTAGTTGCTAACGTAACGACAATTAACGTCTAATTACAAGCTGCCCCTTGCGATTTAGAGAGAGTATTGAATTGTTCTATACTCTCTCTAATTTTTGCACAAATATAGATAACATCATCTTTATCAATATTTAAACCTGTAGGAAGGCAGAAAGAGGTAGCTGCTAATCTCTCAGCATTTGGAACTTTATTTTCTAAAACCTTATAAATAGGATTTAAATGGCAAGGTTTAAAATAAATCCTAGCTCTTATATTAGCCTTCTCATAAATATATTTAAGAATGAAATCTCTTAATGATCTATTTCTAATAGAGCTTTCTGATCCACCAACTTCACAAGGAACATACGAATAATTACATTTATATGTATAAGCTATGGGAGCCATTACATTAATTTGCATAGGCAGATGTTTTACATATAAATCAAAAATCATTTTATTATGATTAATAATCTCATCTAAATACTCTAGATTGCATAATGCCATTAAGGCATGGATTTCACTTAGTTTAGCATTAGTACCATATCCTACAGAAGATCCCTGAACTCCAGCATTTTCTTGGAAACCAAAGTTTCTCATTTCTCTTAAAGTAACAGCTAAATCAGAATTATTAGTTGTAATAATACCACCCTCAAATCCATTTATAAGTTTAGTAGCATGAAGACTAAAAACCTCACAATCACCAAACCCTCCTAATGGAATTGGTTTATTAGAAGTTGACCTAAATGATGTTCCAACTCCATGTGCAGAATCATATATTAATTTAACATTTCTACGTTTAGCAATAGAACCTATAAATTCACAATTAGAAGCTGTACCAAAAAGATTGGGAATTAAAACTCCTTTAATGCCAGGTTCTTTATTTAACATATCATCCAGTATTAATGTAGATGGATGATACATCATAGAAGGTCCACCACAGTCTATAAATTTTGGATTTAAGGATGCTTGAGTTATTGCATGTGCTGAAGCAATAAAAGTAAATGATGGAACTATAACTTTTGCACCTTTAGGTAGCAAAGCCTCCATTGCCAAATATAATCCCATTGTTGCATTACTAACAGCAATGGCATGTTTAACTTTAAACTTATCTTCCCAAACCTTTTCTAACTCTTGAACAAGAGGGCCATTGTTAGTTAATTGTCTCCGATTAAAAATTCCATCAATTTGCTCTTTAAACTTAGCAATACCAGGCAAATTAGGAATTCCAACTTCTAGTTTCTTCATATGGATAAAATTAAAAGGAGATTTTAGGGCTAACAATGGATAACATTTTTCACTCAATTTCAAAAACTTATAATAGCTTACTTTATAAAACTGGTCAACGTTCTTATCTAGAATACTTCATTAAATCCTATAAACCGGAATATCAGGGAGCTATAAAAGATTTTTTCTCTGAGCTATCCTCAACTGAAGTAGTTAAAGATCCTGCCCAATTTTACAGAAGGGGTTTAGAGTTTGAACAATTTCTGGAAACAATTAATACCAAAAAAGATGTTCAACTTCCTGTAGTACAGGCTGATGAGTCCTCTAAGAGCTATATCCTTAGAGGCTCTGCTGATATGTTTGGATATCGTCCTTCTGGAACTAAGCTTTGGAATTATTTTGCTAATCCTTTTGGAGTTTTTGCTTATATTTCTGAGCAGTATTGGGCTATTCGTAGAGCAATAGATTTAATTAGAGAAGCAGTAGAGTCTGATGGCTTCTATCTTAAATCTATTAAAGGAACATCTGAGACTAGACTTGCTGAAGTATATAAAATATTAAAAAATCTTAAGGTAGATGAGTTAAGAGTAGAATTAATAGCCCATCTTCAGAATTATGGTAATGCTTTTATTCTTCCTCATAGAACTAGAACAAGAGGAATCATTAAATTAGAGCTACTTCTTCCAAATAAGCTTCTCCCTATTTTTGATAGAAGCACAGAAGAAATCATTGCTTGGGAATATACTGTTGGACGGATGAAGATTACTTATGATGTTAAAGATATTCTTCATCTTAAATTACCATCCCTCTCAAGTAATAAAATTGGCAGCCCCCCACTAGTTTCAGCAATTACTGAAATTGAAACTATTCTCCATGCCATGAATCTTAATAATACCATCTTTCAAAAAGGCGGGCTTATTGGTTGGTTAATTTCTTTAGAAAACCCTAAAGATGCAGATGGTATTCCTACTGCTAGATCCTCTGATTGGGTTAAAGAGGTTCAAGCTCAATTTGATTTTCTCCATGCTGGTGCTAAAGCTGGTCATGGTGTATTAGCTATGAACAATATTAAAGATGTTCATCAAATGATGAAACCTGGAGAATTAGATGCTAATTACCTTGAAGGAAAAGACCATACAGCTAAAATGGTTTCTACCCTTTTAGGTGTTCCATCTGAAAAGATAGGAATTCCAAGATCAACCACAGCCCAATATCAACCTTCTCTTGTAGAGAACGTAGTTAATGCTCAATTTGATGCAACTATTAACCGACTTACCTCTAAGATAGATGGCTTTCTTAACCAACAAATTCTAGTTAATCTACTTGGAATTCAAGATATTAAAATTGTTCCATCAGGTAGATATGGCGCTTTAACTCTTGCTGCCGCTCAAACTATTAATTTCCTAGCTACTACTGGGAAAATTATTACTGTAAATGAGGCTAGAGAAAAAATTCTAGGTTGGGAACCTCTTCCTCCTAATGATCCAAGAGGAAATATTGTTTTGGATAATTCTCCTCTTAAGGCTACTGGAGAAGGTCAAACTCAACTTCCAGATCTTCTTGCTCCAGAACAATCTGATCCAGATTTAAATGAAATTGAATCAGATAAAATTTTGGAAGAGATAGAAGCGTTAATGCTTAAAGTAGGTGGAAAAGATGACGGAGAATACTTTCATAAGAGAAATAAAAAAGCTCTCTAATGAAGAACTCAAAAAGAAAAAACAAATAGTAATCCTTAAGAAGAAAAAGGTAAAGAAAGAAGATGTCCAGAAATAACTATCAAGTTCTTCAACCAGGATTTACTATTAATCCGAAACAAACAAGAGTTTTGGATATTGATTTATATGAGTTAGCTAATTTCCAAGTTCTTATAGAAGTTACTTATGCATTAACTTCGTCTGCATCATCTGGAGTTACACTAAATATTTATGATGGTTTTGGCGGTGCCGATCCCACAGCTACTGGAACTATTCCTATGGTATTAGATGGCTCTTCTGTTCCACTATATGTTTCAGTAGGAACTCCTATGACCCTCAATCCTGTTACTACTGGTGCAGTTTCACCCCAAACAGTTAGAACTGATATTAATTATTCTTTGGATAAAGTTCCCCGTTGGACAAGGCTATCTTTCTTTAATCAAGATAATACAAATGCTTGCACTATAAAGATAGAAGCGGATCTTTAGATCCTCATCCTTGGAGGATTTAAATGACAGCGAACTTAAACTATCCGCCAGAACCTATTTATGCTCCAGATGACGCTCAGTATGTTCTTACTGCGGCTGATGCTGATCTAATTAATGGTAAATTATTGATTCCAGGTCCAGGAGTTACCATTATGGTTTCTTCTGGAAATGTAACTATTTCAGCTACTCCAGCCCCATTAACTACACCAACCTATATCACTAGAGATGATGAATCATATCAACTTCCTAATAGTTTTAAGTTAGTAGTAGGAACTGGTCTTGCTGTTACATATAGCACTAATTCTCTTTTACTTACAGCAACAGGTGGTGGAAGTAGTAGTGGTACAGTAACTAATGTTTCTGCTGGAAATTTAAGTCCATTATTTACTACAAATGTAGCTAATCCAACTACTACACCATCCATTACTTATACATTAGTTTCTCAAAGTTCTGGATTAATTTATGCTGGTCCAGCTTCTGGAAGTTCTGCTGTACCTACTTTTAGACTTTTAGCCTTAACTGATCTACCATCTAGTGTAGTATCTCTTGATGGAAGTCAAATATTAACAAATAAAAGTATTGATGCTGGACAAATAACCGGAGCTTTGCCAGTACTTCATGGAGGAACTGGATCTACTACAGCTTCAGGAGCTAGGACTAATCTCTCAACACCAGTAAACTCAGATGCTTTTTTGACTATTGATCTTCCCTCTGATCTAAGTGCTGCTAGAAAAATTGCAGTATCTGGTGGATTAAGAATTCAAGATGGTGGACCACTTAGCAGTTTAACTATTTCTGCATCTGAACTACAACCTCTTGATCCTACACTAACAGCATTAGCTGCATTTAATACTAATGGTTTAGTAACACAAACAGCACCAGATACTTTTACAGGTAGAACTCTCCAATCTGGAGATACTAACTATATCTCTGTGACTAATGGTAATGGAGTATCTGGAGATCCCACAGTAGGGATTACTTCAAAAGTCTATACTACTGCATACAGCAATACCTTAAATAATATTGCTTCATCCAGTAATTCTGGAATGATCTCTCAAAATGGTTCGTCTTTTATAGGTAGGACCATAACTGGTACAGCTTCACACATTACAGTTACAAATGGAGACGGTATAGCAGGAAGTCCCACAATAGATTTAGCTAATAACACAGCTATTCCTGGTAATCCCACAACTACCACTCAAGCTGCTGGAGACAACTCTACTAAAATTGCTACTACAGCATATGCAGATAATGCTGTTGCAAATAAAGCATTAACTAATTCTCACGTATATGTAGGAAATGCTTCTAACGTAGCTGCTGATGTAGCTATGTCAGGCGATGTTACTATTGACAATACTGGAAATACTACAATCGGATCTAATAAAGTATCCAATAGTAAATTCCGTCAAAGTGCTGCTCATTCTGTTGTAGGTACTGCTGGAAATGCTACAGCTAATGTGGCTGATATAGCATCAACTGCTGCCCACCAAATACTAGGATCTACACCTTCTGGTACATTAAATTTCCTTAATTTAACAGTATCTGGAGGCTATCTATCAAATGATGGAACAACCTTAACTATTGTTCCTACTAGTGTTTCTTCTGGAGGTGGAGGTAGCGGTTCTGTTATATCTGTCTCTTCTGGAAATCTAAGCCCCTGGTTTAATACTTCTGTCTCCAATCCTACAACTACTCCTAGTATTAGTTATAGTGCTACTGGAAATAAAGGAGATCTTCCTTATTATAGTGCAGCTAATACTGCTGCTAATCTTCCAATTGGTGCTAATTCCCAATTTTTGGCAGTAGCAACAGATGTTCCTGCATGGACAAATGGTTTAGTTGGATTTGCTTCAGCTACTTCTAATTTAACTCTTTCTAATTCAACTAATTCATATATTGGAATGGATGCATCATCTAGCAATCTAACTATGCTTTTAAGTGCTGCATCATCAATGCCTGGTAAAATTTTCTGGTTTAAAAATATTACAGTTACAGGTTCTAATACTTGTACAGTCTCTACTAATGGTACAGATACTATTGAAGGAAGTTTAACCTCAACTACTGTTCCTACTTTACAAGTTTGGGGGATTATTTCTGACGGAGTTAAAACTTGGAGATACCTTAAACCTAGAATTGAATCTCCTCAAAGTGGTGGAACAGGAATCTCTACTGTTCCTACACTTGGACAAACCTTAGTTGGAACTAATAGTAGTGTATACCAAACTATTACACCATATATCTTCACAACTTTAGTTATAGATGGAGCATCATCAAGTCTAATCTCAGGAGAGGTTGGTGAGTACTATTCAACTGTTAACGGTACAATTCAATCGGTTACTATTCTTGCAGATCAGACTGGTAGCTGTGTATTTAATATCTATAAATCTACATATTCTAGCTTTCCAACTATGACTTCTATTGTTGCTTCTGCAAAGCCAACACTTACCTCTGCTCAAAAATCTCAAGATACTACATTAAGTGGTTGGACAACTACTATAAATGATGGTGATTGCTTGAAGTTTGTTTTAGAGAGTGCTTCTACAATTACTAGAGCCTCAATTACATTAAAAATATTGAGGACTGGATAAAATATGACAACCTATTATGTAGATTTAGAGGGTGGAGCTGGAACGGCTGATGGATCTTCTTTCGCTAATAGAAAAGGCAGTTTTACTGGATTTACTTTGGCTGCTGGAGATGAAGTTAGGTTTAAAGGGACTCCAACAGCTACTCCTCTATCTCAAAATGCTACTTTTACTGACGGATCTATAACAGTAACCCTTACATCAGCCGTTACTCAAAATATTTATTTAGATGGGGCTTGGACTACTGCATCTGCAAACGTAGTTTGCACTACCTCAACTACAAGAAAAGAAGGGTCTAATAGTTCTTCTATAGCCATTGCTGCTGCTTTTACTACAGGATTAGCTGCGTACTATGCTACAGGAACACTGGACCTATCTGGATATCAGCAAATTAGTTTTTGGATTCAACCCAATGCTGCTGTGGCAGCTAATGTATTGAGAATAGATTTGTGCTCTGATGTAGCGGGAGCGACACCTGTAAATAGTTTTACTATTCCTGTTAATTTATTATCAGGGGCCTGGGCACCTATTACTATTAATGCTGGAAGCAACTTAGGAAGTTCTATTAAATCCGTAGCCTTGAACTGCCTGAGTGATCCAGGAACAGTAACTATTCTTATAGATGATATTATCGCATGTAAAGCTACCTCCTCTGCTGACTCATTAACTCTAACTTCTGTGATAGGCAAAAATGGTTCGGGTACTGGTGGTAATAATATTACAGATTACAGTTGGTGGAATATTAAATCCATAAACGGAACTACTATAGTTTTAGATCAAAACGTAGCATCAGCCCAAGGATCTGGAAGAGGATATTCCGGTACTACGGAAACCTGCGCTATATATAAGAAAGAGCCTTTTGTTCAATCCACTATTCCAGCCACAACCAATACAGTAGTATACAACTTGAACGTTACTACAGGAGCTGTTACTGGAGCTGCCATAACCCTATCTGGGGGATGGGATAGAACTAATATGTCTACTAGAAATAGTGGAGATGACACTTTGATTGATTGCTTGGGAAGTGGCATTCCTTGGGGATTAACCTCAGCTAGTATTAGGAATATCATATATAAGGGATTCTCCTGTGTTAGATTTGGAAATTTAGGCCATGGGCAAGTAGGTGCATCTAATGCCTACTTTAATATAGAGGGGTGCCATATTATTGGTGGGGCTACTGGAATTGGCCAGCAGACTAATGCCATTGATACCCTAAGAGTCGGGACTATAGAACCCGTGTTTATAGTCAGCAATACCCAATCGGGAATAACCTCTTCAGGTTCAGGTAGCGCCAATCCTAACATGGTACTAGGTAATGTTAGAGCGTTGTCTAATACTACAAACGGTATTCAGTGCCATACTAATACTAATCAATATCCCAATACTACAGTTGAGTGCTCAAATAATGGAGGTGTTGGGTTATATGCTGGTAATGCACGATTATCCAGTGTTGTAGCAAAGAAGAATGGTGCTCAAGGAGTCTCAATATCAGCCGACGAAATACTTAATTTAGTAACAGCAAATAATACAACAGCAGCACTGATTCAATCAGGAACTAATAATGCTCCTTGTTATTTATATAATGCCTCTATATCAGAAGCTACAAAAGTAACCTTTACTAACTATAGAAATTCTAGGGTTAACTCATTTTATGAAGGTGGAGTATCTGGAACTAATATAGCTAGAACCGATGGTGGAACTATTCAGGACGATTCTACTACTTTTGAAGCGCCTTCTAATCATGGAAGAAAATTTTCTCCTACTTCAACTATTAGAACTGCCGATTATCCGTTAGATGAATGTCTAACAGGGCGGGGAGCTATAATAGTAGAAGCAGGAAAAACTCTTACCTTTTTAGCTAGAGTTAGAAGGGATAATACAGGTATAACCACCCTAATTAAAATTAGGGCTAATGAGACTCCCGGACTTACTTCAGATATCACAGCTACCGCTGCCGCCTCTGCTAATACCTGGGAAACTTTAACCATAACATATACAAATAGTACAGCTATATATCAAGCTATTAGGGTATACTTTGAATGTTATGGTGGAACTACAAATAATACTTGGTGGACTTGGCTAGATGCTTTGGTACAATAAATGGCAATAATTTATACTAACAGATTAACCTCTGGAAACTTCCATTATTTAGGATTACCATTACTAACTGCTGCTGTTAGAGGCTATAGGATTAATTTAAAAACAGGTAATTATCATTACCTGGGTATTCCTATTACTTTTCATCAAATGCCCCCACAAAAGGCTAAGTTATTAATTATAAATGTTTAAACAACCAACTACTGCTTTAATAATTCCATTAGATGAATTTGGAAACCCTTTACCAGAAATACAGGCTTCCTACTGTATTATTGCAGAATATCAAGAATATGAAGTAGGAAAGGCTACAGTTAGATATTCTTTTTTTGATAGTAATGATAATAATCTTAAAAATGATATGTGGTTTACTACTACAGTCCTTAGTAATATAGCGCTTTTATTTAGACGTGCTGTTGCTGGTACTATTACAGAAGCCCAAAAAAACGTTCTAGATGAGAATTTATTCCTGTCACCAGAAGGGTTATCCTCTATCCCCCGATAAAATTCTATTAGCTGGTTCTTATGGGGATTTTAAAATGGCAGTATCTAGAGACGTTTTCGCAAGTTTTCCTATTATTGATCATATTGATTATGCAGTCAAGGCTCAAATTCATTCAGTAGATCAAATCATTACCGGTTGGGCTACTGTAGTTTGTGATCTTTTGGACCCTAATGGTAATATTTTAACTGAATCTCAACCTACATTTTCTACACAAATACCTCAAGAAAAGTTGGCAGATTTTCAAGCAGTTGTATTGGGTACAGCAGATCAAGAAACTGTTGATAGCTTCCATACATTTCTTTTAAATACTGCTGAAGCTTCTTCATCGCTTCCTATTGTTTGAATTAAACACCATCCGATTAAAATATTTTTAATCTTGATATTATTTCAGTATGCAAATAGATTTCTTATCTATCTTAAATACTACATTAAATCTTGGCGTAGTTTCTTTTCTTTTATATAAATATAAGAAAAGAACACCGGAAAAACTTATGCTTCATTTAGCATCTAGTCCACCGGCTGTTCCCCCTCAAACTAATACTAAAATTGCTCTGGTACATACCCATCCTCTTGATGGGTATGTTACCGTGGATTTTTATCCAGTTGACTCTAAAGGAAAACCTCTGCTTCCTAACACCTATAAAAGAGTTTGTATTCAAATTCCTCCTGAGATTGATCCAGATAATATAGCTAATTCTGCTGTTTTAAGTCTTGGAGAAGATGAACTTCCTGAATCTTGGAAAGCTTATATTTATTCCTTAGCTGTTTCTAAATGGTAACAGATAAAATTCTAATAGCTTTTATTAAGAGGATTTAATCTGTGAAAGAAGAATTAGCTAAGAAACTTTTTGAATTGCAAGAAATTGAAGAAATGCTTAAATCAGTTCAAGAAGAAATTGATGCTTTAGAAGCTGAGTCTACTATTAGCATTGAAGAAATTGCAAAAACTAAAGGTCTTCCTAGTCCTACTAAAGATGGAATGATTAAAATGCATTCCCTTTTAGCTGGTTTTGAAACTCCTAATGTTCTTGAGGAAATTCAAACTAAAGGTAAAAAACCTTCTAAAGAATCTGATTATCTTCCTTCTGATGAAGATATGGCAAAAATTAATCAGCTTTCTAATATTGATCTGTCTAAAGAAGATGTTTATGTCTTCTCTCTAAAATCTGCTGATACAAATGTTGATCGCGGTTATGAGCATTTCCTTCCTAAAGCTATTAAGCAAATGGCAGAAATGTCTATAGATAAACCATTTTTAATGGATCATAATTGGTCTACATCAACTACATTAGGAAAAATATATGATGCTTCTGCTAAAGGAAATTTTCTTAATCAGAAAGTTTATATGTTGAACCTTCCTGAAAACCAGCACACTATTAAAAGTATTTTAGGTGGAATCTATAATAAGGTATCTGTAGGATTTGCTCTTGATCCTATGGATTATGTTTGTGATTCCTGTAATCATTCTATGTATTCAATTAAATGTGTACATACTCCAGGAATGAAAGATGAACTTGGAAACACAGTAACAGCTAAGATTGCAGGTGTCAAGGATTATTTTGAAATCTCACTAGTAGCTGTTCCTATGCAACCAGCAGCAGGTATTAGAAGGAATTCTTTTACGCCTATATTAGAAAACGATGAATCTACTATAGCCAATGGTAAAATTTTAGAAGAGAAACAAAATCAAGGAGATCATCTCGTGACCGAACAAGTGAATCAAGAAGTAGCTAATGAAGCTCCTACTGAAGTAGTTTCTGAAACTCCTGTAACCAAAACAGAAGAACAGCCTACTGAACCCATTACTAATCCTGTTAATGATGAATTGATGGAAGTTGTTGCTAAATTGACTTCAATGCTTGAAAAGATTAATTCTACTATAGAAGCTAATACCAAAGCTATTGAAGAGATCAAAGAAACTGGTAAGGCTCAAGCTGAAGCTATGGCTAAAGCTGCTGAAGTTTCTAATGAAGAAATTGCAAGACGTGTCCTTGCTTCAAGTATTACCTCTAACCCTGATGCTGCCCCTAAAGGATTGGCAGCGGATCTAGCGTCCATTCTGTATAACAAGGAGAATCAATAACAATGGAACCTATGTTTACCGAAAGAATGACTGAGGTTCTTTCCAACAAGAGCCAATCCAGTCAACATAAGCTAGCTTCCAAGCCTGTTATGCAAGCTCTTGCCGAACAGTTTGGTGGCTATGCAAAAGCTAATGAAGTTATTAAGAGCACTATGCTCCCACAACTGAAGAGCTTGGGTACAGTAGATATTTCTGCTCTGCGCTTGGTCAGCTTGTCTGATCGTGTAGCAGTTCGTAGGAATGATGAAACTAAATTCCTGAACTGGTTGGAATCAAAAGGCGATTTTCCTTCTATTACTGACTATCAATTCAGAATTAAAGAAAGAGATATCGTTACGGATACCGCTTCTAAGTTCAATATTGATGGCGCTCTTCCAGCTAACGTTCAAAGTGCTTATAACCAACGTTATAACACGTTGACCACGGTTGGTGATACCCTGAAAATTTCGTTTATGCTCTCCAGCATAGCTGAACAACAAAGCGATGTCAACGTTCTTCAAGATCAGATTGATGATGAAATCGTTAGAATCCGTAGAACGATGAGCAATATGTTGCTTTCTAATACCGAACAAATTTCGGAAGTAGTTGGTAACGTTCCTCAACTTGGCGGTTTTATTACCCGTTCAACACTTAATAGTGTTAATGCTGGTGGTTCAAACCTTACTAATACTTTAATCCAAAATGCAGTTAATACTATTGCTCTGCAATTGGGTTATGGTGGGCACCAATTCCTTCTGTGGACTACAGTTGGTCAATTGCCAGTAGTACGGGATCTTATGATTAACCGTTTCCCTGGTGAAAATTCTGCAACTTGGATGCAATCCTTGGGTCAGAACTTCCGTAATCAATTGGTTAATTACTCTGTAGCAACAGAAGTAGCCTATGTTGCATATCCAGGCGGAGTTATTCCGTGTGTATATGATACACAAATGCCTGCTAACTCGGCTCTCATCTTCTGTGGTGAAATTCCGAGAATGGCCCGTTTCAAAATGGATGGTCAGACTGGCCCGTTTGTTCTGGCAAGACCTGAACCTACCCTTTATGAACTGCTTTGTGTATTTGATATCTTCACGCTTGACGATCCTTTGCAAGTCAGCCGTGTTTCTATCACTAACTTGGCTTCATAAATTTAGCATGTTGGCCTCAATTCCGCTCTTGCGGGTTGAAATCTTGGACCGCTGCTCTAACAGCGGTCTTTGATTTTTATATATTAATTATAAAAATATATTTTGAATCAGAATATTTAAAAATACATATAACATCTGTAGATGTTAAAGACTTATAAAACCCAATTTGTCGTTTACAATGTTTAACTGCCTCATCCAAAGAGTAAAATGAGTAAAATGAGTTAAATAGATAGGATGTACTACCTGATGGACGTTTTCTATCACAAAAAATAAAATAATCTTTCTTCATTTATAATACAGTAAAGAGGAATAAATCATTCCTCTTTACACTCACTGGAACCTTATGGAATTTAAATAATAGACCTATTTTGTAGGCTTTGTCAAGTCCTTAAATTCAGGAATTGGATGACAAATTTGATCCAAATAAGGTGTAACCCCTTTTCTTCCATCCTTTGTATCTACTGGAGGATCATTTTTAATAGCTTCCCAGATTGTTCTAGCTTGCATTGGATCAGTTGTATGGAAATCTCCAAATTCATCTGCTTCAGCATATAGACAATCTTGAACTCTTTTGGGAGAATAAGAAATATTCTCAGCCGGAAAATCTTTAACTCTAAAAGGTTTAGCCAATGGATGCTCCTGCTCTTCACCTTTTTCTCTTGCTTTAAGCAAAAGCGCAGTATCCCGATCCTTGGTCATATCAAATAGCTTATAAAAGGGTCTACCAGTATGGATAATCCAGTACCCCTCTACCTTAGGAACTTCAACATTTTTAAGTAGTTTCATTAATAACTCCTTGACACAATGAAATCTAATCTGTTACAAGTATATCTATGGTTTCAAAATATATACTCCAACGCACATCAATAAAGAATGATGCTATAACAACAGCATTAAATGAGATAAGGTCGCCAAGGAGAGTAAAATCTGTATTCGTTTTTGATAATCTTCAAGATTGTATAGATGAGGCTAAATTAATAATGAGATTTTTTCCTCAACGTCTATATGTTTTTAAAGCTGTCTATAAGATGATAGAAAATGGTTTTTCCTATCAATCCTATCAAGGAGTTGATGTTAAATTTTTATTTTCAATTGACGAAAAATAGTTAATGGGTTAGTATTTCCTTAGAGGAAAGGTTCTATGTTAAAAGTTGATGATGTAGTACTAATACATACGCCAGGATTTGATGATGATACTGGATATATAAAGGAAGTAATTTCTCTAACTACATTTAAGATTGCCCTTTTAAATAGGGAAGGTTTGTTTGTTTATCCTAAATCCGTTCTTAAACCTATCGGATTAACTCGTTCAGAATATATGGAGAATATGACTAATGCCTAATAATAAGAAATATGATTGGCAACTTGTTATGGAAACAATGTGCCCTAAGATCCATCGTCCACGTAGAACTTCCCTTCATACCCTTGCAGCCGTTACTGGTAGAGATCCTAAAGTAATTGCTAAAGAAATGAAGGATAGTGATCTTGTAGTAGGCTATAGATGTCCAGATGTTAGGACTCTTATTTTTTATTTGAAATCTTTGGCTAAACATCCAGGTATGATTGATACTAGAGATCCACAAGTATGGACTAAAATTAACGATATTCTTAAAGAATATCCCTATCCTCAAGTTAAGGGTTTCCAAAGATTTGCTGGTGGAGGATCTTCTGGTATGGCTGTTCCTTATGCTCAAGGGGATGAAGAACTTGCTCAACTTGTAAGGGATAAATTAGCCTCTGCTGGTGTAAATTCTTGCTTTGTTCATGGATGTATGGATTAGTGAGAACTGGTTATCTATCTCAAGAATATTTAGACACCTTTACCCGTTTAGGTGAGGTGCTATCTGATCCTCAAACAGGTTCGTGTCTAATTAAAAGAAAAATTCCAAATACAGATTATTTTGATTATATTAGCCCATATCCGTTTTCCTTTTTTCCACATAGACCTAAGATAGATGATAGAGCTATTAGCTCTTTAATCATTACCCCTCCAATTGATCCTATAAAAACTTCTGAGTATATTAGATATGGACAACCTTACAAAGACCACTATATTGTGGATCTCCAAGATTCCTCCATATCTAAATATTCAGAGCAACATAAGAGGAATGTAAATAAAGCTAAAGGAGAAATAGAAATTAATGTAGGGCCTCCTTCTAATCTCCAATGGCAATGCTATCAAGAATTAATGAAGCGCCACTCTACTCCAGAGGACTATATTACAAATTATGATTTAGAAACATTTAAAAAGCTTTTCAGTGTTCCAGGCTCTTTATGCTTTAATAACTTTTTATTAAGGTCATATATGGTCGGAATGAGTAGACATTTTCTCGGTTTTGGTCTTTTCTATATTCAAAATCAAGATGTTTATTTTCATATAGGAGCTAGTACATTAGAAGGATATGAAAATGGTAATAGCTATCTTATCATTAATCATGCTATTACAGTATTTAAGCATTTAGGTTATAGGTATTTAATTTTAGGTGCTGAACATACATCTGGTAATAATGGTGGTCTTTCCCGATTTAAATCTGGTTGGGGGAGCTTTATAAAAACAAATAAAATTATTAAACATATCCATAATCAGGAAATTTATGATATGTTAAGCAAAAATGTAAATAAAGAATCTAAGTATTTTCCCCTCTATAGGTCTTAATATAATGGCAGCTTGGAACTTAACTATGTTCAAAATGTATACTAAATATGGATCAGGCTCTCTTAGAAAGCTAGCAGCTAAATTTCTTTTAGACTATCAAGAAAGAAATGATACAGCTTGGTTTTCAGATTCTCATGATTGGGAAATGGAGTTTTATCAAGCTTTAGAAAAAGAAGATAAAGCAAAAGCCCTTTCTCTTATAGAGATTAGAGAAAAAGTTATGAATAAGGTAAAACAATGAAACCTGATATTTTCTTATTTGGACAAGGAGAATTAGCTAGAGTAGCTTTTGAATATTTGAAAGATGCTGAATTTCAAAAGATTTCTCTTGTAGCTGATCCTGAATATATAGCTATGCCGGAATGGCGAAAAACTATTGTACATAAATTTAATGCTAATCTTATTAATGACTCTTTAAGAGTTGGTGAAGCTCCAGCCCATCTTTTCCTACCTATTTCTTATAGGATGATGAATAAAGTAAGAGAGCTTAAATTTAATAGATGGAAAGAGTGGGGTGGTAAGCTTTTAACCTTAATCCATCCATCTACCAAGATATGGTATGGAACAGATATTGGTGAAGGTTCTTGGATTCAAGAAAATTGTCAAATACAAACTGGTTCTAAAATTGGTCAAGGAACCATTATTTGGGCTGGTAGCCATATAGGTCATAATGCTTCTATAGGAGATTTCTGTTGGATTACAACAGGAACAGTTATTTGCTCTAGTTGTATTATTAAAAATAATTGCTTTATTGGTGCCAATGCTGTAATATCTCCTGAAGTGATATTAGCAGAAGGAACATTGGTAGGTTCTGGAGCTATCATTACTAAAGATACAGAACCAAACTCTGTTTATTTAGAAGGAAGAAATAACAGGATTAATAAAAATTCTTTGGATATTGAGATGCGGTAATTATGGATTATTATTTCCTTCTTTTATTGGTATTAGTAATAGTACTTATACCTGCCCTTTATATAAAAGGACCAGGAAATCTTTTTTCATCTAAGAAATTAGAGCCACCTGAAGGTTATATTTTTGTCTGTGCTGTTTGTAGACAAAAAGCAGCACAAATATTAAAACCAGCACTAGTAGAGTTTGAGCATCTTCCCTACCCTTCCCTTGAACCATTTAATATTCAAAAAGGTAAAAAAAGGGTATGTGAAAAATGTTTTAAAAAAATGATGACAGGAGCACTACAATGACTAAATACATCTCTGTACTGATTACAGAAAAAATTCCTCCTATCTATTATCCAATTAACCATTTTCTCTCTTTACAAAAAGCCGGTTTTATACTACCATTAAAGCATAGAAGAAATGGAATTGAACAAACAAGATATTTCCTTCAAAGGAGAAAACAAAATGTCTAGTGTAATTACCCTTCCAAGAACAAATTTGGCAAATGATATTGAACGCCAAATTAGGAAATTGGAAGAAACAAAGAAAATTGATCTTCCGGCAATTAAGAGTCCAGATCGTAAGATCTTCCCTCGTTTTCCTGAAATGCAAAATAAAGTCTTCAATAAACTTCCCCAATTTGCTCTCATTAAATTGGAGAATAAACCTCTAAACAATATCAGTATTAGAGTCGGTAATGATCTTTGTACAGCTTCTGTACCTATTATTCCTAGAACTGCTCTTGAAGCTGCTAAGAGAGTAATGGATCAATATAAAGATCAAGGTACAGAATTCCATTTGGCTTTCATTCCTCAATGGGAAAAGCAAAGATTGGTAGATCCGGTTTTGGTTGTTAAGATCAATCGGCATTGGTTCAAAGTAGCTCAATGGGACGACTACTCTAAGATTAATGAGTACCTTGTATGAGAATTTCCCAATACTTAAAAGCCTTGAAAGAGACTGCTGAGTATCAGAAAGAACTTGGGCTGGGATCTCTCCCAGCCCTAACTTTCACACACGAAGCAGATCGATACAGACAATTCCTCCATAAGTCGGAATACTTTAAGAAGTTTATTGTTAAAGAAGTTCCCAAACCTAATGGACAATTGATTTTAATGCCTAAAGATATTAAAAAGTCTTTAATGCTTGCAGTTAAAGAAAATAAAGATCAAGCTTTTGAAATCTCTGGAAAATTTAATGGTAAAGCAACTAAGCTTCTTTTTCCTGTTCCACGCAGAAAGCTTAGAGAAAGAATTTATTTCCTTTCTGAATATTTTCAAAATTTTGATGATTATCAATTTTTGATTCAATTAACCAAGTCAATCTTTGACAAAGGTGCCAAAATTGGTAATATATATAGATTAGACCTTGAATTAGGAGATGGAAAATTGTTCCTCTATTACCCTAAGAAAAAACAATACTACTTTGTTGGAACTTATAGATAGTGCTTGTTTTTGAAAAAATTGCAGAGCTTCCAGCTTTTGATAATGGGCAGTTTAAAGGATCTCAAGCTCCATGTGTTTATATTGATTTAAATGGTTATCTTGTTATTGGGTTTTCAGCACGAGATAGTCAATCTAGATCTTTGCCTTTTGAATACAAAATTTCTTATCGAAATCAACCTGGTGAACTATTAAACGTCTCATTACATAATGAGAATCCAATTTTAACTTTAGGAGAACCTGGTCATTTTGATGATAGTGGAGTAATGATAAGTCAAGTTACTCCAGAACATCATCTTTATTATGTTGGATGGAATAAGGTTGAGAACTCTAATGTAAGATATAGGACTTCTGTTGGTCGTGCAACTTTTACATCAAGAGGGTGGATTAAAGATAGGAAAAATCCTATCTATGAGAGATCAGCCCTTCATCCAATTGGAATTTCAATGCCATATAGGGAAAGTAATTCTCTATACTATATGAATTACACTAAATGGGAAGATAATGAACCGTTTTACTCCATCAATCAGTGGGTTATTTCTGGAAAGCAGTCTGAGCCTAATGGCTTTTCAATTCTTGAACCTCAAGATCATGAAGGTGGATTAGCTAGACCATTTGTTTGGACAGATCAAAAAAAATTAAAGCATATGCTTTTTTCTTATAGAGGAAAAAAATATTATAGAGAAGAAAAAATGGAAGCCTATAGAATAGGATATGCTGTATATTATCCAGATGATGGTATATGGATTCGTCAAGATGAGAATTTTATTATTAAAAATTCTGATGATGATTTTATGCAAGCTTATCCCTATTTATGGTGGTCAAATGGAGATTGCTATCTTCTTTATAATAATCACTTTACTTCACGTATTCAGGTAGCTAAATGTGTTAACCAATGAACAAATAACATTTTATAAAGAAAATGGATATCTTATTCTTTCTGGATTCTTTCCAGAAAAGAAGATATCTAAGCTCAGTAAAGAAGCTAAACAAATTCTGTTTACACAAGTAAATTATTTTTTATATGGAAATACATACCGATTTCCTTATTATGAGACAGATATTTTTGATCTAATGAATAATCTACAGCTTTTAATGTGGTGTGGAAAAGCTATCCAACATCTCCCTTCTTTACATAAGCTTGGATTAAATAAACAATTATTTAGAGTTCTTAAAGAATTAGGATTACAATGGCCTACTATATCTACCAGACCAGTTGTATTTTTCCACCATAAAAAATTAGCAAAATCAGAGATTAATTACAAAACTCCACCCCATCAAGATTGGGCATCTATTCAGCAATCAACTAATGGAGTTGTAGTTTGGCTTCCCCTTATGGATTGTACAAAGAAAGCAGTTGGCCCATTAGAAGTTGTTCCTAAAAGTCATTTAGAGGGCTGTATAGCCACCAAAATGGTTGAATCTTTTGGAGTGGTAGAGAAGTACAAAGATGAGGATTTCATTCCTCTACCAGCCAAGGAAGGGGATATTATAATCTTTTCTCAGTTCCTTGTCCATCGTTCAGGAGATAATAGATCTAATGTCATTAGATGGACAGCTAATTTTAGATATTCTGATCTAGCTGAAGCTGATTGGATTAAACGTGGATATCCAAATTATTATACTTATAAATCGGAAGCAAAATTAAAATGAATGATAAGCCATTAGTCTCTCTATTGATAGCTTCTTATAATCATGGTAAGTGGCTTAAAGAGCTTTTAAATAACCTCTTAGATTCAACTTATGATAATATGCAAGTGCTTATTAGTGATGATGGATCTACAGATGATTCTAAAAAAATTATTGAGGCTTATTGTCGTCCACTTCAATTTAAGTTTAAATATGTCAGGATTTTCCATCATCAATCTAATTTAGGATTAAAAGGCAGAAACAATATCCAGTTTTTAACTGAGAAAATTCATCCAGATGCTAAATATGTTCAGCTATTAGAAAGTGATGATGTTATTTATCCATCAAAAACTGAGAAAGAAGTTATTTTTCTTGAGAAAACTAAATATGGAATGGTCCACTCTAATTTTGAAATAGAGCTTCCAAATGGTAAAGTTCTCTCTGATGGTAGGAAGAATTTTCCATGGGGTGAGCTTCCAGCCCCTATTGGCTATGTTAGAGATACATTACTTACTACCAATTTTGTCCTAACTTGTACAGCAATGTATCGTGCTCATCTGTATAAAAAGTTTTTTAACTATAAGCTTTTTACTGAACGTGGGTATATTTTAGGAGACTATCCGGCTCTTTTAATGATGTCTAAAGAGCATACATTTGGTTATATTAATGAAGACTTATCTAAGTATAGATTTAATTTAGAATCTACTTGTAATAATCCTGAGAATCGTAGTTTAATAGTTATGGATACGGCTAATATTAGACAAGACGCTCTCTTAGGAAGATTATAAAATGCCACAATATATTAATACTATTGTTAACTCTACTGCTTTTAATTCCTGGAATTCCTGGAATAGTTTTGAAAGTATAACTGTTAAATTTGTTGACGGCCCAGAAAAAAATAATATTTTTAAATTTTGCTATAATGGAACTGATTTACCATCTACTATTAAATATAAAGGTAGCAGTTATAAAATACTAACAAAATACCATAATAAAGAGGATCAAGTTGTTCCTGCTAAGCTTCTAGAAGAATATACCATAGCTACAGGAATTGCAGGACGTATTACAGTTCCATATACCAATGAGTTGTCTTTTACCTATGACTCCATTATTCGGAATTAGTTATAGACGATTAGACTATTTACAAAAATCAATCTCTAGTATATTAGATTCTAATCCAAAAATATCATGTTATATAGTAGATAGCTTATCCCCTCATTCAGATCAAATAAGGGAATGGGGTAGAAAACAGTCTAATTTAACTTGGATTGAATCCTCTACTAATTGTAAGGGACATGGATTAATTTGGTCTTATCAGACTTTTCCGAAATCTGATTGGTTTATTTTTACAGATTTGGATATAGTTGTACCAAAAAATACTGATTGGTTTTCTGAATTAAGTAAGGCTATGGAAACAAGCACTATTGCCGGATTTTCTTTAGATACATCTAACTATGTGCCTCCAAATGGCGGGTTTTCTGAAGATGGGTTTGGCTGTTGGTTAATGGGAATTAAGTCCGCATTTTTTGATTTTTATCTATCTACTAAGTTAACCTCAGGCTTTACAGATGGAGATTTGCTCTGGACTGCTATGCAGAATGGTGCTACTATAACTAAGTTACCAACTAAGCTCTATCACTTAGGATGGGATTTATGGAAAGATGATCCTGAATATTTTAAAGAAAAACAACAGGGAATAAATTGGCAATTATATGATGGATCGTCCTATAAAGTTTTTCATTAAATTAAAGGATAATTGGGTATCCGGTCCTGGATACTTGGTAGTAGAAGAACCAAATTATATTTTAATTGCTACGCGGGATTTTAATGATTTTCCTCCTAAGGATTTAGGATACTCCAAAGATTTTTTAATCTTTATTAAAGAGAATCATAATATTTATACAAGATATATCCGAGGTTTCATGTATAGAGTTTGGAAAGATTGTCTAGCTTATAAATCCTATTCTTCTCTTATTGCATGTAGAGAATTAACTGGTAATGAAAAAGCAAAATGGAATGGCATTATAAATGAGTTTACAGAATTACATAGAACCTAAACGAATTAAAGGTGTTCATATAATCCAACCCAATCTTCATGAAGATTGTGGTGGAGAATTTATGGAGATTGCCAGATTAGTTGAAGGTAAATTTGATCTTTACGAAGAACCTTTAGATATTAAGCAGTTTAACTATTCTTTATTACATCCAGGAACAATTAAAGCTTTCCATGTTCATAGAAATCAAGTAGACTGCTTCTTCCCCCTTCAAAAAATGATTATAAATCTTATTGATTTAAGACCGATAGTAGAAGGAATGAGAGATTTCCAAATTGAACAAATTAATTTTAATCTTTTAAAAGGACGTATAAAAACCCTTCCCCATATGAGACTAGTATTAAATAAACAAATGGTTATCATTCCACCTGGAGTAGCACATGGTATCTCTAATCCTTATTTAGATGATAGAATCTTACTCTATCTTGTAACTCAAAATTTTAACCCTAAAGATGAGCATAGGATTGCTTACAACATTATAGGAGAGTCTATCTGGAAGACTGTATATGAATGATTTATTTAACATCTGATACTCATTACTGGCATACAAACGTTATTAAATACTGTGATCGTCCCTATTCATCTATTAAAGAGATGGATCTCTCATTAATTGAGAACTTTAATAATAGGGTTTCTAATCAAGATATTGTGTACCATCTTGGAGATTTTTCTATGAATCCAAGAGCCAGTGAAAGTATTCTTCCAAGATTAAATAGAAAAGAAATACATTTAATTGCTGGAAACCATGATAAACCTTTTCGTGGATGTAAAAGATGGAATGAGAGATATCTTCAACATGGCTGGAATTCTATCTGCCATAGTGATGTTTTAGAGTATAAGGGATATAAGTTTAAGCTTTCCCATTTACCCTTTACTGGAGATCATACATTTGAAGATAGATTAAAGGATTATCGACCTACTGATGATGGTCTTACCCTCTTACATGGCCATAGGCACTTTAAGCCACATGAAAAGATTAATAAGAGTAATCGTGGTACTATTACAATAGACTGTGGTGTTGACGCTTGGAACTATTCTCCCGTCTCAATTGAGGAAATAATTGAACTTTATGAATCTTGTAGATAAAGATGATATTATCCTATCTAGAAAAGGGAAAAAAGTAACTTTCTTTGGAAAGCGCTTGACTAAAATTGCTCATGAAATGGGTAATTTTATGATAAAGGAAAATGGAATAGGGTTAGCTGCTCCTCAGGTTGGGCTTCCTCTTAGGATGTTTGTAATGGTAGATCAGTCTTCTATTAGATCAATCATTAATCCTGAAATTATTCCTCTTTCAGATACTATGGAGTGGTCTAAAGAAGGATGTTTATCTATGCCTGGACAAATAGCCATGGTTCTAAGATACCCAAAAATTCAATTAAAGTACCAAACTACATCCGGTAGACATACCTCTTTAATTTTAGAGGGATTAACAGCTTTTTGTGCTCAACATGAAACTGATCATTGTGACGGTATTACAATGATTGATCGGGAAAATGATGTTAAAGAAAAATACGTTTTACCTGTAAAGTAAAATTACAAGTAGATATGCCTCTACTTGAACAATGGTCTATTATTTCAGATGCTAGATTGCCTCATTTAACTGAGGTTCAAGGTGTTGTTTATAATCATCCGGTTTTTTCTGATGGAGATTATATTACAACCTCTCCTATTAAACTAGCTAAAGGAAGAATGATTGTAACATCTGACTTAATATATGAACTGGGTACTATTGATCCTGAATATAAGGAATGGTACTATAAGGAAGTAGGGAGAAATATCAATGAAAAGAATCCTTTTAAGTCTTAACCAATACTCTATTCCAATTATTTTAATAATTGGAATTTTAATTGGTATTAGTCCTGCTACTAATGCTTTAACTGCTGATCTTTCTGAAATAACTATTAGAGATCTATATGCTGCTTGTATTATGGGTGGTATGGAATCTAAATTATCAAGAGATTTTGATCTTTCTAATGATGAGATTATTACTGCATTTACATTAGCAGATAGAGCTATGTATTTTCGTAAAAAAACACTAGAAAAGCATTAAATGGAATATAATTCTATTTCTGAATTAGAGATAAAGATAATAGATCTTTTAAATGATCTATTGAGGCATAATTCAGAACCTGGAAGATCCATATCCTTCATTATTAAAATTAAAGATAAGCCTATAAGATTTAATTTCACTAAACCTTTATCTAATAGTCCTGGTAAATTTTTTGTTAGTATTACTGGAACTGATCAGCCTAAAGGTGTATGTAGATTACATACACGAGCTTCCTTTTTTAAAGCCTTACGTAAAACACTTTTTAAGGACTTTAATTAATGTATGATATCCAATGGTCAGAAGATAATGATTAAACAATTTGATTTAGAATTTCTTCATAGAAATGTAGAAATGGCAGAGAAAGAATTTCTAAGGCTTCTTAGAAAAGAAGATAATCTATGTCTTCTATTTAATTTATTAGGAAAACCATTAGTTAAAGTAGAAATTTACATTACAGAGTTTTCTAAACAACACAGATATAAATCTCCAACATTTAGGGTTTTATCTGAAACTTCTGGACATATGAGAAGAAATTTAGGTTATCTTTCAATTCGTGAGATTTTTACCTTTCTCCGAAAATCTTTATTTTATGATTTTAATTAAGTTTTACTTAGTTCCAATGATAGAAAAAGTATAGCGTTTCCGAACTTCTTCTGATGAATCTAACTTAGGATTAAACTCATCTATTTTAACATTTGTAAATCCGATTTTAGTTAAATTATAGATTGTCCAATCTTCATCCCACATTGATTTATGTTCTGCAATATCATTTTGATCTCTTTGATATAACCCAAAATTGATTACTTCCATCAATTGCCCTGAAGGCCAAAATTCTTTAACTCCAGGTAAATTAAAGAACTCTTTATCTTTTTCTAAATAAGCTTTAACCATTGTCCTAAAGTTTGGTAAGGATACTCTAAATTGTCCTTTAGGTTGTAATTTTGCATAGCATTCTTGCATAAGAGCTATAGCTTCTTTATATGTTAAATGTTCAAAAAAATGTGTACTTTGAATAAAATCAATATTTAAAATTGGTTTTAAGCTATAGTCTTGTATTGGTAAACCTTTAGATAAGTCGGCTCTTAATCTTTGTGTATCTCCATACACAAATTGAGTGCCTTCCATATCTATATTTATAAATCCCTCTATGATTACTGGACCACAACCTAAATGAAGCTTAGTCATTTTACAGATAAAATTCTCAAGAGACTACGAGGAAAAGTAAATTGGCTGATAATAGGGTATACCTGTCTTGTTTAACTCCGTGTGCTAGCACTGGTAATTTAACCCTCTATATTGAAACTTTTGATGCTACACCGGCTGATATCACCCTAACTATATCTTGTTCAGGAGTTGCCGGACAAGATGAAATTAAACTAGCTACTAATATTGTCCAGGCTATTAATTCAGCTTTAACTGTTAATTCTTATGTATATGATGGAACTCCTGCCTATAACTGGGAAGGTTTTCCAGTTCAATTCCAAGCAATGAGATCTGATCATGTAGTTACTCTTTGGGCACAATGCCAATTTAGAGTAACCATATCTAATAATGCTTGGAGTAATATAGTCCAAATAGACTCTACTCCAACTCTTTGTACTGTAACAGAAGCTAGAACTATGTCTCCTGTTATGGGGATTGATTTTGAAGATAATAATGAGAATCTTTTAACTGATTCTCAATTAGCCACTCTTTTACAAATTTCCTCTTCCCAATTAGTTAGGTTAATTAATAATAATATTGTTTTAGGTACTCAATATCATGAAGAGATCGGTATTAGAACTGGAAGTATTAAATTAAAGACAAAACCTGTATTAAACTTTGATGTCCCTCAGATTAGAAGACCATATATTTTAGGTATTACCTCTATGATGGTTAATAATTTTGCTGTCTCTTATCAAGTAGATAGAAGATTAGGAATTTTAAATTACCGATTTACTAATGATTTAATGGAAATTTCAGAACCATTTGATCTTAATAATGAGGTTAAATTAACCTATAGAGCAGGATATATGAATATTCCGAGAATTATTAAAGAAAAAACTTTAATAGTTTGCTCTAATATTCTTGATGATATTAGTATGAATGTAAGTGAACTTAAAGTTGGAGGTTTTGCTACTAAATTCTTTAGACCACTTGATAGCTTACAATTTTTAACAACAGAACTTAGGGAGTATATTCTTTGAATCCGTTAAAACTTTTTAAGAAATATATGAAAAGAGCTGTAATTTTTAGTGAGGCTTCTCTTTACTATGTCTATAATCCTGATTATACAGCTTCTAATCAATTAGGTTCTTTAGTATCGCCCTCTCCAATTTCATTTAGAATTGAGCAGGCTACAGCAGAGCCTAATATTCCAGGTTTTGGGTTTTCATATATTTATGGAGATATGACATATTTAAAAACTGGCTATGTTCTTGTTCCTACTGCTCAAGGAGATCAAGATGGCTTACAGCCTATTACTATTTCTCGTGTACCAAATACTACTATGATTCCTTATGGATTTATTACAGATAGAATAGGGTATATCTGTGAAGATCCAGCTACTCCTTTATATACTAATGTGAGATTTTCCTTTACTTTTCCATTTATTAATGAGGGAGAGATTAGACTAATTGATGCTAATCCACAAACAAAAAGAAAAGTACTTATGTATAACCGTCAAGGAATCGGTTTAAATCCTCAAATTATTAAAGGTATGAGGTTAGTTGAGTCTGATAATGATAAAACATATATCTGGAAAATTACAGATATTATGTCTATCTCTGGAAAATATACTGTAATGGGTATAGAAGAAGATGTCTAGTAAGGTTATAAAAAATTATTTACTATCTGATGTAGTAGATAGTACTGCTTCAGCTACACGAGCAGCCAATCCATTAATCGGATGGACAGTAGATGCTGATGTTCCACAATATCTTTATACTTCCCTTTCAACACTTTGGATGGGAGCTTCAGGAGTTGCTGACTACTCTACTAGGATTCTTGCTACACAAGGAGAATCAAAAACCAGAATAGGATTTCCTGGTTATATTGAGGTTATTCCTTATCCTTCCGAATCAATTTATGAATCTGATGGAATGCTAGATGATGCTATTGGTGCCGAAAGATCTATGATTAAAATCTTTTTTCAAACAGAGCGTCCAGTTAAAACTACAGATTTTGAAAGATTAAAGCAGGCGGAACTTAGAATTAGATGTTTATTGGATGAGAAACAAAGAGGACTATCAAAAAAGTCACCTAATATTCCTATTTCTGGAGATTCAACAATAGATAATTTTACTTCTGCATCTATGTTTAAATGCGTTTGGGAAAAATTTGATTTAGCTCCAGATGCTTCAGAAATTGTTATCACCTATAGGTGTGATTATGTTAGACTTTTTTCTAAAGTTCTTAATCTTCCGTAAAGCTCTTTGAAACCAAACTATTGGGTAATAATTAACTTTATTAAACCAATAGTCTGATAAAATTCGTTCCTCTGCTGTTTGTTTGCGTACTCTCACAAGCTTAATACAAATAGTTTCTAAGCGGCTTTTATTTTTTAATTTTTCATATATTTGTCAATAGATAAAATTACAATGTTAAGAAGTATTCTAGGAGCTTATCCAACCAATGCCTAATCAATCCTTTAGGGTAGGAGTCCCAACAGTTCAGCTTTCAGTGGATTCATCTACTGCGCTTCCTAGCCTTTCAACTCTTGTTTTTGATGCCAGTGCTGTTTCTCCATCAGCTTTTCTTAATAATGATGTTAATTCCAACTTGAGCACTTCAACTACATACCAAGTTGCTATGTGCCTTTTAGGTAGGGATATTGTAAATGGTGGCTATACTATTGGACCGGTTTCTCCTGGTTCTGGTGTGCTTTCACTTACTTCAGGACAAATTATTAGAATTCACGTTTCTAATGGAAACTGGCCTGCTAACTACAACTTAGCAATTGCAGCAGCTATTTTCCTTAAGTCTGGTAGTGGTAACTTCCAGCTTGCAGATTTTGCCTATATTGATACGACAAAAGATTTCAACTATGCTGTAATGGCGCAACCTTTGACTTCTTCACCTACGTATACATATAGTACTCTGCAATCTAATACCAATGATAGTTTTCTTGGTAGTAGAGCACCTTATGGTGTTACTTATACTACTCTTGGACCAACTACTCAAGGTGTATCAATCAATAGAGATGTAACTACCGTTACTATTTCTCCTGATAATGCTCCTGATTTCCAGCTTACAACCTCTAGAGCTGCCAATATCCAGTTCCAAACATTGCCTAATGCTGTTCTAGATTTTGTTAAATCTTCTGCTGGTCTATATGCAACATTTGCAGGTGATGGTACTTCAACTATTGAAGTAGCACAACAAACCTTGCTAACTGCAACAGCTCTTGTTAAAGGTAATAGGGCATTGATTCTTAATATGCCGGTAGATGCTACTGGTGTAGGAGAAACCAGACTCTTTATCGGTAATTTGACTGCAAACCAAGTTGCATCTTCGGTTTCCTTTACGAAAACTGCCCAAGCCCCTATTCAATATAACCTCCAAACGGCTCCTATTGATACCTTGGTTGGTTCTCAACACTCGGAAATCATCTATAAGAGATATGGTGGCTAATTCTCCGTAATTAGTTATCTTTAAAACCACTTCTTTTTCTCCCTCCAAAGAAGTGGTTTTTTTCTTGCTTGACAAATAGAGAATATTCCTGTAAATTTAAAGTATATGAAAAAGACCCACTGAAGGGAGAGAAATCGCTTGGACCTTCCCCGGTTAAAGATTATATTTTAATTTATATTTATTTAATTAATAATAAAAGCTCCTAATTAGTATAGGGGCTTTATTAATTGGTATAGTTTGCTTGAAATGGCAAATAGACCAATAGAAGTAGCTGCATTTAGTGCTGTATATGTAGGTGATTCCACCTCATCATCCCAACTTACTTATATTTCTACTTTAAGAACAGGTGGAGCAACATTAAACTACACAATTCCTGAATCTTTTTTTGATGTAGCGACTAATAGTCTTCAAACAGATTATGCAAAAATCTCTATTAATCTTCAATTTCTCTCTGATGATGATACTGCTGTTAAATTAGCTATGGGAAATTTACCATCAACTACTAATCCTGATGATTCTTCTACTTTCAGTACTTTATCTGTCTTACTTTTACATCCTGATGGAGCAAATGGAAACCATAGTATTTATATTCCTAAATGTTATGCAAAAAAAGAAGTTAACCTCAACTACAACAAAGATAAAGTTACCATTGTTCCTTTATCTCTATCATTTCAAAATAGAAATAGATTTACCCCTCTATTCTATAAAAGAGATAATACATCATTAAAATCTATAATGGGTAGTAAATCACCTTACTAGGAGGAAAAATGTCCAAACGATTAGAACTAAATTTTGGTTCTGTTAGACGCTTAGTTATTGAATCAGATCAACTTAAGAATAAAAGAATTAAAGAGCTGTATAAAGCCTATAATGATATTAAACGTGGACATAATCTCCTTGTTAGATATCCTCTTTTAGATGTTCCAGTTTTGGATGGTGATGGCAATCCTACTGGAGAAACCAAGAAAGAAGATGCTCAAGAATGGAGAATAAGAGTACTTACTGTAGAAGCTGAAAAAAGTGCCAAACTTCCTGATGAGTCTGAAGAGGCTTATGATGCTAGACTTATTGCTCAAGCTCTTGTAGATCATGTAAGTACAGTTGCTTTTGAATTACTAAATGCTATTTGTAAGATTTTTAATCTGGCAGAAATTACTCAAGAAGTTTTTGATGAGGCTGCTTGGGAAGATACTAGAAATTTCTGTTTTGATCTCCTCTCTATGGGGGCAATCAGTGATCCTGATGGCTTGTTTCATCCCCCTAGAAGAGCGGACGAAATTTCTTGAAGAACAATCATTAGCTAACGCTTTTGCAAGAATAGAAGAAGATTGGGATTGGATGGATGAATACTATTTCCTCTTATCACCGTTTTTCGGCTGGTCTTGGCAAGATTTTGAAGAGTTCCCATTTCCTAGAATGGTTAAATATGCAGAGAAAATTCAGACTAGGGCAGAATCAATGGAAGAAACTCTTTCCTTACGAGAACTAGAGCTTCTTAGATGTATTGGAAGAATGTTTGGTACTAAAGAATAGAGCCTTTTTAAAGGCTCTAGGCACTCAAATGTACAAATGTAGCGGAGTGCTCGGGGAGATATACTCCTCTTTATTTATATCATTAAACGGTACAATCTCCTTGAAGATTAAAGGAATTTAATGTGCCTGAATATAGCCTGCTAACTATAAATTGTCAAAAGGATTTGAACTCTATCTCTTCTATTGAGAATTTCGGTTTTAAATCTGAGATAGATGAGTTCATAAGAAATTCTCTTTTAGATATTTCTATTGAAGCAGTTAATGCTTTTAAAAGTAAGGTTCCTGTTAGAACAGGGCAACTTAGAAATTTTCATATAAAAGCCGATTTGTCCTCACTTTCTAATGTTAATCCAACCCTTCGATTTTTTGTTGTAGACACTCCTCATACAGCCTCTAATGGGCGTTCTTCTGCTCTAATTGCATATGAATTAAACTTAGGTAATAGGCCTAATAGCAGAAGGCTTTTTAAACGTTCTAGGACTTCTGAGGCTGTTGGTATTTATGGTTTTGAAGCTCAAGGCTCTCCTACAAGAGATTGGATAGATAGAGCTTATGGAGAATTTCTTCGTAAAACTACTAAATTATATGGATTAAGCCGTGGCTGATAGTAGAACATTAAATTTAAAAATTATGGCTACAGGAGATACCGCTTTAATTAAGCGGATAGAAGCTCTTGTTTCTTCAGAAAAAATCATTAAATTAAATCTTCCCTCAGATGCAGCTCTACAAAAATTAGAGAAGCTTCAGAATAATATCCTTAATATTAAAACCAGTTTAACTATTAACTCTCCGGTTTTTGATACTCTTCTACGATGGGAAAAATCAGGATTAAATATTAAAGTTAATCTAACAGGTTTAGGTAATTTATATACTAATAATCCAGGAGCTTCTAGTTCAAGACAATCCTCTTCTCAAGATGCTTATCAGCGCGCTCTCTTAGCTGAGCAAACCAGGGCAGAATTAGAACGAATTAAATTAGGAGAAAAGTCTAATCCTGATGCTGGTTTAATGGGAACATTAACTACTCAAAGTGCTGAACTTTCTGTAGCTGGAGTAAGAGCTATCACAGCTCTTAGAAAGTTCTCTAGAACTATAGAATCCTCTACAGATAAGTTTTCTATTATTGATGATCGGATTAAAGATCTTAATGAAACTCTTTCTGGGACTTCTAGATTTGATCGTGTATTTGGAAGGCTTTTGGGACGTTCAGGTGCAGATGTTGATAAAGATATTATCCGAAAAGCCTCATTAAATGCAGGAATTCCTACATCTAGACAAGGCGATGTTAAACTAAATGACTTCTCTCTTTTGGATTTTTCTGTCTTTAAGGATAGAAGAGCCATTAATGAATTAGCATTTGGTGGATTGTTTGGAGGAGCTGGAGGTTTAGCAGGTGGCTTAGTTGGTGGTGCTACATTTGGTAACGTTCTTCTTGGTTCTACAATAGGTTCTGTAGTTACAGAAGGTATTATCAAAAACTTTGAAAAATTAGCTGAAGCATTGAGATCTGCTGCTGAGTCTGGTCTTGAATTTGAAAGATCAATAACTTCTTTAGCTGCCGTTTTCCAATCTACTTCTAGAGCTACTTTAAATGGAAAAGAATTAAATCCAATTGACTCCCAGCGGTTTTTTCAAGGAAGATCAGCTAATCTCTTAAAATCTGCACAAGCTAGATTGGTTCCTCTTGGTATTGGTTCCCAATCTGTTGGTACTGCTGCTTCTGCTTTAGGAGAAAGTTTAAGCCAAACTGGAGCTGATTTTACTGATGAGCAATTCTTAAATGTCCTTATTCCAGTTCTTTCTGCTATTGCTACTATTAACCCCGGTATTTTAGAAAATCCTACTCAGTTAAGGCGAGATATCCTAGATAGAACTATTGGAAGAAATACAGCTTTTAAAGCAGCTATTGGTGGTTTAGCTCCTGGCTTCTTTAGACCTACTGGAAGTATAGACGATATTCTAAGTGGTATTTCTGGACTTAATGTATTTCCTGAAGCACTTAGAAATAGCCCTCTTCCAGCACAACAATTAAATAGAATTAGTGGTTTTGCCTCTAATATTGAAACTCAAAGTGCTACTACTTTTCTTGAGCAAGCAGCTCCCGGTTTTAAAGCAATTGCTGACGCTTTAACAGATCCTAAACTTCAAGACTCTATTGTAGAATTAGCAAAAGATTTTGGAGAAATTACTGACAAGATTCTGGAAATGGTTTCCAACGCCCTTCCAGGATTTATTACAGCTTTAGATAATACTATTAAAGAAGTCATTAAATTAATTAATCTTCTTAGAAAACATCCAATTGAGACTGAATCTGCTCTTGGTGGAGTAGGGGTTGTTGGTGGTGGAATTGCTGGTGCTGGTGGTGGCGCTTTAATTGGTGGAATTCTTGGTGGTTTAGGCGGTCTTTTATTTGGTCAACCAATTCTTGGTGCTCAAGCAGGTGCCCTATTAGGTGGGTTTGCTGGAGGTGTTGGAGGAGGAATTCTAGGTGGAAAGGCTGGTATAGGAATTGGAAAAGCTATTTCAGCAGAACCTCCTACTCCTGTCAAACAAGAAGAAGTAGTTCAAGAATCTAAGTTAAATCAAAGATTAGATAATCTTCTAAAACCAATTGATTTATCTGTAGAAGGAATAACAAGAGCTGCTGATAGTTTTATTGCAGAGCTTCCAGAGCTTCGGAACTCTATTTTGTCTCAAGTTGAAGAGCTTCTAACTGAAGATGCTGCTCTTAGAAAGAAAATTGGTATTCAGATTTATGAAGATGAAGAGAAAAATATAAGGAAGCTTGGTGAAGAAATAGCTAAAACCTTTAGTCAAATTTCTTTATTTGGTCAACTTGGAGCATCTAAACAGCGACTTCAAACAGGAGTAGATGCTAGTGCCTCCATTCAAAGACAGATTGATTTAGCTCAAGAAGCTTATAATACCTCTATTCCTGGTTCTCCTGAAGCTATTCAAAAGCTTGCTGCTTTAAAAAATGCTCAACGAAAAGGACAACAACAAGCAGCTATTAATCAAGATAACTTATCTGAAGTCCAAGATAAACAAAATAATATAGCATTAGCTGGAGTTAATGCTAAAAAAGCTATTCTTGAATTTACTGATAATCTTAAATTAGTTCCTCTTAAGCTTAGAGATTTTGCTGATAAGGTTGATGCTGCTAAACGTTCTCTTCAAGATTTTGATCGTAGTTCTAAATTAAGAGCCTTAGGTAGACAAGGAGAGCTTATTTCTGCTGCTGAAGAAGTATATAAAGTTAATCCTAATGCTGGTCTTCCAGGTTTTATAGATAATACCTTAGTTAGAGGAAGTGCTAACTTTAATGAAGAGGCTAGGGCAAGATTTGATGAAGATCTTCTAAGAGAAAAATTCAGTGTTCTGGAACAGCAAAATGAAAATGCTCCTAAAGTTGAACAAGAACAGAGGAATGCTCTTGTATTAAATTTAGAAGAAACTAATACAGCTTTAAAAGAGCTTCCTCTTAAGTTGTTAAGTGAGCAACTTGGACAGCTTATTGAAATTGCTAAACAAAAATTTACTCTTCCTGGTACTGAAGCAGCTAAAACTGGTCAAAAAGCTCAGGACTACATTAATAGTCAATTTGGTTTGCCTAATGTTACTCTTCCTGAAGCTTCATATAATAGCTCATCCCTAAGAGCTGAAGATTATTTTTATAGTTTAGACAGGTATGGCTCTAATCCTTTTGATTTGGAAACTTATGGACCAAATAAGCCAAAGCCTAAACCTCCTACAGAAAGACCAGATCAATCTCCGCTTTTCTTTATGCCAAAACCTTTAGATAAAACCGAATTAACTAATGGAGAGATTAATTGGACTGAGAATGATGGACCCCCTCCTGAAAGACCAGATCAGTCTTCCTTATTTTTTAAGCCTAAACCTAAGCCATCTGTAATGTATGATGGTAAACCTACTTGGAAAGGCGTTCCACCCCCACCAATTGATGTTCTTGATCCAAACATGCAATTAAACTCATTTCTTGGAGAACCGATTGATGTTAACCTTCAAAAAGGTAAAGGTGGACAAGCTGTTAATGATATCTTTGGTGCTCTCTTAGACTCAAATGCTAGGGGTAGAAATGCTGATCAAGTTCAGTTTTTATTGGATTCTCAAAAGACTGATTTAGGAAATTCCTTTAATCAAGGAATCGGAATTCCAGGTGTTGGATTGCCATTAAGCTTTCTTGGAGCAGCAGAAACCAAAGCTCCTAGATATAACTTTAGAGTTCCATTACCTACAAATCCTGATTTTAAGATTCCTTATGCAAATGAGATTGGAAATTCTTTGATTAATTCTCCAAAACAATCAACTAATCCAGCAGATGTTCTTAAGGATATTAAGACTATGATGCAAACAGGTATTAAAGTAGATTCTCAATCTATTGCTATGGCCATGAATCAAGTTTTTGCAGGAGCTAATTAATGCCTTTACTTCCTCCAGGTAGTACCTTTACATTAACTTTTAGTGGATCATCTAATACATTTTATATTGATGATGTAACCTTTCAATATGTTACTGATCCTTGGGAACGTCCTGAATTTTCTAATGAAAAACTAAGAAACGCTAAAGAATCAAATGGTGCTATGCCTATTATTGTAGAAACATTTGGACGTTTACCAATTCAATTAGCAATTACCTGTACCAGTTCTCGTGCTAGACCTTTAGGTCCAGATACTCTTTCTCAATTAGATAGTATTAAACGGAAATGGAGTATTAGAAGATATACCTTTAGAAGTGCTTTATGTACCTCTACAGCAGTAGATTGGTTATCAGATATTGCTACTACCCATAAACGTTATTTAGCAGCTTTACAAGCCCATATAGCTAAAGCTAATAGTGATATCTCTTATACAGACTTGGTTTCTTTACAAACAGATACTATTGTAAGTACTTTACAAAGTACCGGATTAACTTTGACAGGAGCATTTCTGAATGGTCTTACAGAATCTAATATGCTTATTTCTGATTTTCAAGCAATTCCATCTTTTGAAATTCCTAATGCTACTAGTGGATCAGATATCTATAAAACATTTAGTTTAACTATAGAAAATAGAGTTGATTCAGCTTTATCCTCAACTTCATCTTAATTAAGATATTTTCCATTAATTTTAATTTTTTCTGAACGTAAAAATACACCAATAGATATTCCTATCTTATTATTTGATTTACAATAAAGTTTATGAATTTTATAAATAGACTTAAAAGAAGAACTATTTGGGAAACTCAACAAACAATCTTTTATTCAAATCTAAAAAATTAGGTATGACAAATTCAATATCCCAAGTATTAATAATAATACATGGCACTTTATGCCATTCTCCATTTTTCTGTAAGTAAAGATAATTAGCCATTTCAAATGATTTCTTTACCTATAGCATATCCCACTTTTATTCCATATTTTTCACCAGTATATATCTGAACAATAGGATATACAACTACTGAAAAAGATCCACTTCCAAATCCAACAAAGCAAGTAGCATCTAAATCTTTAAAAGCCGGAATTAGTACATTGTAATAAATATTAGAAGAGGAGATGTAAGGTACTTTATGCCATTCTCCACTTCTATCCTTAATAAAGAGATAATCTTTCATTTTTTATAAAAGAACCTAATGATATTCCTATTTTTTGTTTAGAGTGAAAAGTTAGATTAGACATATCCTCTATTAATCTTATACTGAATATAGATAAAGTATTATTACTTTTAAAGCCTAAATAACAATCATAGGTCAAGTCTTTAAATTTTGGTATGATTAAATCATAAAAACTAGAATTTTGAAAAGGAACCTTATGCCATTTCTTATCTATTGAGCTTATATAAACATATTGCCTAACTGTCATATAAAGTTGATATATTTTTAGGAGAGTTTTAGAGAAGTTGAATTGAGTCTTTATTTCTATAACAATACTCCATTTACTGTTGCTAGTCAATTAGGTCCAGTAGACACCTATATTGGTGATGGAACTACTGTAACTTTTACTTTAACACAGAAAACTGCTTCCCAGCTTAGCTCTTTAGTTCAATTTGGCTCTATTCAATACTCAGAATATAATGGTGGATTTACTAGGAATTTAAGTAACAATACATTTACAGTTTCTCCTGCTCCTGCAACCGGTTCTCAAGGTGTAGCTCCAGCTCTTATTAGCTTAGGAGCTGCCGTATTTGATCAATCAACTGTAAATGGAGTGTCTAATCCAACAGTCCAAGAAGTTCCTTTTTGGCTTATAGACAGCACTACAATCCACCTTAATAAGTATACAAGCTATCCAGGAGAAGCTGGAATAGCTATATCAATTACAGATTTAATCTCATCCTCTGGTGCTCAAACTTCCTTTTGTCAGCTAGCATGTTCTGATGCAAATGGTAACGCTTTAACATATCAAGCAACAGGAACAGTCCTTTATACAGACTCTATTCTAGCATTTGGTTCTATTTCTGCTTCTTCTAATTCTGGAGCTAGCTCTATTTTAACTTCTACAGCTATGTCTCAACCATATTACGCTGGAGACTATATTATTGTCAATATTGGAAATGCTACTCAAGAAATTATGCAAATTAGTGCTAAAAGTTCCAGTGGAGGGGGAACATTAACTGTTCCTGGATTAACTAATTTTCCACACTATGCAGGAGAATCCATATTTGTTTGTGGAAGGAAGTTTTGGTTAAAAGTTACTTGTCCAGTAAATATAGCAAATAATCAAGCTACTAGCTATATAGATTTAGGTTTAAAACGTAGAGGAATTATCAGGGGAAGGCCTTGATATAGTTTACATGATTTACTATAAGGATTAATAGATTGGACGTTATTATCAAACCACTATATGCTTCTTGGGCAATACTTGAACATGATTTATCAGCATATCAAGATAAGCCTGAGATTTTTAATTCTATTTCTCCTGATGTAATCAATCATTATGGAGTACTAGTTTCAGAGCATACTAATGAAAACCTTATTACTAATGTTGGAAAAAATTTAGACTTTGATAGGCTATTTGGTTTTGGATTAGCTGCAATTAATGCCCTTGGTGCTGGTGCTTCTGCAACCGCTGCTGCTATTAGTGATACAAGACTTACCTATGAATTAATTGGAAATGCTTCTAGAAAAACCCTTACAAATACTTCTGGTGCTGCTCTTTCTAATGCAGATATAGTAGCAGAAACAATTACTATTAGTAGTGTTACATATACTCAAAAATTAGTTGTACAAGCAGTATATGGAACTGGTGATGGCAATAATGGACAACCATTCCAAGAATATGCTTTGTTTAATACTACTACAAATCCGGCTACTCCTACATCTACATCAGGAGTTATGTTAAATCACTTTATTGATGGTAGCTCTATTCTTAAGTCTGGATCAAATACTATTACTGTACAGACTACTTTAAGACTCTAGAATAGGGAGGGCTATGCTTACCCTACGTAATGATTTAAACGTTCCATCCGGCTCTACTTTCCTCTGTGCTTGCACTAATGCAACTGGCATTTTTGTAGGAATGAATGATAACTCATTCAGAATTTATGATTGGAATTGGAATCAAAAATCAAGTACTGGAAATGCTCTAGGTGGTGGACTTACCGGCTTAGCTCTTGTCAATCAAGCCACTGCATGTGGTGTATTCGGTTCAGCTCAGGTAGATTTTTTTGATGTAAATACTGGAGCATTTACTAAAGTAACTACTAATGCTACAGCTACTTGGAGTTCTGTTGTTCAACAACAAATAGCTGGTAATCCTTCTACTGGAAAAGCAGTAGCAACCAGTACTACTGCTGGAAAATTGATGTGTATTAATGGATCTACTCAAACCATTACAGCCCCTACACCGGCTGCACTTTCTGGAGCTAATGCTACTTGTGTAACAAATAAAACTGATACTAATACCTTTTTAATTGGAACTTCTAATGGCAAAGTTCATGAAGTAGACTCTTCTGGTACTGTTCTTAAAAGCATTACTCTTCCTACAACTCCAAATGATGGTGGTGCGGTTAATCATGTCGTTTCAGGAGTTAGTTATTATAATGATAGTTTAGCTGTAGCTTTAGATAAAGGCATACTCTACATTTATCAATATTCAACTTCAACTATTGTAGCTAAACAAATTTGTTCTTTAGGTGGAGTATCTAATAATAATACAGTTTTATGTGATGCTGCCAGCGGTATTACTACGCTTACAAGACCATTCTCTGTAAATAATTATTGTAGTACATCTGTTCTTTGTTTTTCTGCATCCGGCTCTTACTATCAGGATGTTTTCTTTAATGAAACTTCTCAACCTAATAGATATTGTGGAATTGAACCCTCTATAAATAGACTTTGGATAGGCTCTTCTTCTACAAGTTATTACCTTGCTAGAACATTTGATATCACTGCTTTAAGTACTTCTCAAGTTCAAACCAGGATTCAAAACCCTCCTGGAACTGATGTAACTGGAAGAATTATCAGAATTAGAGATGACGGTATTAATCGATCTATGGTTGAACTAGACCAAACCATTTCTGCTGGTCAACAATTGCTCAATGCTTATAAAAACCATAATTATATTGAAATTGCTTTAACTGGAACCAGGTTTGTTGATGAGGCTTGGGATATTAGGGAGTTTGAGGCATGAGTATTACGTATGATGGAGCTATTTCTGTATCCGCAGTAACTTGGAGAGATGGTGCTACAGATACTACTCAAAATCAAGTTTATATTGTAGAAAGTTCCTCCTCTACAATGAGAAAATATGATTTGTCTACACGTTCTCAAGTTGGTAGTAATATCAATACTTTAAGCACTCCATCAGCTATTACGTTGGCTACTAATCTTTCTTCTGTAATTGTTTCTAGCGCAGTAACTACTGTAGATATTATTGAAAACTCTAGTGGATATAGAACAAATATTGCTGGAGGTTTAGCAACAGGTGGTACAGTAAAAAACCAACAAATTGCTGGAGATACTTCTACTGGTATTTGTATAGCTGCAACTAATACTACTAATACTTTGGTTAAGGTAAATGCCAATACTCAAACAGTTTCACAACTTTCTATTCTTGGCTCTGGTCCTTCTTTTACATTCACTACTGTAATTTTAAAAAGTGCTGGAAGGTGGCTAGTTGGTGGTAACAATTCTACAGTAGGAAATGCAAGAATTTTTGAAATAGATGCTAATGGTACTATCTATGATGAAATGCCTCTGCCAATGTCTCCTAATGGTGGTACTCAAACAACCTCAAACGTTTCAGCAATTGCTGGAATGGCTTATGATACCAATATTCTAACTATTGCTACGGCTGATACTGTCTTTATTTATGATTGGACAACAAAAGCTCAACTCTATGTTTTTCAAACATCTACATCTAGCGCTTCTGATGCTTTAATACTTTCCAATGCTGCTTCTGGTGAATGCCTTTTAACTTGTGGAGTTAATACCACCCCAAATAATTCAGTATTTGAGCTAGATTTTTCAGTTAATCCTGGACAAATTAAGGATTCTCTATTTCTAACTGCTATTAACTCTGTAACTGCTGCTGGAATTAATACAGCAAATAATAAAGGATGGGCACTTCAAAATACCGCTACACCTAAAATCCATGTTTTTACTATTACTCCACGAGATACTAGAACAAGAACTGTAACAGTTCAGAATGGTGGAAGTGATGTTAAATGTAGATTAATTTGGCTAGATGATACTAGTTCTCCTGCTCAATTAATTTTTGATACTATCATGCAATCTCCCGCCACCTATAGAATTCCAAGCAATAAAACTATTGTTGAGATAATCAAGTATGGAGAAGGAACCACAGCTCTGTGGGATTTAAGTAGATACACAACATAGAGGTTTGATATGTCAAGAATTAATGTCAAACCACTTCATGAAGATTTACAATCTGTAGTATCTACATCTACTCATACAAGTTTAAAATCTTCTTACACTAACAATAATAAAGCATATGGAATTTCTACCTCAAGTAGAAGTAATTCTACACATACTTCATTAATTTCTTCTAATTATCAATATCTAAATGTTATTGCTACCAATGCTTCAGAACCAATTAATTTATTGGATTCAACTATTATTGGTTATACAATCTTAATTTCTGAACCAATTAATTTAGTTGATTTTATTTATACTGGTAGGGCTTATATTGAAGAACCAATTAATCTTTTAGATAGCACAGCTATTAACTATGTTCTTCAAATTACAGAAACTATGCCAATGCTTGATGAGGCTGGAGGATCAAGAGCAGTAGCCTGGGAAGATGATCTTTCTCTTAGAGACTCAACTCAAATTAATATTACAGTAGCAATTTCAGAATTATTTAATCTTTATGAGAATATCAATCCATTCCAATCTATTGATATTATAGATTCAACACAGATATCAGTATGTGCTCCTGCTGATCAAGTTGATTCTACAAGTATGGCAATTAGTACCACAATGAATGTAACTGATTCTACATATATTCAAACTGTTCCATTTAGTGTTTTACCTGTTACCAATGCTAGTAGTGTAGATAATCCATTTATTCCTACAATTATTATTGGGGGAGTTATATATACTTATAATGCAGGAACAGCCCCACCATGACAATAGATGCCAATACTTATTTTGTTCAATACAGCAATGTTGCTGTTGGTAGTTCCTCGGCTTGTAATCTATTGAGTTTTAATTTTACTCTAGATGATACTGGAGGTAATTTTAGTTGTACCTCTCTTACATCTCCAGGTAATCTTGGAGATAACGTTAATATCTTTGGCTTTAATGGATCTATTACTAGTTCTGGTAAGGTTGCAAATAATTCTCAAGTAGGTGTTTTAACCAGTGGAATTTTTGGCAATCCTAAAATGAATAGACAATTCCAGTTTCTTTTAGCTGGAGATCCTTGGATGTATGAAGTATTAACTAATCAGACATTAGCTGCTCAATCATCTAAATTCTTTAGTGCCTCATCTGCTGCTAAAGCTATTGGTAGTTTAGTTGGAGCAAATATTATTTGGGCTGTTCCTTTTGATGTTAGACTAACTGACACTTTTACTCAAGGTGGTGACACTGCTGCTGGAGCTTTAAGTACATTAGCTAATATGGTTGGAGGAGTAGTTAGGTGGGATGGAAATAATACCTATTTAATCTGTTTGCCTAATTTTATAACTGGACAATGGAGAATTCCTACAGATCGCCTTATTATGGGTCTTGAGTACGAATATCATGAAGATTTGAGTAGAGGTGTTTCTGGTATAGGGTATACTGTTATTCCTCAATTATTGCCCTTTAATCCTGGTATTAATACCCTTCCTACTGGTGGTGGAACTGCTACACCAGCAATTAAAAAGCTTTGGTCAACAAGTAAGCCATTTACCTCAGATGATCCAGATGTATTTATAGACTTACCACAAGATGTTGCAGAAGTTTACATGCAAATCCTTGTCCAGCCTGGTCAGGGAGTATCTACTGGAACAACTGGTCCAAGTTTTGCTGCTACTAATCTAGTTACTACAGATGATAGTATTTGGTATAACATGGGTGGAGTTTCTATTTCTAATCCTTACGCTAAGATCTCTGCAACTGGTGGTAATTACAAACCACAAGCAAAGGTTAATTATACATTATTTCCTAGTCTTGATGCTGTTAATAATGGAAATTTTGTTTTCTCTGTTGGTTGTACAACAAATGATTTAAGTGGACAATTTGCTAAAGCACAACAGGATGCTCAAGACACAACCCAAAATATATTAGCCAGAACTCAATATAATTTCCAGTTTTTTAAATCTTATACCGGATCTTTACAAACAGTCTTTTTTGGATCAATTCCACTACCTGGAATGTTAATACAAGCAACCGTCTGTAATACTGCTATTTCGGGTATAATTGAGTCGGTTAGCTTCACTTCTCCCGGTATATTAAATATTCAATTTGCTAACTATTTGAAGATACACTATATTCAAGAATACGTCAACCAGTCTGGTGGAGTTATTCAACAATATAATCAGCTTCCTCCTAATTACTTACCATATGTGGCATCATGAGTCTACTTAAAAGAATTCAACAAATTGCTAGAAATGAGGCGACTCTTATTGTTAAAGAGTATTCTAATATTAGAGTCCAGTCTAAACGAGATTGTCAGGCTTTGGCAGTAATTAGTACCATTTCTACAGATCAAACAACAGGCATTCCTCAATATACCATTACATATAGTGATGGAACTACTACTACAGCTTTGGCTCTAAGCCAACGTCCACTAGCAACTGGAATGACTGTTTTAATAGTTGATGGATATATAGTTTAAAATGGCTTCTAATGAGGGGTTTAAATATACCCAAAAAGTTGCAAAGAATGCTGCTTTAGAAGCCCTTCAACAATATGTAGTTCAAACATCTTCTAGCCAATGCTGCTGTAATTTAGCTAAGCTATCAGATGATTTAACTACTGCTACAATGGCTGATGGCAGCTCTACTACAGTAATTCCTGTAGGATCTCCAGATAAGTATACAATTGTTTGCAAAATTCATAGTAAAGCAGTTGTAGCTAATAAACCACTTCCTGATCAATCAAATTTGGATGGAAATGAGGGAATGGGCTATATCTTAAGTAGAGATAGCTTATGGTTTTATATTAGAAAAACCGGAAGTGCAGTTAAATACTATCTTCCTTACACTAATAATCTTTTTGATAAAGATCCAGCAACTATTCAAGGTAGACTTTCCTCTAATGGAAAGGGGGTTTTACTCGGAACTGTAACAGAAAACCAGTATATTAGTACTAGAACTGGAAGCCTAACTTTTTATGATCCTTCTGTTTCAATTTACTTCCAATTTGCCCATTATTCAATTTTTACAGATATAAGTCTAGTCTCCTATACATCCTCTAATTTAACTACTGACAGTGCTTTATATACATATCCAGTTGCTAAAGATAGTACTCCACCTAATAATGTAGTTGTATTTAAAGCTAGTAAGATAAATTCAATAAATGTTAATTCTTATGCTGAAGACCTAACAGATAGAACTAATAGCATTATTCCTGCTCCAAAAGCTGGAGAGAATGGTTCACAAGCCCTTTTTTATCCATATTCAACTTCAGATAAAATCTTTAATCAATTTAATCCAATTATAAATATGAATTGGTTAGCAGATACTGGCTATCAATTTTTGAAAACAAACTGTAGTGTTGGTTGTGGCCAAATTTATGGACAAGTAACTACTACAGCTAATCAGAATATTCCATGGACTGTTTCTCCAAACTTTTCCATCTTTAAAAACTATATTTACACCTTTAATAATGAAGCAACAACAGATACAAGTGGAAATGCAGTTTATGATGCAGATTTAGTAACCACTCATGTAAATTGCTATTTATTTGCTGTAGCTCAATCAGGTTGGACTGAATCTATTCATGAAATGTTTGATAATGATTCAACTAGTACAAGCTGCCCAAGAATTTTTGGAAATACATACAATTATGATGAAACCTTTGATCATACAATAACCTATACTTACAATAGCGATTTTCCTTATAGGTTAGCCTATCTTCCTACTCCAGATATTTGGATTCCAGAAACTGGAGATGTAAATGGCACAATTACAGCAGAAAGCTGGATTAAAAGTGTTTTTTATTTAAACTACAATACTTCATTTGATCCTTGTGCTGGACCAAGTTATTCCATTACACAAAATACAGTTTTTGATTATGAAAAATATATAACAAATGGTTGTAGTGGAGGAGATTGTTTTCATAATGGAAATGAGTGCTATCTTGATGGAACTACCTTTAATCCAGGTTCTCAGAATGCATATGCTGTATGTAATACCTTAGGACCAGGAATTTTTAATAATGTTAATAATTTTGCTGTAAATAATGAATTTAATTTCCATTATTATAGCGGATTAAATACTACAACTTTAGGAGCCTTCACTTCTGCTGCACCATTAGGAACTGGTTGTTCCTATGCATTTGCTCCAATTGCTTATTATTGGGTAGATATTAATTATGATAGCCTCTTTTTTAATACTAGCCCTCCAAGTGATTTTGCAGTTTTTGGTGGAAGATCTTCAATGGTTATTAACCATCTCCATACCAATCCAACATTATATGGAATAATTACTCAGCTTTTGGGAGATGGAAATGACTCTAATCTTCTCGCTTCTGCTTGGAGAGGAAGGGGGTTTGTTGATAATACAAATGCTGCTTTTGTTTATTCTCAAAATTTTAATAGAATATATAGATTAAGCTCTCCGTGGCTTTTTCAAGGAAATCTAACAGGAATCTCAGGAACAGGAGAGGCTAGTCTATCAGATACTGCTACAACTGATTTATATACTACTGCTATTGTTCAATTAGTGGATTGGGCTTCTTTAGCTGATGCTTTTGGTGATTCAGCTACTGCTAGTTTAATCAATAATTTAATCTCTGTGTTTAGGGCACAAGTTGTTCCTTCTGATGCAACAATTGATAATGTAACTAATGCCATTATTGCAATGGATTCAGATTTAAATAATGATGGAGCTGTTTCCCGTTTAAATACACAATTAAAGCAAATTGGAAGCTCAATTCAAAACAATGATTTTACTGTAATTGGTCCTGATGTAATTGGCTATGATTTGCCAGATGTTTATACAGATAAAATTTTTAGTCCACACGGTCAATGGCCTTTTCCAGCCCCTTCTGGAGCATCCAGTTATTTCTTAAAAGCTCCAGATTCTTATACTGTACAGAGATATTATATTTTAAATGGAAAAGAGTATATTAGACAATTTAACATTGCTACCTCTGGACTAACTACTCCAGGAAAACAGGCTAGTGGTAAAGTTAGTATAATTGGAGAGACAGTACTGGACTACATTCTTCCAATTAAACCAACTTCTCCATGATAGAAAACGTCGAGTTTAACGATAAATATAGAGTATTTAAAATTGTGTTAACAGATGGAACTATTATGTATCTATCTTCTGCCAACGCTGCCAAGCTTTTTCAAAACTCATATGTAACATTTGATATAAGTTTAACTCCTGTAGTTGATTTAGCAGTCAGATTAAATGTTATTACTATTGAGGAAGCAATTACTATTAATGGTTTAGTTAATAAAGGCTTTGCAAGAGATTTACCTAATAACCCTTTAAAAGAACAATTTCCTCAATATTGGGATTTTTTAATTAAAACCAGAACAGATGAAGGAGATCCTAATCTCATATGACAGCAGAAAAAATTATTCAATCTATCCTCCATGCTGATAATTCTCTCACTATAGAACTTGAATCAGGAGCAAGCTTTACTGTAAATAAAACTGATTTAATCTTATCTCTTCATAAAGCCAATACTGCTAGATTAGTAGAATATGTCCATCCAAATAATAAGGATAGGTATCCTGCTAAATGCCCTGGAGGGGGATGTGGAACTGATTGGAAACCAGATAAAAGTAGAAAAGGTCCACAACCATTACCCCCTCCTCCACCAAACTTTCTTCCTTTAAAGCCAGCCGATAAAATATTAGAAGATACTCCCTCTGAAGGTACAAAATAAATGGTAGCAACAGCAGCAACAGGTCTTCGTCATGTAGCTCGGGATATGCATAGACAGTTGGGTATTTTTATTGAGCAGGCTGGTAATGGTGAGCAGGCTAATGCAAAGGCTACCTTGGATGCTATGATTATTACTTTGCAATCCATCCAAACGGCAGTTAATGCTTCATCTAATGCAACTATTACTACAGCTACAGTAAACTATCTAATTCAAGCCCAGCCGTAGTTAAATTAATTACAATTTAGAAACATTTACTTCCCTTCTTGGGAAGTTTTTGTTTTAATAGAGCTATGCGTTCCAGCAGAGGCCTTATAAGATGATTGAAAAGATTGAACTTGATACCTTAGAGGGAAATTTTGAGATTATTGGTTTTCCAGCTATGGCAGATATCTATGCTCCGGGTTTAGATTTAAATAACCATAAAATTCTTCAATTTCTTCTTAAGAAGAAATTGAATGACTATATTGTTGGAGAGCAATACTCATTAAGGTTAACCTATGCTCCATCTAAAAATGGTGTTAAAATTCAAAGAATTTTTAATGCGGAGTATAGGGGCTATTCGATGTACAATGGAATGCGTTTATACACTTTCCGCTTTAAGCCTATGTTTGATACTCATATCTATGTTTAGGCGATATCCATATAGAAATGAGGATATGGAAGAAGATCCTATAACTCTTTTACCGAAAATGCCTATTCCAGAACCATTAACATATCCAAGAACTATGCGGTGTGCTCAATGTTTTAAAGAAATTGAGCCTATTCTAAATGATCGGGGTTCTAAAGTACAAAAATATAAATTTAGCAATGGTTTGCCTTTTCATGAGTCTTGTTTTGAATCTATGGAACAAGATAGGATTAAACTTGTTTTAGTTACTGGTGCTGCTGGATTTATTGGTAGCCATTTTGTTGATCTTCTCCTTTCCACAAGAAGGTATAGAGTTATTGGTCTAGATAACTTATCAATTGGCTCTAATATTAAAAATATGCCAACATCCAATCCGGCTTTTCAATTTGTAAGGGGTGATATTAGAAATAAAGAGCTTGTTAATCATCTTTTCTCAAAAGATAGTAGATATGGACATATTGATTTAGTTGTTAATTTTGCTGCCCATTCTCATGTAGATAGATCAATTTCTGATCCTGAGGATTTTATGTCTGTTAATGTTATGGGAACATTAACACTATTAAATGCTGCTACAAAGGTAGATGCTTTTTTACAAGTAAGTACAGATGAGGTTTATGGAGCTTCTGCTGCAATAGATAAGCATCCAAAAAAGGAAGGGAATCCTCTAAATCCTTCCTCTCCATATGCTGCCTCTAAAGCAGCAGCAGACCTTTTAGTTCAGTCCTATTGTAAGACATATGGTCTTCCTACTATTATTTCCCGCTGTACAAATAATTTTGGATTTAGACAACATCCTGAAAAGTTTATTCCTAAAACTATATTTTCAATTTTAGAAAATAAACAATTTCCTCTTTATGGTGGAGGTTTACAATTTAGAGATTGGCTTCACGTAGAGGATCATTGTAGAGCACTTTTAATACTTTTAGAAAATCCTGCCCAAACTGTTGGTGGAATTTGGAATATATCAGCAGATAATGAAATCCAAAACTTAGATGTAGTTAATAGTATTTTTACTATTATGGACGGGGATTTCTCCCTTATCTCTTCTAAAATTGGAGATAGGGTAGCTCATGATTTTAGATATTTTGTCTCTTCACAAAAATTAAGGGAAGAGTTTAAATGGACACCTAAGATTGACTTTTATAAGGAACTTGGTAATCTAGTTACATGGTATGAAAAATCATGGAAGGATAGGTATTGGTAATGGATATTTTTGCAAAGGGCGTCAATAAGCTTAGATCAAATGAAGGGCAAGATTTAGTTGGTCTTTCTAAAGAAGCAGCTATTGCTCGATTGAAGGCTAAAAATGCTCGTTTCCGTATTATCTGTGAAGAAGGTAGATCTATGATAGTTACAAGCGATTGTAATCCTAATAGATTTAATCTAACTATTGTTGGAGGCCATGTCTATAATGTCACAATGGGATAGTCAGTATGAAATTGGGCAAGCAATGCAATTCCAACAAGGGCTAGATAATGCTTTTCACTCTATTAAGCAAGAAATTATCCATATTTTTAGTTTGGAGATTGGCTTAATTATTCTTCTTGCTTTTGTTCTTTTATTGGTTACTGGAGCATGTAAACGATTATGATATTTCTAAAGTTTGTATTAAATATTCTTCTGGATGTAGTAATTTCTATTATAGTAAGAAAGGTTATTTTAAAAGGAGTGGTTTGAAATGGAAGATCAACTTTTATGGACAGGTGTTTTTAAGGACCGTCCAGCACGTATTGTAGTAAGATATATGGACCCTCCTGCCTCTCCACAAGCCTCTTCTCTTGTTAATTACTTGAGTGCTTTGCATGGTACAAGAACTAGGCTTCAAAAAGTTCCTACAGTGGTTGTAGAAGCTAAGGTTTGGGATGCTTGGGATACAAATTTAAGCCGTGAAAGGATTAATGGAATTCTCATCCAAGCCTTTACTGAGCTTAATTTTGCTCTCCATGAATTCAAACAAAATAAGTTTCAAGCTTTAGAAGATCTCTATAATAAGCCATCTAATGAAAAATAAAGTACTTGACCATGGTTTTGTACATCTAATTGATCATTTAGGCAATGATTTGACTGTTGTTAACAGTGCTCGTGTCAGTTTTGGTAAAAGAAAAGACAATTTTGACATCAAAGATGCAAATTTAATCAATTATTTGGCAAAACATGCACATTTTAGCCCATTTAGGCATGTTTCCTTCCAATTTCATTGTAAAGTACCAGAATTTGTTGCAAGGCAGTGGTATAAACACTGTATTGGTGCTAATTACTCTGAAAAAGATCATGCTTGGAATGAAATCTCTGGAAGATATGTAGATCTTGGAGAAGTTGAGTTTTATGTGCCAGAAGTCTTCAGAAAACAGTCTAAAAACAATAAACAAGCTTCTGATGGAGCCTTTGAACGTGATGATCCTCTTAGAAAGGCCTATTTAAGCAGTATTACAGAAGCAAAAAGTTCTTATAAGTTTCTTATAGATGCTGGAGTAGCAAGAGAGCAAGCAAGAGCAGTCCTCCCCCTTTGTTTTTATACAGAATATTATTGGACAGCCTCTTTACAAGCAGTAGCTAATTTTATACACTTAAGAAATCACGAAGGAGCACAATGGGAGATTCAGGAGTATGCAAAAACACTTCAAAAACTAGTTGAGCCTATCTGTCCTGTATCTCTTAAAGCATTAATGGAAAACCAATGAAAATAGTTGCACTAGCTAATTCCCATGGATTATATAAAGAAGAAATTCCAGAATGTGATGTTCTAGTTCATGCTGGTAATATCTGTAATGGTGAATCTCCAATTGCCGATTTTAATACCTTTTGTACATGGCTTCAAAGTAATGAAGGTAAATTTAAACACGTTCTTTATGTTCCTGGAAATTGGGACTATTTAATCTATAAAGAACTTAAGCGTAGTGTAGAAACATTATCTTTATTTAATGCTACTGTGCTTTTAGATCGTTCTATTGAGCTTAATGGTGTCGTCTTTTATGGTTGTCCTTGGGGTCCAATAACTGCTAAAGGAGCATTTACTTGTTTAGGAACTGATCATGATAAGTTTAAATTTCCTGAAAAGCTAGATGTTTTAATTACTCACCATAATCCATACTTTATTTTAGATTCTGTTAGAAGATCTTGTGAAACATATTATATGGGAGGTAAACAACATAATACAACTTATTACTATGCTCATGAGGGCTTTTATGCCATTAAAGAGGGAGTAAAAGAACTAAAGCATCCCCCTAAAATCCATATTTTTGGACATATAGGTCCAGAAGAAGGTGAAAAATGGACAATTAAAGAAAACGGAATTAGGTTTTGTAATGTCTCTTTAACTAATCCAAAAAATACACTTACTCATCATCCTAGAGTCATAGAATATGAGAAGGAAGAAGTTTCTCCAGGTTTTGATTATTTAAATCAAAGCTGGCTTGATACAGTACCCAAACTTTTAAGGTTAAATAAAGAATGAAAAAATTTATATATGCTCTGTTAATAAGTAGTTTGGTTTGTCAATCTGCTAATGCTTCCTCTTTTGAAGAAATTCAATCTCAACTTAAAGCTACTCCAGTTCAAGTTGTATCTGAACTAGTAGATTCTAATACTATGGAAGTTCCATATTATTATGAAACAAAGCTTGGCATTATAAGAGTTCTTAAAGCTAAACAAAAACTCTTTACTTATAAGTTAGAAGATGGTACATTAGTAACCATTCCGACTAAATTTAAGTTTATTAAGGATACCAGACCGTTCAGTAAGAAGCATCCTATTATTGCTGCTTTATGGAAAATCCATTCACTAACTTCTGGTTTGTTCTAAATGTCTCATACAAAGTTGTATTATAAATTTACTCCATCAGATTCTATGAGTAAGAAAAAAATGTCAAAGTTTGCAATTATTGGCGATGTTCATTTTTGTGCAGATGAGTTAAGAGAGCTTTTGGAAAAAATCTCACCTGATAGGTGTATTGTTTTTACTGGGAATTTCTCAGACAAAGGGCCTAAAATAAAAGAAACTGTTGAAATTCTAAGAAAGCTTCAGGATGAGGGAAGATTTTATAGTGTTATTGGTCCAATTGAGCAAATGTATCTCAATGAGCATAATGATGGTTCTGATGGTAGGAGAAATGACTATTCAACTACTAGAAGGCTTTTGAAGCATGTTAATCTTTATGATAATTTTCTCAATCTCTTAATGGACTGTAAAAATAGATTAACGTTTGGTCGATTAACAGTAATTGGTGCTGGAACTTCTTATGTTCCAGCAGATGGAATGATTGTAGTTCGTGGTAATAAACCAGTTAAAGAAGTGCAAGTAAAGATGTTAGCTGATGGTGTTACTGAGTATAACATTGATACTGGCTGCGTCTTTCCTGGCGGAAAGCTTACTGCTCTTCTTTATCCAGAATTAGAGACTATCCAAGTTTTTAATAAAGATAAGTACTATCCTCCATCTATTGAATACGTGCAAAATTTTTATGCTAATACTAAATGAGCGTATATTAAGAGAAACGCCTTTGAATGATGGTGTTACTTTAGCAGATAAAACTGGTGTAAGTATTAATAGACTATTGACATTATCTATGTCACTAGATATGATGACCAGTAATGATCATCTTTCAAAAGACTATCATTTAAGGACTCTTTATAGAGATATTTATGAAAAGGCAAGTGACTTAGCCATTGTCCATAGAAATAAAGTACATAATCCTCACGTTATACGTGCTGCTCTCATCTACTATCTTAAAAGAAGGACTGATGTTTCATGGCGCAAATAAAATCCAGATTTAAGATAAAAGATCCATGTAAATTTTATAATGGAGATAAAGTCCATTTTGGGTTTATTATTGATATCCAATTGGAATGTATAAATGCTGGACAAGCTCCCTATGTTGTTGTCCAAGATAAAACAGGTAAAAATTTCAATATTGCATTAAAGAATATTAGATTTCCGAGTGAATCATTACAGCAACCATATACCAATTTTAAACAAGTATGAGATTTCAAGTTAATGATCCTGTAAAATTTAAAACCCCTCATAGTACTAATTGGCAAAGTGGAAAAGTTTTTGCTATACATGAGAAAGATGGTTATTGTTTAATAGTTATATATTCTCCTTTACATGGATTAATTGGTAAACCTCCAAATGAAGTTAAGTTTCCAAATGAAACAAATGGTGGATAAAAATGTATATTAATGGGCACCAAGTTAAACCTAGATATTCTCATGTTTTAAGTGATATTTGGGATATATGTTTTAGAATTCCTCCATTTAAGGATCTTCCTGAGTTTGGATATATTAAATTAGAAAGGGGAGATTGCTCAGATTTTTCAATGTATTCTTTTAAACATCTTTATCCATACCATATAAGCCAGAAAACTGATAAGTACATTGAATTGTATATTCAGTGGTGGAACTATAAAAGAGAAAGAGAAGCAAACGTCACTCCGATTGCAAATGTACCTTTCTTCTGGAGGCCTTAATGAGAGAATATTGGATAAGTTGCCATGCCTTTACAATAGGAGTGACAACAAATGATTCTGGTATTATAATTGATTCTGCACCAATAGTTAAAAAGTTTATTGGGCAGCCATTAACTAATTTAACTTTTTGGACTATGGAAAACTTTAAAGACTTTCAGTGTAGGTTATTAAGAAATGAGCCAGACTAGATTATTTTTTGCAAGAATCTGCGCACTCATATCTTTTATATTTTTAGAATTTGTATCTTTAGATTTTCTGTATGAGGTACATATTCCTTTTTTCTTAGTTTCCAATAATATTTTTTTATTGGCTTTTGCTTGCACTACTGTGCTGGAAGAGTTTCTACACGGAACACAAGCCGGATTGGGTATTATTGAGCGTAGGGGTATCGGTTTTGCTGAAATCCATGTAAAACGGTTTATGATCCGACAGCCCATAAGACTTCATTTGCATTCTGGTGACCTT